TTAAATAGTCGGCTCGGCTTGGTGTAAGTTGCTGTTGATCCAGTCAATAGCAGCCTGAAAGCTCGTTAGGTTGGTTGCCCGCTCGTCGGATGCGTCGCCCAGGTCGGACACGTATACCGAGTAGTTTTCGTACTGGCTTTTGGGGTCTTTGGCGTGGCCGGTAGCGTACTCGCACAGGTTGTCCTGTATGGCAAATTTCTCGTCGGCTGACTGGAAATAGCCGTTATCTACTTCGGTGAAATCGTCGGCAGTGTACATGGCTTTGGGGGTTAGTTGCTGGCTCTTGGCGAGCTGGTCAGCGTAGCGGTTCGTGGGCTCGCTCGACTCGTCGCTGTAAATGTGGGCAATCACATTGCCGTAGGCGTCGGTTACGCTGGTGTAAATCGAGCCATCTACGAGATCAGCAGCGTACTCGCTGCTGCGGGCATCGCTGCGGCTGAGGTCTTGCAGGTGCTGGCGGAAGTAGATCATGCAGTCAGCCTGCGAGCCAGTAAAGAGCGTAATGGCTTCGTCGGTCACGAGGTCTTTCTGAACCACTTTAACCTGTGCTGGCTTGGTGATAGTATACACCATTGGCCCGTAGTAGCCTGAGCGACCAGCGTGCTTTTGAAGGGCTGATTTGGCGTCTTCAATAGCCTGAGCGCTGGTTAGGCGTCCGTCTTCGTAGGTGCGCACACAATGCTTGAAGACCTTCGTGCTACCATCGTATTTAGCTTCGTTGAAGTAGACAAAAATACCATGCTGGCCTTCCTGGATCTGCTCGATGGTGGCATACTGTGCACCGAACTCGGGAGCGTTGGCGTAGCTGATGGTCGTTAGTACGTGGGTCATGGTGTTGGTGCCCGTGACGCTGGGCGGCTGATAGGGTAGGGGGTAGGTGGCTTACTGCCGTTCTGATGATACAAGTATACGCAAAGTTTCACGTAACGCAATACTATCACTAAACATTCATGTAAAAAGGTTGCGTAGAGGTGAATATTCTTCAATAAATACAAAATGGAAATACGCTCAAATCGTGGTCAATCGGTTGCTTATTCGCCGGATCTGCTCGTAGTAGGAACGCATTGCTTTGCGTCCTTCGTCGGTCAGCTCTAACGCTCCCCGTAGGCCGTGGGGCCGGCGCAGTAACTGCTTGTCTAGTAGTTCGCTCGTGCCTCTACTGGTGGCTGCCTGGGCCGTTAATCCGGCCTTTTCGATGGTGCTGTTGCGTACCAGTCCGCCGGCCTTGGCAAGGATAAAATACCTGGTCAACAGACGCAAGGCAGCGGCGCTAATGCCGAGTCGTTCGGCGGTCTGGACCTCGGCCAAATCACAGACAGCAGCTACTAACAAGGCTTGGACGTTGGCGGGTTGTTCTGTTGGCATGGGTAAGAGGAGAGATTAGGAGGAAGATGTGATGCTTTTATTGGTTCAGTTCGGGTGGCTCGTCGTCCTATACCTGTGGGCTCGACGTGAAATAGGATGTATCAGGCATTGGTGAGGAGGTCTAAGGTTCAAGCAAGGAATGAGGTAATAACACGTAAGTAATTGACTGTCAAAAAGTCTACTTGACATAATGTTATTTATATGACTTATAATTAAGGTAAGTTAAGTGGCGGATTTGGGTTATGTACTGGTGGGGGCTGTGGCCCTATCCGGCCTTATCGAGGTGCATTTGGGAGGGGGTGGGGTGTCGAAAAGGGGGTACCCGGTCTACGGAATGCGGTTTTGGTTGCGGTTCGAGGGGGTGGCCAATCCTGCGCTAGACGCCTCACTGCAGCTTGCTCATGCGTGCTCAGCGGAGGTTCTATCTGGGGTTTCGGGATAAATGTAGGCGGTTCTGTCTCGAAAAGCAAGATGGGTGGTGGGTTTTACAGGCTTTTCTGCAACTCCTTATCTATCAGCGTTGTACTACCTTGGGTGGGTACATATAGAATGAATAAGAAGGTCTCGTGATATCTTTGTGTGTCAATACGTTAGAAAGCGTGTTTGTCCACGGGAGGGACAGTAGCTGTCCACGGGAGGGACATTTGGGAATGAAAAACCAGCAGAAGAAAAGATGGACGAAAAACCACAGTTGAAAGGCGGGCTCCGCCAGATCCATAAGAAGGAGACCGTGTACGTAAATGCGGAGTCCGGCGAGCTGCTGGGCTCGACCACGAGTACCGTAAAAGTACAATCCAAGAGCAAGGATGATTTCGGGTTTCTCTACCGGGCGGGCATGCTGCTGGTGGTGGCCCTGGCCGGCGTGGCGCCGCAGCTGTATATGTGGTGTCTGGTGAATGCCCAGAACGGGAAGGGCTACCTGCTGTTTGGGGCCCGGGAGCGGGAGGAACTGTGCCAGCTGCTTAAGTGCTCGGGCAAGAGCGTGCAGCGTGCCTTAGCTGAGTTGGTGAAGGCGGGGCTGTTGACCAGGGCCAGCACCGGCCGCTACGTGCTGGTGGCGGAGTATGGGTGGCGGGGCAAGGCAGCCGGCCGCAAGGAGCTGGTGACTGAATCCAGCGGGTACCGGAATTCTGTCTCGAATTTCGAGAAATAATTTTCGTTTCTGTCTTGACTTTCAAGATAGGATTCTTACCTTTGAAACATCAGCGGCCGGAATCCACTGACAGACGACCTTAACAGCCTCTGACGTTCCACGTCACACAAAGCTGAAAAAGCCCCGCCAGGAATCCGGTCCTGTGTCGGGGCTTTTTGTTTTTCCCGGCCGATACGCTTGGGTCTTTGCCTGTTCCCCTGAAAGAACTGTTGTGCCGGCTCCGACGGTGCATTAACGAGCAAGTTGGGTCACACCTTCCACTCTCGGTTTTAAATGCCAGCCCGCTCTTTGCCCACTTTCAGCGACTGGCAGCCCCGCCACTTCCTCGAACTCACCAGACGCAGGTATTGGGTAACCACATAAGGACTGTTAACGCCAGTTCACAGCCTTTACGTGGTTACCCCTGCTCATCCTGAATCTTCCATCCGCAAGTCTGAGCCACTATGAGCGACTGCACGAATTGCCATAAGGACTTCTGCGACTGCACCAGGGAGTCCTCACAAGCAGCCAGGGTGAATGCAGCTGACTGGCGTGCTTTTCGAGTAGTCCAGGAGTTGAACAAGGCCAAGGTCTGCTACAAAGAGGCCCCGACGGAAAATGTGGTTATCATCCTCAAGCTCGGCAAGCCCGACGTGTACCTTTCCCTGAAACCGGCCGGCAACCAGTACAAGTACCGGATTAAGGGCCGAAAATGGGCAAAAATGGACGGGAGAGAATTTATGGAGCGAATTGCAAAAGCCTACACCTACCAAAAATAACGCGGAAATGAACACGCCAACAACCCAAAAATTCGCTTACGCCGTCAATTACACGCCCAGCTCGGGCGAAAACTGTCTCCAGCGCGTGCTCGGGAAACTGGCCGTGGAATTCATCATGGCCCTGCAGGAGAAAGTAGACGAGTTTCGCGCGGCCGGCCACGTCTTCGAGCGCGGCCAGGATATCCTAGTGCGCATTCCTGCCTGGCCCCAGGTGGTCCAGTTCGACTTCGTGCGCGAGGATGCCTTTGGGGTGTACTTCCGTGGCGAAATCTTTACCAACTAGCAGTTATGTACGCTTTACACCACCAAGATTGCCTGCAGGTAATGGCCTCGCTACCGGATGGCTCAGTAGATGCTATTATAGCCGACCCGCCGTACTTGACAACCAATCTGCATTTTGACCAGGGCGCTTTTAACTGGTCGGCATGGTGGGTACAGGCTCGACGCGTGTTGAAGGATAACGGAGTAGTAGTGTTGTTCGCTGCTGACCTATTCACCCTGGATCTGATTCAAAGCAATCGGGAGTGGTACCGGTATCGAATGGTGTGGGCTAAAAGCAGGGCCTCTCGTTTCTTGGATGCTGCTTGGCGCCCGCTCGCTGGCCATGAAGATCTGATCGTGTTCGCCCCAAACATCAAGGCCGCCACTTACAACGCTCAAAAACAGCAGACAAGCCGCAATGTTGGCCGCGTGAAGCGCAAGCCGGATGTAGCACAACATTACCAGCAACACCGAGGCGGCGAATACAACGACACCGGAGAACGGCACCCGACCACCGTTCTGGACTTTGCCAGTGTGCCCACGGTGAACTGCGCCCACCCAACCGAGAAGCCCGTCGACCTACTGCGCTGGTTGGTGTCAACTTACACCAACGAAGGGGATACAGTACTCGATTGCTTCGCCGGAAGTGGTAGTACCGGCCACGCTTGCTTGGTTGAAGGGCGGCGCTTTATAGGTTGTGAGCTACACCTCGAGTATTACACCGCCGCCCTTACTCGCTTGCAAGCCATAGCCGCTACACCAACTCTTTTCGCTGCCTAGTTTTTCTCCTTTACAGTAGACCCAAGACCATGAAAGACAACACCGCATTGACCGGCGCCGAGCTGATAGCCGCTGAGCGCCAGGAGCAGATTCACAAGCACGGCTGGGACGTGGCCCACGATGATGATTATGGGCGCGGCGAGCTAATGCAGGCAGCTGCAACCGCCTTGTCCCTGTATGCTAGTGGCGATATGGCAAACATCTGTGTTGCTGGCCAAACTGAGGAAGTGAAAATGTGGCCGTGGCAAACCGAATTCGGCTTGGTTTTCTTCCGCAAGATTGAGCGCAAGTCGCCCCTGGAAAAACTAATTGTAGCTGGCGCCCTGATTGCCGCTGAAATTGACCGTCTGCAACGTGCCACCAACTGCACCGAGGGCTGCCGGAATGCTTCGGGCAACCCGTCCTGCCCTGGGTGCTGCATTCCAACCGATAAGTAGCGATGGAAATCCTGCATGTAATAAAAGGCCCTGCTTTTCTCAATGAAAAGTGCCTCTGGTCAACTGAGGGCCACTACGTTGGCCTGCAGACTGGTACCCATTATTCAGCTGCCGAGCACCGCCACTGCCCGCAGCTGCGAGCCATCATCCGTTCTGTGGACTCGTTCAACCAAACCGGCATGAACCACTTGTACTCAGAGGGTGAATTGCCTGAAAACCGGCAATCCTGGAAGAAAAAGTTTGTTGGGTGCCTCGTTACCGTTGAGGAGGCCCACCTAGCCTACGGCAAGAAAGTATACCGTGTATTGGAGTTGGAAGAATACTTTTCAGCCAACGAACTCGAAATTCTCAGCCCTCAATAACACCATGCGCACCACCCAAGCCCTGCTCGATGCCATCGACGGCGCCCCCAAGTTCGCCGCCATCCTGGCCGCCAACGGCTTCCCTGAAATTGCCGAGGCTATCGGCCACCTCGCTATTGCGGCCTGCTCCCGGCGCGGCCGTCGGCTGGCCAAGCCAGCTGATAGCCCAAAAAAGCTACGCGGCCCGCACAAGAAAGACCGCCAGGCCCTTGCCCAGGTTACCTTGCTGGCCCAAGCCCACCTGCCAGCGCCTGAGCCGACACTAGCCGAGCCCGAGTTGCCGCAGGTCCGCGTGAAGGCGGGTGCCTACGCCCGGCGCGTGGTCGAATTGGAAAAGGAGTTTCTGCTGGAGCCAGACGAGCACAAGCGCGAGGAAATCAAGGCCCGCCTGGACCGGATGCGCGAAAAGGCAACTGGTGAAGTAGCTGGTGAGGAACCTGCTGAGCTGCCAGCCGAAGACGCAGCGCCCGCTGCCGTGAGCATATCCTGGACGCCCATATTTGCTCCGGAACCCGCACCTGTCCGACGGCGCGGCCGGCAACCCGGCTCGAAGAACAAGCCTAAAGCAGTACCGGCGCCGCCACCCGCCGCAGAACCGGCTCAGCAGGAGCCACCGGCGACGCCCCCGCGCCGAGACTTCCGCCCCTTCGGCACCCATGACCGCCTCAACACCCCTTCCTGATATGCTCGAAATCATCACCGTACTCGTCAAATTCCTGGTAATCATTGGCTTTACCGGCGTATTGGTCTTTATTTCGCAGCGCCCGGAAGAAAACGCCACCCTGAAGATTGCCCTGGGCGGCTGCATCGTCCTTCTAGTCTTGAGCATCCTGTAGCAGCTGGCCAAATCTTACCGAAACCTCAACTTTTGCCCGGGCAAATCTTACCGAAACTCGGTGCAAGAATTACCGAAACTCCCTGAAAACTTACCGAAACTCTGGAAAACTTGCGGTATCGGTAACTTTTGCCAGTTGGAACATTAAAAAACAAATATATTTTAAAAGGCTCCGCCCTTTTGTAGAAGCACCCCTGGCTGAGCCGGAGGTGCTTCTTTCTTTATCTTGAAAATCGAGACAAAATTTGTTTTTCTATATCGTAAATCAAGACAGAATTCGTATCTTTCGTCCCAACCTCAGCCACGCTACATGACCAAAGGAATACTCATTTGTTTTGGCGGTGCCTTTCTCAGCGTGCTGTTGCTGCTGACCGCGTATCCTTGGCTGCTGCCTGCACCTACTAATCCAGTCGTGTATGCAGTATGGCAAATGGGGTTTGGCGTTCTGCTGCTGCTGGCTGATTGTTTCTGGGTACTCATCTATCATCTGCGCTATGCCGAAAGACTCGAAGAATAACCGCCGCTCCGTACCGGTAGGCACCTACTCCAACGCCACCCAGACGCGCGGCAAGGCCGGCAACGTCACCCAGCAGTTCCTGGAAGAGGTCGGCCACGACCAGCGCGGCATGCAGGAACTCTACCGGGAGGCTATTCGGGACATTGCCGACCCACTGAACCCGGGCAAAACCCTGACCTATGGGCAACTGCTGGCCGGCATGCGCACGCCGGAAGGAGTGAAGCGGGCCGAAGCCTACGGCCGCGCAATGGGCCTGAACCGCACCATGACGCCCGTTGAGCACGCCCAGGCAGAGTTTGATGCCGGCCGTGGGCGCCTGCTGGCAGCGGCGGAGAAAAACCCCGGGCAGTTGGCTTTCGCCCCCGAAGCCGTGGAAGCCTACATGGCCCCGCGCCGCGCCGCCTACGTGAACGAAACGCAGTACGCCAACGACCCGCTGGCCCGCTACTTCGCCGCCCAGGGTGCCGCCAATACCGCCAATTCCGTTGCCGTGGCCCCCGGCACCGCCACCCGCCGCCTTATCAAGCTCCCCTAAGATGCTGCTCCTCTGTCTTTTTGCAGCCCTGACGCTGCCAATGTTCCTCGGGTTCAGCTCGGCCCGCTTCCGCACCGACTGGCGCTCCTGCCGCGTGCTGGGCCTTGTCGGCTACGAACTGCGTCTACCTGCAGCGCCCAAGCATCAGCGCGACCTGACCGGCCAACCAGATTTCCTGCGCGGCTACGGCCCCCAATACCACAAACAAAACCGGCGTATTCGCACGACGCGCGGCTGGATCATTCTCTAACCCATTTCCAACCTCCAACAACCCCTGCAGTATGTTCAAAAACGTGAAATCCGCCGCTTCTGCCCTGGCCGCCGCCGTCCTGGGTGCCACCACTACTGTTCCCACGCAAGCGGAGCCCGTGAAAAAAGAGCCAGTAGTAGTGCGCACTGCCCGCGAGGGCAAGGCCAGCCGCCAGCTGCTGCGCCTGTATAGCCTGGGCCTGATTACCCTTTCTCCCGCCGACCTAGACCGTCACGAGGACGTGGTGCTGGCCGACGAGGTGCGCAAAGCCAACAACCGCGACCAGAATCGCTTCGCTCGGCACTATGCCAACCCTGCCAACCGGCCCAAGCCGCACCACAAAGTTCCGTATGGCTGCAAGGTGAATACCGGCGCATTCGGGGACGACATGCCGATGAACGACTCCCGCCGAGCTAGAGTAAAATATGTAGGAGGTGAACTGGTGTCCTTAGCCCGCCCCCGGAGCCAGGACGAGCCCCGCACTCCGAACGAAATTGCCCGGGACAACGCCCGCAGCCGGTAAATGAGCTTTTCGCTGAAAGAGGGAATAACCCTCGGCGCTATCTTCCACCTGGCCGATTCGCTCGGCTGGGTGGTTGTACCGTTCGATAAGGCACCCCAAGAGTTGCGAGCCGTAGCCGGTGACGGTGAAATCGAGCCAAACGCAATTCTCGTCTCTCGCAATGACGATGATGTAAGGTGGCTGGTAATGTGCCTTGCCGCTGGCGGTGTTGGCGAAAAGGAAGCTATGTACTTGGAGCACACGATCTATTTCTTCTACTAAATGCAACCCCTGTACGATAAACTGCTGGTTTCTGCGCCCAAGCGCAATGAAGACACGTTCCAGTTGGCCGGCCAGACCCTCTACAAGTCTACCGACTACGACGACGTAGCCACCTGCACGGCCGTTGAAGTCATGTGCGGCCCGCTGGGCTTGTCTCCGTACCGCATTCAGGGCACGGGCCGCAACTACACCTACTCCTCCCTGAAGGACCATCTGCCGTCAGCCGGCGATACAGTGTACGTGAAGTGGAGCGCCCTGGAAGATGCCAACCAGCCCGACCCGGACAACCACCCCAACCTGTATTTGGTGGATCTGGCCCAGTTGGTGGCTACGCCCGACGGCTGCGGTGGCTTCCTGGGTTTCGCTGGCTATGTGCTTTGTGAGCCCATTTTCCCCGAAGTAGAGAAAGCGCCCGAGCTGGCCCACGCCGAGGGCACGCTGCTGCCCAGCGGCTTGTTCCTGCCCGCCCTGGGCGTGAACAAAGGTCCGCAGGAAGGCGACGAAAGCACCACCCGCGAGAACCTGCCCACCCGCAACGGCGTGCTGGCCATCAAGCGCGAGGGCCTGGTGCGCTACACCGGCAAGCCGCTGAAGGGCCAGCCCGACGAAGTGAAAGCCTTCGACCACGTAGTATTCAGCCGCTCGATCACCGGCCGCCACGGCTACCCACTGCGGGTAACGTTGGAGGGCCGCGAGTACTACGCCGTCCGTCGGGACTTCATCGACGCCGTGCGGGCACCCCACCCGCCCATGCTCAACGAAACCCACCTGCGCATTTCCCGGCCCGAGCCTGAATACGCCAAGGTGTTCAGTATCAACCACACCGACGACGACCGGGTGGCCGCCGAAATTGCCGCCTCTTACCGCCAAACCGCATGAGCCGTGGCTATAACTTCGACCTTTCCGTATTGGACCGGCTGGTACTCGGTACGCCTTACCGCGCCACCGACGTACTCAGCGCCTATTGCGACAATCAGCCGCTCGTTCACAACGGACTGGATCTATGCGCTGAGCTGCGACGCCTCGGCGGAGTGCTAGCCTTACCTCAACCCATTTATTAGCCCCACAATGGAAGAAAATCGCATTCTACTTGCCGCTACCGTATTCCCGAGCCAGGAGCAAACCATCGTAGCCCTGCCTACGGACGAGAAGTTTCAAGGCGCCCACAACTACGAGATTCACCCCATGATGCGCTTCGAAAACGGCGCTGCTGTCTATGGGGAGGGCACCCATGCTATTACATTCGTAAAGCGTAACGAGGACGGAACGTGGCAGCCCGGCGTGCAGACCGAGCAACTACTGTTGCTGCTGAAAGACCGGCACAACAAGCTCAACAACGTATTCCCCTCCGAGGACCACGACGAGTTTATTGCTGGTATCGACAAGGCCCTGGCCGCCCTGGAGCGCCGGGTGCGCGAGCGGCAGGGCCGGGGTGTTATGGGCGAACTGAAGAAGTAGCCATGCACGATAACGACGATTACCTGGAGGGCCTAGTGGACGGCTTTCTGTGGTTCTTCAACCCCAAGGGCTGGGCGCAGTGGCTGCTATATGCAGCTATCTTGGTGGGGTGTCTTTTCTACTTTTCCAGCTGCACTTCGTCCCGACGGGCGACTGTGGCCGAGAAGACTGTTAAGCACGGCTACACACGCCCGCACTACTACAAAACACGGTGATGGACGAGAAAAGAATTGTCAACTACACTGTTGCTACAGAGCGCACCCCAGTCCTCCTTGCAAATACTGTTAAGGGATTGATTGCCCACGGATGGATGCCATTAGGCGGTGTATCTATAACGTCCGAGCCCGACAGGTATACGCTGGCGCAGGCACTTGTTAAATATTTAGAATAATGGCCGAGAAATCCACCCTGCGCTTCCCTATTGACAAGCTGAAGGCAGGCCAGCGCGTGCTCGACGCGCACCCGGAGCTACGGGCTTACCCGGCTTTCGTGGAGCACGGCGCGGGCGAAAACGACTGCTGGCTGCGCTTTACCATCTTCTACGCCGACAAGGGGAGCGAGTACCGCGACTTGCCCGTGGACCACAAAAAGCGCGAGTGTATGCGCCGCGCTGGCGTGCCAGCTACTGACAAGCGCCGCGCCGCCGTGGAGAAGTGGGAGGACAAAGATGTGGCGGCCATGATTAACCAATACGTGCGCCTGCAAAGCTCGCTGAGCTACGCCCTCTGGTTTCACGGCCTGGAATCCGCGTGGCAGACCATTGAGGGCCTGAGTGCCCCGATTGAGCGGGGTAGCCTGGACGAAACCAAGATCCAGACCGCCCAGAAAACCCGCAAGGATAACCTGGACGCCATGTTTGAGCAGGTGCCCAAGCTCGAAAGTCTGGGCAATACCCTGTTCCTCAACGACGAGGAATTGAAGGAAGTCCAGCAGCGTGACGTGCTGAACCAGACCGGTAGCGTGGAGAAACGGGCCGTGGGCCAATCATTTGTGCCCAAACGAAAATGAAGCCATTAACTCAACTATACACGGTTGCTGAGCACGGCATTGGTGACTGTTTGAGGACAGCATTTGCCTGTGTTCTAGATAAAGAGAAGCCGAACGATCTGCCACTATTTACTTACAATGAGGATTTGACAGAGGCTGGCCCCGGCTGGTTTTTGGATCTGATTCATTGGTTTCGCGAGCAGGGGTATGAGTTGGATACCGTCAACCTAAAAGCTATTCGGGAGGGCCGAGAAATGGCGCCGGGTACACTGGAGCTGTTGGATGGCTACTATGTTGCTTCAGGCGTTTCCCCAAGGACGTACCCAGATGGCACTATCATGCACCACGCAGTTGTTGCCCACGGCCGCAACATGGAAATTGTTCACGACCCACACCCGTCACGCGAGGGACTGAAAGATCTGCCAGAAATGGCCTACACACTCACGCCTTGTCAATAAAACCCATGCTGCCATTCCCCGGCTTGCTAGACGAACTCTGCAACTACCACCAAATTTCTCCAGCGAAAGATATAGCCCGCAAAGCTTTGCGGCTCGAAGTCAAATGTCGGCGTGCTGGCAAGACCGAATTAGCTGACCGCATCGAGAGGAAATACAGCCACTTATACCCTAAGAGTGACCTTGTAATGGCAATGGGCCTAGCCTTTCAGGCAATACGCCGCAAGTAGTCTCACCAGACCCAACCCCTGTCGTTGCGCCCTGAATTCGCAACGACACCATGAAGAAAGAGAAAGACGGCAGAATGTGGGACGTTATCGGGGAATACACCCTCGGTAGCCCTGTTGTGCCTGACCGTTCCGAGTTCCTGAACGGCCACATTACCAAGAAGAAAGACCAGAAGTTTGCCCATACCGCGCTGCCCACGCCCGAGGAATATCTGGCGTGGCCCCGCTACAAGCAGCAGCAGCTGGAAGACCAGGAGTGGGACCGTCGCGAAAACGGCGTGTGGTTCTACAACGACGGCGTGCCGACCTACATCACCGGCCGGCACTACTTCTACCTGAACTACCACCGCTACGGTAGCAAAAAGCCGGACTACCGGGAGCACAACCGCCGTTTCTACTGGTGGTGGGAGCACGTTATGACCAGCCCGAACTGCCTGGGCGGCTACCTGCAGACCCGGCGCCGCGACGGCAAAACGTCCCGCTTTGCCTCTATCGGGGTGGAGGGCGCGACCCGCATTGCCTTCTTCCGTTTCGGCATTCAGTCGAAAAACGAGGAATCCGCCGAGGAAACCGTGTACCGCAAGGAAGTGATTCCGGCCGTGGACGCGCTGAAGGAGGCCCCGTGGTTCGCCCCGCAGATGGCCGGCAGCTCGCGGCCCAAGTACGAAATCGTCTTTGATACGCCTGTCAACCAGAAGAAGGGCGCGGCCAACATGCCTGACCGGGTAAAGGGCCTGAAAAGCAAGATTTTCTGGAAGGAATCGACGGAAACCGCCCTCGACGGTGACGGCGTGACCTTCTTCCTCAACGACGAGGTAGGCAAGAAGCAGAAATTCAACTCCTATAACCGCTGGTCTGTTGTCAGCAAGCAGTTCGAGCCCGACGGCGAAATTGTGGGCAAGGGTGCCAATACCACCACTTCCGACGAGGACGACGACGACTCGGTGGGCATGTGCGCCCAATTCTGGAACAACTCGAACCAGACGCTCATTGGCCCCAACGGCTACGACCCGAAAAACCCGCTGATTCGCACCGCTTCGGGCCTGTTTCGCCTGTTCATTCCGGCCTACGAAGGGTTCAAGGTGGACGAGTACGGCCGCGACACCGCCGCTGGCAAGGAGCACTTTCTGGCCCGGCGCCGCTCCGTGGCCCATGACCCAATTCTGCTCCTGAAAGAGAAGCGGGCCAACCCGTTCACCATCGAGGAAGCCCTGTCGCCCAGCGTCAAGGTGGATTGCGTGGTCAACGCCGAGCACGTCGGCCACGTTTTGAGCCACCTGGCCCAGCTCGACCAGCCCATCTACCGGCGCTACCGCCTGGACTGGACCGACGAGAGTAAAACGAAGGTCAAGGCCATGCAGGACGAGGTGGCGGGCCGCTTCTACATTTCCTGGCTGCCCCCGGATTCCTGGCTCAACCAGGTGGAGGCCACCGGCCGTATCAAAACCAAGTACGGGGAGGTGGTGAAGTGGAAGCCGCTGAACACCCACCGCTTCGGCTCCGGCGCTGACCCCGTGGACCACCGCGACCCGGAAAAGCTCTCCGGGGCCTCGCTCACGGCCCTGACGCTGTTCTACAAGTTCGATGAGGACATGGAGGCGTTGCCCGACGACGCGCCCCACTACTGGCCCAGCCACAGCCAGATTCTGGAATACGCGGAACGGATGAGCGACCCGAACGTGTACTTCGAGGACGTAATCAAGGCTATTCACTTCTTTGGCTGCTCCATCTTCCCGGAAACCAACCGCCCGGCCCTGAAAGAGGAACTGATGGGGCGGGGCTACGAAGCCTTTATTTCCAAGCGCCCGGCCTCGACGCAGACCGAGCACACCAAGAACCAGAAAAACGCCGGGGCCGCCTCCTCGCCACTGATGATTGGCCGCTATACCGAAGAATGGGTAAAGTACGTGAGTCAGTACGTCGGCACGAGCCTGAGCAAGAACAGCCGGGGGGAAGTTGGAATAAACGACGACGGCATCCCCTACGACCCGCGCCGGATGCCCTTCCCCCGCACGCTGAATCAGATACTTCAGTTTGACCCGAATAAAACCACTAAATTTGACTTATCGGTGAGCGGCGGCTACGCCCTCTGCGACATTACCCGCTACCAGCCCTTTAAGTCTGCCCCTGCTGCTGACACGCTGCCGTCGTTGGCCGCTTTCGACCCACGCAACTACTTCAATAACTAAATGCCGTCCCTCGACCTGACCGCCAACTACGCCGTTGCTTACGCTTCCCGGAGCGAGCGAAATCCCAAGAAGAAAACCCAGGAGTGGATCAAGCAGAACGCCTGCGCTTACATCAGCGACGTGCTGCGCAACAATTCCACCATGTGGTACGGCGGCCGGGACCACTACGCCCGCCTCGATACCTACGCCGAGGGTGTGCAGGACACGTTGCAATACCGCCGCACCAAGCGGGGCAAGACCAACGACCCGGTGCAGCTCGGCCAAATCGTAGACCAGTCCCCGCTGCCCATCCTGCCTATTAAGCTCCACGCCCTGGAAGCCATGCTGGAGGAGCGCGAGTACGACCCCACCATCAGCGTATCGGGCTCCCGGGCTGCGCAGGAAATTGAGCGCCAGATCCGCAACATGGAGAAGTGGCAGGACGCCGGCCAGTTCGCCCGCCAGATGGGCATGCGGCCCAGCCAGGACGGCCTGCCCGAGCAGGTGCCCGCCGACGAGGACGAAATGCGCGAGTGGGTGGAAAGCATCGAGCTGGACGCCGCCATTGCCCTGGAGGAAAAGCTGGCCCTGTGCCTGGACCGCAGCCGCTACAAGCAGCTGGCCGCCGAGTTGCGCCAGCAGTTGCTGCGTCACGGCCTCTGCCTGCTCCACGACAAGCAGATTCCCGGCCAGGCGCCCACGGTGGTGCGCGTTTCGCCCGATATGGCCCTGATGCTGACCTCGCGCTACGCCGACTGTCGCGACTGGTGGGCGGGTGCCTACCTGGAAAACATCACCCTGGAGCAGCTACGCTCCGAGGTGGAAGCCGGCAAGGCCCTCGACCCGAAGCTGAAAGGGCTGGAGCAGCACCAGTGGAAAGCCCTGGAAACCCACGCCGCCAGCCTGCTCACCAGCAACATGGGCACCGTAGACCCGGCCATCGGCCTGAAAGAGGATACGGCTACCATTCAGGTAGTGCGCGTGTTCTTCCTCAGTGACGACGACGAGGTGCAGCAGGTGAAGCCCACGAGCAAGGGCAACCCGAAAACCTACCGCAAGCCCGCTGGCTTCAAAAACGAGTCGGATAAAGGCCGCGTGGTGCGCCGCACCATTACCAACCTCTACGAGGCTACGCTGGTAGTCGGGATGGACATTGCCTATAACTGCCGCAAGTCCTTGGAGCAGGGCCGCGACTTGGCCAACCCGCTCAAGGCCCGCCTGCCGTTTGCCGCCTACGTGGCCGGCCGGGTAGGCAACAAGGCCATCAGCGTGGTGGACCACTGCATTTCCATTGTCAACGACATGGAGCGCAGTATTCGCATGTGGCGGGCCGATATGAAGACCTACGTACCCGAGGGCTTCAACATCGACCCGGACGTGCTGAAAGACATTCCGCTGAAGGGCGCCGACGGCAAGCCCCTCTCAGCGCAGGAAGCCTACGAGTTTTTCCTGGAAACCGGTACCACGTTCGGCAAGCGCGTCAACGACAGCAACGAGCCGCTGGGCCTGGCTGTAGTGAAAAACCCGGGCGGCGTGCCAACCACGGCGGGCCAGCACTGGAACGACTTTTGGAATTCCATGCAGCTGCTCGAAGTCATTACCGGCGCCAACGCCGTGGCCTCGGCCGCCACACCCAAGGATGGCGTGGGCAAGGGCGTGCAGGAGCAGGCGCTGATGGGCACCCAGAACGTGCTGAAGTATCTGTTCCGCGCCCAGGAGTCCGTACATGAGACAATATTCCGCAACCTAGCGGGCCGTATTAAGCTCACAGAGCATCGTTCGCCCGTCACGGGCACGATGAGCTTACCCGGAGGGGCCAGCAAGCAGGTAGGCCCGTATCCGGACCTTTTTCGCTACGACTTCACAACCGGTATTGAGCCCCGCCCCACGCCCGAGGAGTGGGTGGACTTGTACGACACGGCCAAGCTCGCCCTGCAGCAGGGGGTGGCTGGCAGCCCCGACGGTATCGACTTCGAAGACTACCTGTTTGTGCGCCGCATTCCCAACCTGAAAAAGGCCAGCCGGGAGTTGGCCCGCCGTATCAAGCGCCGGCGCAAGCGCCTGCAGCAGGAAAGCCAGCAGCTGCAACAGCAGAACGGCGACGTGCAGAACCAGAGTCTGCAAGCCAAGTCGCAGGCCGATATGCAATTGGCCCAGGCCACCTTCGAGCAGAACATGCAGATCGAGCAGTTTCGCCGCGAGACGCAGTGGGGTGCCATTGAGAAGCAGACCGAGGCCACTATCTACCTGGGCGAGCTGGGCAACCAAACCAAGCTCACCGCCCTGGGCGTGCAGGAGCAGGGCAAGACGGACCGCGAAAACCTGAAAGTCGAGCACAAGCTGACCGAGCAGGTGTTGGGTGGCCAGCAGCGGGCCGATGAGCAGCTGCGCGAGGCGGCCCTGGCCCCGGAACCTACCTCGGCCGCCGCATGAGCCTAGCCGCCCTGGTAGCTGGCTTGCCCCTGGAAAAGGACAAGCTCTACACGCGCCAAACCTTCCAGCGCCACCTCTCCGCCGACCAGCTCGCGGAGGCGGTGGCCCTGGACTTGGTGTGTTACCGCAGTCAGTTTGGCGTAGAGGAGTTCTGGGTGGACGGCCAGCCGCACATGCGAGCCACGCGCTTTAGTGCGCCCCGCAAGGGTGGGGTAGGGGTACCGGCCCCGAAGGAGCAGGGCGGGGCCATTATGCCCGTCCCGAAAGCAAAAAAGCCAGCTGCGACCAAGAAGGTGCAGCTGGCTCCGGCCGGTGCTGGCTTGTTTGGCTAAACCAAACGTGGGTTTTGGGCACGGCCTTCTTGGTTGCTAAGCAGGGTCATGGCTTCAGCCTTCTGGCTACTTTTAGGCAATCATCTTCGCTTAGCAACTCGGCAGGGTCAACTTTTAGCCGAGCGAGTGCGGCTAATGCTTTATCAATCGCCAACTGCCTGATAATTTCAGAATCATCGTTCTCAGTATCCAAGTCTAGATGAGTAACCAGTGACAGGGCATATAACCGAGCTGCTAAGGTGTACTGCGGTTTCGTTGGCTTACTCACCATACACCTCCTTTCCGGCGCACCCTGCACAACCTACGGGGGCTCCCTGGGGCGGATTCAAGGCGTTAGTTTCTCGCAAGACCTTCCCGGCCTTCATGTCGTTGAAAAACCGCCGCATGACTCGCGCAAGATCAGGCCGACGCAGATGCACAATGCTGATAGCCTCGCTTATCTCGGTTAATTCAACTGAACTATACTCCGCAACTTCCTGCCCTGGGAAGATAAAGGACGCAATGATTGGCGCAGAGGCGTTTATATCAGCCTGGGTCATGAGTTTGGCAGGTTCTTTCATTTTAAGTAGGTGGCTAGCGCCTCATCGGAGAGGTTGTTGATAAATAGCCGGAATTGACCGACTCTGATTTGGGTAGCGTAGCGGGCAGCATACTCTTCTGCTAGTTGGCTGACCTGCTCATTCTTGAATTTGCCTTGCAGCACCTTGCTTACAGCTTGACGGCTAAGGCCCGTCACTCGCGCTATATCGGCCTGAGCCCCAGGCGGAAGTTTATTGTTCATGCTCTGAAGGAGTCGATGAAGGGGATATGGTAGCAGGCCGGGTCACATCGTGCGTCCAATTGCCGCCGCAATACGGGCAGGATTCAACATTGGCACTTCGGGCGATGTACTGGCAGCGGTTGCAGGCGGGTAGGGTTTGGCCTGGCAGGATGTGAGCGGCGTAGTTCATAACTCAGGGTTCTTAGGGTTCTGCTGTTAACGATGATGAGGGGGCGTCTGACGGGCATGCCACGCCTCATCAGCACAGGAGACACAGGCTCTAGACTCTCCAGCGGCTGCCATCCGATTCGTGCCGTGACAGCGCGGGCAAGTGCCATAGGCGGGGAGCAAGGCCCGTAGGCGGTCTATCTCGGCTAGCAGGTCGGGGATGTCCTGCCGAGCAGCAGCAATAAACAGGGTATCAGCCTGCAATTGTGCTACTGCCCTGTTCACGCCGCTGTTCATGGTGCAGATATGATTGCTAGGCTGGAATAAGGGGGCCGGGTTGCCATAGTTCGGGTATTGAGGGTATACCCGAAACTTGTTCTTCGGCGCAGTTGGGGCCGGCATCCAGGGGCCAAGGCTTGCCTTCTGACACCGTTCCCGTATCTGGTTCAATCGTTCCTGGTTCATGGTTCTTAGGGTTCTGCTGTTAAGGGGGAAGAAACTAGAAGGGCTTAGCGGTTTTCGGCGGTTAGCCAGCAATTGTCGGCTGGGGTCATGAACTTCTGGCAGCCGGGGCATACCCACCCTAGACGTTCGCTATTCAGCCAGCCCCGACCGGTGAGGTCAGATGGCAGCGTTAGCGTACCTTTGCCTAGATCTTCAGTACAATGGCAGACGCCGCAGGTTGCTACCCAAGGATTTGTGTTGTTGAGCAAAGAGGTAGACGCCAAGCGGGTAATACTCCCTTTTGTAATCGGGGCGCGACAGTCTGGTAACACGGTGAATGGAGCATGCTCTATCGCAACCACACTTTGGTCAAGGGAGGCTGCTGTTGCTTGGATGGTTTGGTCGCCAAGGGCGCGGAGAATTCGGTTGGACTCTGTATGCTGTCCAGCTTTATCCAGGTTCTCAGCAAGTAGTCGAGCATACGCTTCGGCGCTGGCCTTGTCGCCCGACAACGCGGCTTGTATGATTTTGCAGATTTCAGTATACATGGCTTAGGCGGCTTCTGTGGTTGTCTAAAAGGGAATATCTCGGGGTGCGGGGGTGCAATCTATTGCGGTATGCCTTGACGGTCAGCCTCTTGCTTGATAAGCAGCTTGATGCCCGCTTGGTGGCTCATGTCTAGCTTGGCGAACAGGGCAAACGCCCGCCGCTCCGCCGCACTCTCCGGCGTGTACTCCGCCTTAAATATTGTTTTGCGGTGGTACTCCCGCTTCTTGGGACGCTCCTCGGCCATGAAATTGTGCTGTTGTACGGTATGTGTGCGTCTAAGGTACGGTTTTCTATCTCGAAAATCAAGATAGACGAAATTTCGGAACCAAATCCCCCTGTGTTCCGATGGCCGACGAAGCAACCTCCCAAAATCTAGCGACAGACACCAGTACCGCCGACGTTTCGACGCCGGATGCACTGACCGCTTTTACGCAGAATTTCGCCAGCAGCTACGCCTCCACCGGCAGCGACTCGGCGGCTCCCTCGACGGCCGCCGCTGCGGCCCCGGCCGAGAAGACGAGCACGGACGCCGCCACGGAACCCACAGCGGGCGCCGGCACGGATGCCAGCACGAGCACCGATACCACGCAGGCCACCGCCTTTGACGAGACGGCCTACCTGACGAGCAAGTTTGGTGACAAGTACAAGACCGCCGACGAGTTGGCGGCTGAACTCTCCCAAGCGGAGCAGCTGCGCCAGAACCAGTTGACCGACGAGCACAAACGCTCGCTGGCCCTGCTGTCGGACCCCGAAACCCGCCGCGAGTACCTGCGGCTGGCTGATACAGACTACACGAAGATGGACGCGCTGCAGGCTATGCGCGAAAACTTCGCCCGCAAGAACCCGCAGTATGACGCCGAGGAGGCTGATGGCTGGTTCAACAAGTGGGCTACTGAAAAATTCGGCGCGGCCGTGGGTGTTGACCCCGACCACCCCGATTTCGAGGAAACGGCCGAGTACCGCGCTGACAAGCTGTTGATGGACAAGCAGGCAGAGCGGGACCGCCAGGAACTCACTTCATACCGCGACGAGCGCACCAGCGCCTTGCTTGCGGGGGTATCGGTGCCCACGGCCTCGTCGGATCAGACGGCCGCCGCGCCCACCATTACCCCCGAAATCCAGGCGCAGCTCGATTCGCACTACGCCAACGTGGATTCGTTCATTGGCGCTGGCCTTGACCTGACGGTAGAGCTACCCGACGGCAAGCAGGTGACGCTGAGCGCGGGGAGTACCCCGGAAGAAACGGAACTGGCCCGGCAGGTAATGCGCGACCCGCTGACGCACATCCAGAACTTTGTTTACCCCGACGGCAAAACCGTTTCCCTGGAGAATCTGGCCCTGCTCAGTGCCGTCTTCTCCCAAGGCAACAAACTGTTCGCCAACGCGGTGAAAATCGGCCAAGACCTCGTGCCGCCGCATGTCGAGCTGGATACGCTCACCAACGCGGGCACTACGGCCACCGCCTCCGCTGCCAGCACCACCTTCAGCCCCGAAGCCTTCGCCCGCCAGTTTGCGGCGCAGAACGGCATCGGCAACTAATCCACTTTTCGACACCTCTCTTTTTCTAGACCATGCCTAACGGTTTTGTAAACGTTACTACCCTCGACAACAACGTAGTTGCCGTACCCCGGGTAGATACCAAATTCATGGGTCTGAACGACTATTTCAGCGACAATGCGCCGCTGGTTGTGCGTCAGGCCATTTCGGAGGTTTCTCCCTACTACAACTGGCGCGACGTGCTGGCCATGCTGGAAACCAGCAAGCGGGTAAGCACCACCAAAGACCTGGAAGTCCGCTCCTTCGAGCAAGGCCCCATGTTCCGCCCCGTGAAAATCGGCGCTATCGTGGGCTCCGGCACCGCTTCGGAAGTGGTCGTTACCCTCACCGCCGACTCGTTCCTGGATACCGAATCGCTCGGCGGCACCGTGGCTCGCACGTCCCTGATGAAGGACGACCTGATTCGCTTCCGGAACGGCGCGACGGGTATTGTCCGCATCAAGGCCGGCTCGGGCGCTACCACGCAGTTCACCCTGCGCGGCGTCACCGGCTCGTCGGAAAACATCACCCAGGCCGTTCAGGACCACATTACCAGCGGCACCCCGCTGTTCGTGTACTCCAACGCCTTCGGGGAAGGTACCTACGCCCCAACCGAAGGGCTGGAGCAGAGCACCACGCAGTGGCGCAACCAGGCTCAGATCATCAAGACCCACCGTGCCGCCACCGGCGACGCCAACGCCGTGGAGATTATTGACTGGACCGGCAAGAACCGCTACTACTTCAAGCAGGAAGTAGAAATGGGCGCTGAGCACCGCATCAAGGAATTGCTCGCTATCTGGTTCGGTTCGGGTGGCTTCACGATGAACGAAGCCAATGAGCCGGTTCGCATGTGCTTGGGCGTGGATACCGCCATCGACAAGATGGGTAACGAGTACCGCTACACCGTCGGCACCTTCTCGCTGGCCGACCTGGACCTGATTGTGGCCCAGATTGACGCGGTGAACGGCGGCAACGTGTACGACTTCTATGCGGGCTCGGCTCTGTTCCGCGCCGTGCAGAAAGTCTTCAACCAGGCTATCGGTGCTACCGGCCAGACCGGTATCGACTACAGCAACTTCGGTGACGGCGACCCCAAGCAGAAGATGGTAGACCTGGGCGTAATGGCCATTGTCTACGGCGGCATCACCTTCCGTCTGATTCAGACCGACATGCTGAGCCTGCCCGAGTTGACCGGTATCAACGGCTACAACTTCCCCAACGACGGCTACCTGATTCCTTCCAAGCGGCAATCGGTAGACGTAAGCGAGAACGGCCGCAAGAACAAAATCAGCGTCAACACCCTGGAGGTGAAGTACACCACCGAGTTTGACGGCTCGATTCGCCGCTACAAGTTCGACCCGTTCCCCCGCGCCATCACCGGCCGCGACCAGACGGCTCTGGAACTGCTCACGCAGGTTGTTCCCCAGATCACGAACACCCGAAAAATGATTAAAATCAAGGCGCTGGCTGCCTAAGCCCGCCTAAACTTCCCAACGACAGGGGTTGGGTTTTGGTGAGAAAGGCCGGCTCTTATAGGGTCGGCTTTTTTTCTGTCTCGCTTTTCCAGACAAATCCAATTTTTCTATCTGGAAAAACGAGATAGAATGTGTATCTTTCTCGCCCAAACCAACCCCTTCACAACAACCCATGACTCAACTATTCCAAGTACCGCAAGCGGTCTACAACAACTTTAGCCAGGATCTACTCGACTCGCTGCCTAAGGATATTAACCCCAACCAGAAGGTTATTTTCCGCGCCATCCAGAAGGGCTCACCCATGCAGGAAATTGAATCCAGCATGTACGGCACCAGCAAGCGCAACGTGACCAAAAACTGGTCGAACCTGCCCCTGGTGGAAAACATTCTCGACCCCGGCACAAGTCAGTATGTGGGCCTGGCCTACTTCGGGGGGCCGGTAACGCCGACGGCCAAGCCCTTGCTGGTCGAGTTCAAACGGGCGTCAATGGCCCAGGTGGAGGTGGTTCCCAACCGGCAGCCCGACCTCTACCATCGGCTCATGTTCAGCAACTACAATAAGAACTGCTGCAATCCGGCCCATAGCCAGCCCGCCGACGGCTATATGTTTGAGGTGATTCGCCCCGAGAAGACGGCCGCCGACCTGTTCAAGCGTAAGAAGAACGTGGCCATTGCCAACGAGGCCATTATCCTGGCCGACGTGACCCAGCTCGTGCGTCTGGCCCCCAAAGTGGGCGTATCGGTGCCGGCCTACATCACCGAGCGTCTGGAAGCGGGCACCCTCAAGGAGGACGACGACAGCGAATTGCGCAACAACTACATGGCGCTGGCCGAGAGCGACCCAGAAACCCTTATCAAGCGGTTCGAGGCTGACGAGGAGCGCCTGTTCAAGCTCGTGGACAACGCCGTGAAGCACGAGGTGATTGCCTATGACCGCCAGCAGGCGCAGTGGGTATTGCTGCCTGAGCGCAAGTTCCTGTGCATCGTGCTGCCGGGCCAGAAAGTGGAGGATGCAATGGCGGACTTCCTGATTCTGCCCAACCACGAGCCGATTAAGAAGGCTATCGAGAAAGCGGTAGCCCAGCGCGAAAAGAATAAATAAGCAACGAGGGAATGGCTAACAAGCGGATCTATTTCGTGCATCGCTTTCTCAAGCAGATGGTCAACCAGACCCGGGGCTATAGTACTGACCCCGAGATTGACGACGCCCTGCTGGTAGCCTCCCGGGAGTTGTTTGCGCACTACAATGGGCCGGTTTCGGAGTACGCTCCCGGCCGGCCCATTCCCCGCGAGGGTTACCAGCTGAACACGACCATTAACGTGGCCCTGCACCCCTTCAAAAAGAGCCAGGACTACGCGGTTTCTCCCACTGCCCCGGCCGTGAAGCTCGCCAACGGGTTCATTCCCTTTCCCAAGGGCTATGTGCGGCCCACGGCCTTCGACGTGCCCGGGGCCGAGGAAACCGCCCGCATTGTCAACGACAACCAGCTGGCCTTCCGCCTGAAAAGCCCCGTAAACGCGCCCACGGCTGAGTACCCGATTATCGCCGTGGTAGACAAGGGCTACCAGCTCTACCCCAAGGACGTGGCCGCCGTCACCTTCGGCTACCTGGCCTTGCCGCCCGAACCCCGCTACGCGCTGAAACTCGACTCCCAAGGCGAAATCATCCGTGATGCGGAAGGCGAGCCAACGTATGACGACGCCAACAGTGTAGACCACGGCTGGCCCGAGGCCAACGAAAACGAGTTGATTGCCCGGGCGCTGAAAATCCTGGGCGTGGAAGGACGCGACGCTGCCGTGCAGCAGTTTGGGCAGTATCAAGCAGAAAAAGGCGAATAAGCAATGGCAGACGAGGCACTTACAACCGAAGACGAGGCAACGAGAGGACTGGACGCGCCCGGCGCGGGCGACACGGCTCCCGTGGTGCCGGCCCCGGCCTTGCCCTACGCCTTTCTGGGCCGGCCTGACGCGGCCCGTGACCTGATTCTGGCCGACCAGCTCCACCACTGGCTGGTGGGCGGGCCACCCACGGCCGATTCGCCCTACACCACCCGCGAACTGCGGTTGTGGGTGCAGCAGGCCCGGTTGTGGCTCGATGCCGAAATTACCCGCAAGAACAAGGAAATAGAGCAGGCTGACTTCGTAACCCGGCAGAAGCTGGAGCGCGAGAGCTTCTTTGACGACGTGCGGGCCAAGTCCGAGTTTGGCGAAACTCCGGAGCGGTGGATGCAGACCTTTATTCTGCAGGTACTGACCGACCCCGATACGGAGGAGCAGTATTCGGAGCTGCCCGAGGCGTTTGTAAACCTGCGCCGCTACCAGAACCTGCCCGGCGAGGAGGGCGTGTACGCGGTAATGGCCGTCAAGGAAGTAGACCGGCGCCACACCGAGGGCACGCTGGTAAAACTGACCCCAGGCCAGGAGCTGCTCATCGACCAGACGCTGCCCTTTGGACTATTTGGCCGCTACGGGTTCCGCCGTGAAGGCGCCCGCATCAAATACTCGCGGGACCGGGGCATGAAGCCTATTGCCGCTGCAAAGTTGCTGGCCAAGCTCATTCTCCGCGACTCCCGCCTGACCACTTTGCCCGAGGCCCCGCTGATTGCCGCCGCCCACGACTTTGAAATCCTGAAGCTGGCCCAGCAATTCGCCCTCAAGCGCAAGGCCGAGGACAAACTGAACGACAACAATTCCACCACCATTCCATAACCCCTGACCAATGGAAGCCTTTTTTGATAAAGTAAACGACGAGATAAGTAAGTGCCAGGAGAGAATTTACCCAATACCGAACGGGTGGGGGCTACTGTGCTTGCTGCCAGAAGAGGAGTACAGGGCTGTAATGCGTCAATTTAACCGGTTCATGGCGGTATATATCGACTATGCCACCGTGCAAATTCCAGGGGGATTTGACTTTGCCAATATCACATCGTTTGTGATTCGCGGCGTAAATATTCGGCTTGTTGTGGCTGATGTACCTAAAGGCTTTATCACGCACACCATATCAGTAGAGTAGTCAATGCAGCACCTCACACCCTCCCGCGACTACACGCACTACGACGATGTAGCCAAGCCGCTGACCTTCCAGGAAGGCATCGACTACTTGATTTCCGAGATACTGCCCTCAACCAGCGGTGACATATTGGTGGTCCAGCACCCCGACCAGGAAGATGATGTACTGCTCCGGCCCGATAAAGTAGCGAAGTGCTATGAGTAGCCCGCGTAAATACCCCGCAAATCAGTGCTTACCCGGCGCTAATGTTCACGAGATTAACGGCGATACGGACGCCTTTTTTGAGTCAGATCATGTGAATATTTATCAGCACGGCGAGTGCCAAATTAAACTCACAGTAGCCGAACTCGAATACATTTTGGCTGAGGCAAAAGCCACTCAATTCGTTTAGATGCAGACCCGCCAACTTTTCACGCTCGACACGGTACTGCGCAAGTTCCTCCAGAAAATGGGGGATGCGCCGGCCCACTACTACGCGCAGATGCTGCCCCACGTCTTCGACTTCTGGGTGGGCTACGTATCCGATACCGGCCGGGAAAACCGCACCGTGGAGTTGGCTATTCTGCCTGACCGCACGGCTGTTCTGCCGGACGACTACGACAACTACGTGATGGTGGGGGTGCGCAACGGGGACTACGTGCGCAACCTCACCTACAACGGTAGCCTGACCAACCTGCCGCCCAGCTACGAGCCGTTTCTACAAGGCTCGCTGGCGGAGGAAGTCGTAGCCGTACCCGAAGCCGAGGGCGTAGTGCCCCGTGTCGGCCTGCGCCACGCCTACCTGGGCTGGCCAGGCGGCGAGCTGTACGGGGAGGGCTACCCTGGCTACGGGCAGGAGTTTAAGATTGACGGCCCCGGCCGCCGCATTATCTGCTCGACGGAAGTACCGCAAGACCGCACCCTAATTCTGCAGTACCACGCCTTTTCTACCGTGGGCAACGAGGGGTGGGTGATTAACCCGCTCTGGGACAAGCCGCTAAGCCTGTATCTGACGTGGCAGTTTTACCTCTACGTCAAAAAGGACTTGGGAGCCGCCCGTGAGTTTGAGCGCCTGTATCACAAGGCCAAAGACAAGGCCGAGGACCGCAGTTCCACCTTTAGTATTACCGACGCTTACGCCGCCCAGGCCAACCACGCCCGGGGCATCTTCCGCTAACCCTCACCAATCCCTGTCATGGATTTACAAAAACACAATCAAGCAACCGACCTGCGCCAGAGAATAAGCGCATTGGAGCGCAAAATTTCCCAAGCCACCCAGGCACTGGATCAGGAGTTTATTGCTGTTGGCTACGCGAAGCCGATAGCTCGCCGCAAACTCGCCATTTTGTCGGTAGCTGAAAAGACAGGGTATGATGGTTTTCCCGCTAAAGACCTGCTCTCCAAGATGATTCCCGACATAACTGTTGAGGTATCCGAGAGGGTCTTAGCCGAAGCCATCAAAAGCCAAATTCAAGTGTGGCAGAGCGAAGTCGCTCAGCTCGAATCCCAATTTTCTGCCCTATAACCATACCATGACCCAAAAAGCCATTATTTCAGATTCTAAGCCTGGCGAAATGACCACGATAACCTTCTTTAGCGGGGCGCCATCGAAAGAAACAGTCATTACTTCTTACCAACTACACCCCGCCAATCTACACGAAGCCATGAAAGAGTTCTGCGCCAAGGGCATAAGTGGCACCGAAGTGGAGTTTTCAACGAGTACGCCTCAAGAAGCATAGTAAATGCTCATTTCCCGCCAAATCTTCGTCGGAGGGCTCGATACCGACACCGCCAAGGACAACGTGCCGGCCAACAAGTTCACCGCGGCCCGCAACGTGGTCCTGGAACGTGGCGCCATCGAGGCCGCCTGGGGCAACCGCCTGCTGGCTGAGGCCGACTGGCTGCCGACGGAAGGAACCGTGCGCTGTGTCGGCGGGGCGCAGGACGGTGCTACCGGCCGCCACTACTTCCTGCTGCACCACTCGGGCGGCCAGCACCTAATTGCTCGCCTCACGCCGGCCGATAACAACGCCTACGAGCTGGTGCTGCAATGGGAGGGGCTAGCCGTGCCCGCCACCGTGACCAAGAACGTCTGCTTCCTGGACGGGCTGCTGCTCTGGCTCGACGCCAACAAGGAGATTCGCGCCCTGCCCGTGGGCAAGCCAGCGGAGTTTGCTCCCGCCGTACTCCAGGCCGACCCGCTGGCCCTGCATGTGGTGCGCCAGCCCCACCAGGGCACGGTAGGGGTGGAGCGCCTGGCCAACACCAACGTATCCGACGTGCGCAGCACCCTGAACCGGATTGCGGGCAATGCGTGGCAGGTGGCCCTGCAGTACGAGTACACCAACGGCGAGCGTACCCCGCTGGGCTCCTATTCGCCCGTGCTGCCCCGTCGTATCACCACGGCCGCCGCCGTCGAAGCCGACCCGCGCAACTACATCCACGTCACACTGCCTACGGAGGTACCGCCCTTGGTGCAAACCGTGCGCGTGCTGGTGCGCCGCGACGACGAGCCGCAGTGGGAGGTGGCCGCCGCCCTGGAGCGCGTCAGCGGCCTGTTTCCGACCTCCTATGACTTCTACGGCGTGACCACCGGCGAAGCCATTCCCGCCCTGGACGCCGCCAAACTCTACGAGTCCATTCCTATTGAGGCCGGCGCCATGACCGTGGCCCGTAGCCATATCTTCGTTGGAGACTGCAGGGAAAGCCTGACGGTAACGCCCGTCAACTGGTCGCTGGACCTGATTACGGGCACCGGTGCGCCCACCGGTAACACGACGGGCACCGTGTATCAGGTCGATACCGACTACGTGGAGCAGGTAGGCGACCCCGACGGCGGCACCCACCAGGAGTCGCGCGTGCGAACTGCCTTTTACGCCGTGGCTTCCGGCGCTTACCCGGATGCGGGCAGCACCTACCAGCAGGTGGCCCTCAACAATGGCGTGTACTACGCCGTGGTGGCCACTACGCCCAAGACCTACCAGCAGGTATTTGTAGACTTTGCGCCCGACGAGCAGCTGGGCGAGAACCGCATTGTCACCCCGCTGCCCAACCAGCAGATTGCCCCCTTCGGCACGCAGCCCCCGCCTACCCTGGACGGCCAGGAAACCTTTCACGAAAACACGTCCTACCGCCTGGGCGTGGCCTTCTATGACCGATTGGGCCGCACCGCGGGCGCCACGTCCCTGAAGGACTTGAACATTCCCCGTCAGCAGGTGGGCCTACTGGCCGCCCGCAACGTGTCCTGGAAGCTGAACACGGCCGAACTCGACCAGACGGCCGAGATTCCGGCCTGGGCCTATACCTACGCCATCCTGCTTTCCAAGAACCGCACCATCCGTTTCTTTCAGCAGTTTATCACCGACCAGCTCCGCCAGTACCGGGGCGACAAGGCCGACGGCTCGGCCGACCTCGTGCCCGTGGACGAAAACAACACGTCCCTGATGAAGTCGCTGTGGGTTTCCATGACCACGCTGCAGACCAGTGGCCGCGGCTACGAGTTTCAGCCCGGAGACCGGGTGCGCTTTCCCGACCTCGACCCTACGGCCGACTACCCCATTCTCTACCAGCGCGGCGAGTATCTGGCCCTGTCGCCGCTGGCCCTGTACCAGTTCGTCAGCCCTTCCGGCGACGAAATCAGCAGCCCCCAGCCCCGGGTAGAAATCTACCGGCCCGTCACCTTCTCCGAAGAGTCGGTGCTGTACGAGCGTAGCCCGCGCTTCCCGATTGCCCGCTTCACGCCCGAGGGAGGCTTTCAGCAGCGCCGCTACACCACCACCAGCGGCGTGCTTACCGGCGACACCTTCCTGCTCAACGGCTACGAGGCCATGAACCCGACGGCGACCCAGGCCAATATCTGGCTCGATGCGTCCCGCGGCCGGGCTATTCCCGTCATTATCAACGGCGAGCAGATCCGCCGCTTCTCGCTGCTGCGCTATTCGGGCGTGAAGGTCCAGGGCACCCGCCTGATGGGCCTCTCCGTCTGGGACGCGACGGCGCAGGACGACTTGCCGCAGGAGCAGGGCGCCATTGTGGCCCTGGAAGTAGCCGACCAGACCCAGGCCGAGGGCACGCTGCTGCTGGCCGTGCAGGAAAACGGGGCCGAGTCCCGCTACCTCGGCCAGACCGCCCTGCAGCAGGCCGACGGGCAAACCACGCTGGCCCTGACCAAGGGCGTCATTGGCGGCGGCAACGCCCTGCGCGGCGGCTATGGCTGCCTGCCCGAGCACGCGGCTACCGTGAGCGAGTTTGCCGGCCGCGTCTTCTACTACTGCCAGCGCCGACGTGAAGTGATTCGCTACGCCCAAAACGGGGCCTCTCCGCTGGCCAAAGACAAAACCGCCCGGGCGCGGGTGCGGGAGTTGGCAGCCCAGTACGCCGGCGCCACCGTGCACGGGGCCTACGACCCAGGCACGGAAAGCTACCTGTTGTTCTTTGGCGAGGCCAACGGCAATCCGCCCGTGGCCCTGGTCTTCAGCGAACGGGCCGGCCAGTTTGCCGACCTCTGGGACTTGCCGGCCGAAGCGGGCATGGCCTATGACGACCACCTGCTGAGCTTCGAAAACGGGTTGCCCTGGCAGCACCGCCCCGAGCATGACCGCCTGCGCTTCTTTGGCAAGCCGGTAACGATGCAGGTGACGGCAGCCGTCAACGAAGGCTCGGAAGCCTCCAAAACCTGGAAGGCCCTTGCCGTGGTCAGCCCGCAGAAGTGGAGCGTGGTCGTATCCAACGACCTGGGCCAGCAAAGCCGCATCCTGGCCCCGTGGATGGTCACGGAGAAGGGTATCTGGCGGGCAGCCTTCCGTCGGGACGAAAACACCCCGAACCTGACGCCCGCCACCGCCCTGCACCTGGGCCGGGAGCTGCAAAGCCCCACTCTCGATGTGACGCTTTCCTACACCGGCACGGAAAAGGCCCAACTGGTAAGCACCGACCTGATTTTCTTGCCCTTAGCCCCCTGAGTAGTGCTGTTCCGAAAATCGGGACAGATTTCAGAAAAAGTATCTCGATTTTCGGGATAGAATTACTATCTTTCCGCCACTATGCCGCTTCCGCTCTTAGCCCTCGCGGGCATTTCCGCCGCCCCCCAGCTACTCAAGCTCGGCCAGGGCATTCTGCAAGGCCAGAAAGCCAAGAAGGTGAAGGTTGAGGACACTCAGCCGGCCGCCTCCAAGGAAAATCTGGCCCTGCTGCGTGGCTCCGCCAACGCCCAAATGCCCGGCTACGGGCTGATGGAAGGCCAACTGGCCCAGAATCAAGCCGCTGTTGCGGGCCAAGCCCTACGCGCTGGCGGCAGCTCGTCCGACATTATGGCCTCGATTGGCGCCGCCGACGCTCGCCGGCAGCAGGGCCTGGCCAACCTGAACGTGCAGAACCAGCAGTATCAGGCCCAGGGCCGCCGTGCTCTTTCGGCGGGCTTGCTGCAACAGGCTGCCTACCAGAAGGCGGACCAGGACACGGCCAGCCGTACCCGCGCCGCCCTCAAACAGGCTTCGGCTACCAATGTCTTCGGCGCCGTGGACGGTCTGGCCAATACCGGTGCCTATTTTGGCAGCACGGCCGGCCAGAACCAAGTAAACGGCGTAGGCGGCTTCAACCTGCTCGGCGGTTCTGGCGCCTACGATTCCAACCCCAATACCCGTGCGCTGATGCGCGGCTATGCATAACCCCTTCACCAACCCAACCCCCTGTTTTATGAGTGAAAAAGTAATTTTCTGTGATGTGGACGGCGTAGTAGCCGACCTTGGCCCTGAGTGGGTACGGCGCTACAATGCCGACTACAACGACAACCTGTGCTACAAAACCGGCGTGACCGGCTGGGATATGACTCCGTTTGTCAAGCCGGAGTGTGGCCAAAAAATCTACAACTACCTCCACGACAAAACCCTGTACGACGGCGTGCAGCCCATTGAGGGTTCTGTAGAAGGTGTGGCGCGGTTGCGTGAGCTGGGCTTTCGGGTGGTCTTTGCCACCTCAACCAACGTGCACATGGCTGGCCGCAAGCTCCTGTGGTTAGCTGAGCACGGCTTTCTGGACTTGAAGTACGGCACCCTTTCGCCCGACTACATGGAGGTGCACGACAAGTCGCTGCTCCACGGTGGCGCCCTGATTGATGATGGCGAGCACAACCTGAAGAACTTCTGTGGCATTCGAATTCTGTTCAGCGCCCGCCACAACGCGGCTGTCAACAACCCCTCGTTCTTCCGGGTGAATAACTGGAAGGAAGTCGTAGACCAATTCGTGCTGTAAGATGAAGCCCCTAGCCAGCGCAAACCTGCCAAAGATCATCGGACTATCCGGCCGTCGCGGCAGCGGAAAGGACACGGTAGCAAACCTGATAAAATACCTGACCCTGCAACAAGATTATCCGGGTGTTTGGGCCGACCAATCACTGGATTTCTTTTTGAGCAACGCCCATACGTGGGTTTCCCCTTACACCTGCCGCTCATTCGCCGGAAAGCTCAAGAAGTTTGCCCAGGAGCTGACCGGCCACATGGATGTGTATAGCCAGGCTGGCAAAACCACCTTCTTGTCCGAGTGGGGAATGACAGTAGGCGAACTGCTACAAAAGCTGGGTACAGATGCAATCCGCGACGGCCTACACAAGGATGCTTGGATTCTGGCCTGCTTTGCGGGCATGGAGGAAGACCAGAAATACATTATCACCGATTGCCGTTTTCCCAACGAGGCCGAAGCTATCCGCGCCCGTGGTGGCCTGCTCCTTCGCATCGAGGGCGACCCGCTCAAGCAGCAGGGCGACGGCACCCGCGATGACTCCCACCCCAGCGAAACGGCGTTGGACGACTACCCCTATTTCGATGCTATCATTGACAACTCCGGCACCCTAGACCAACTCAAGGGGCATGTCGAGCTGCTGTTGAAACACCAGCGGCAGGCGGTTCAAGTTGGAGCCGTTGGTGCTCCGCTGACGTACAACGAAGCCGTCTACACCAATAACGTACTCACCTACAAGCGCAAGTACCCGCGCGGGGCCGCTGCGCCGAACTACTAAACGGGGGGACGGACGCGCCGAACACAACCAGCAATGCCTAAGAAAAACAAGAACGTGAGCGACAAAGCAAAAGAAAACGCCGCGCCCGTGGTAGACGCCCAGGGCAACTCTGAATCTCCGGCCCATGACGTGCAGGAAGTCGTAGGCCCCGTAGAAAACGTGGCCCTGGCCGAGGCGGAAGCCGCAGCCGGTGGCGCCGAGGTGCAGGCCAACGACGAGCAGCACGCCCAGGCCGCTGAAAATGCTGAAGCTGAGCAAGAGGTGGCTACCGTGCCAGCCGGCACCCTCAACGGTGGCGAGGGCGTGATTGAAGAGGATGTGGAAGGCGTAGACCAGGACGGCGCCGACGTGCAGGTAAAAGCCGGTACCCGTGTGGTCGAGGAAGCTCCGGCCGAGGATAACGGCGACATAGCAGGGGTGGCGTTATTCGCCGCCGAGCCGGACGCTCATTTCGAGCAACAGCCGGACGATAGCGCCGCCGCTGCCCAGGAAGAGGAAGAGGCTGGCCCCGAGCAGCCTGACCCATTCGACAACGACGAAGTACGCAGCCTGATTGCCGAGCTGAATAAGCCCGAAATCATTGGCTACGGTGAATTCGTGACGGTGAAAGTGGGCGAGTCGCTCAGCGGCCAGGGCACGGTAGTAGGCCACAATTCCCAAGCTGGTGCCGTGACCTACCACGTCCAGTTTCAGGTGAAGGCCGCCGACTTTATCGGTGGTGGCAAGGAGCAGGCCGTGAGCCTGCCCATTCCCGCCGAATTCGTTAGCCGGTAGATATGGCACTCGTTCCTGTGCCACGCTGGCTTCCCGTGCGCACCTTTGTCAATTTCACCTACAATCTGGACGCGCTGCCAGCGGATTGGGCTATAAACGGTATACCCGCAAGCAGTCTGATGGTCGAAAACGCCTATTACCAAGCGCGGTTTATGTCACCCCAGGAACGCGCTGCTGGACTCGAAACTGAGTACCGCTTGGGGCCAAGCAATGGAATCGGTATCTGGCGCAATGTGCCAGATACCGATTGGGGGCAACTGAACCCGTCACGCCTATACGAGGTGACGGTACACAAGTCCCGGCTTGAGCAGCAACAAGGCGGCGGCTTTATCTACGACGGTCTGTGGCGCCACCCAGAGTGGTGGGGCATGAGTGCCAGTACCCTGCAAGCCTATTTTAACCAAAAAGCAATTCCCTACACACTGGAGGATTTGCCCGATCTAAGTGATGGCCAGCAAGGAGCACTTGAGGACGCTCAAGCGCGGGCCGGGTGGCGCGAGGGTGGCGCCTCAAAAGGGTGGGCGACTATTGGCTATGGCCACCCGCAGGCTACTGGCGGCCCCTTGTTGACCTTGCTAACTGGCGCTGAAAACAGGGCTGGCTTGCCCGCAGGCCAGGAGTGCCTTTCTGTTAATCGGCTCGATATTGCCCATGTTAGGGAGTTGGTTCGCCTTGGCCCTCCCTGGATGGGCTACCCTGAGATTACGTAACAAAAAATCCCCGCTACGCTGGTAGCGGGGATTTTTTATGGTGCTTATAGAACTTGGATATTGTCATGCCCTGGGGGAGTAGCTTTATTATATCCTTCTCATAAAGCACTGTTAGCTTGTGGCCGGTAACCATACGGAACAAGTCCATCTTGTGTGCCGCTCTGTCGGTTAGGTATCCTTTAATTTCCACATATTCATTGGTTTCTGGCAAGTAAAAATCGGGTGTGTAGCGACAGCCGTTAGCAAGCCTAAACACCTCTGATTCATACTCGAAAGGGGTATTCCTCGAAACAAGATATTTAAAATATATCCACTCGAATCCTGAGCGAAGCCGATACTCTTTGTCTTTGAAATTGACATACCATCGGATTTGATTACCCATTTTTGAGTTTCTCAGCCCAAGCCTAGAGCCAAGAAGGCTTGCGAGGTCCGCACTAAGGCAACCGCAACTACGGGTGTTTCCGTTTGTTAAGGACTGCGCTTTGACTGGCCTTAATACACCGCATTCGCACCTGCAATTCCAATAAGCGCCAAGTTTTTTAGTTGGAAAATAAGATTCCACGGTTAGCCTCCCATATATTTTACCTGTCAGATCCTGTGTGCGTTCTTCGTTCGTAACAATTGCTTTGCATTTGCGACCGCAAAACACTCTGCCATTCACCAGCGATGGTGCGCGAGTCACATTTATTCCACAACAAACGCATGTAAGTTCAATCTTGCTGGGCCTGGCCTTCGAATAGCATTGTTTGCTGCAATACTTTGCTTGATGCAACATTGATTGAGCCCGGTAGAATACTGACCCGCACTCGGCACAATTAATCTCAACCCCCTGTTTTTTATGATTGTGCTTTCCAGCGCAAGTTGAGCTGCAAAAAATCGGCTTGCCCTTTTTCTTCCAGTATCGCTCAAAATCCTTACCACAATACTGACAGGTAAGTTTATAGATTTTCATACCTACCGAATCTGTTTGCGCTCTAAAAACTCCTCAACTAGCCACAGGCCGCGAATACTGGCAATGGGCAGCAGGAAGGGGTCGGCCGTGGTGTGGCTGTCGGAGTAGAGCAAGAACACCCCTTGCTCGCGCAGGTCGTTTTGCTTCACCCGGCCCGCAACGAGGCGCTTGCCCACGGCCACTACAACCACTCGATTCTGAATCTTGTGCCAGTGATTGCGCCGTAGTTTTTCGGCTATAACCAGTGTCCCAGCGGGCATGGTGGAAGCCATTGCGTTTCCGATAACTTCGAAAACCGTGTCGAGCTTTGTAGCTGTGTTTACCATAATTATTAAGTTGAATACATGGTAAATGTACTACAAAAAATATACAAAACAACCCTGTTGTTATTTATTTTCTATATAACCTTTGTAGTTGTTATGTAGTATGTGTTCCTTAGCGTAAACAATACACCGATGCGAGCAGACAAGAAAGAGTCCAGCGGCAAGTCCGCCCTTAACATGCAGATTGAAGACGACTTGTTGGAGCAGGCCAAGGAGGCGGCCAAGAAACGTCGCCTCAGCCTATCGGCCTTGATTAGAGTTCTACTACAAGATGAGATAGAGCGTCAGGCGAAAGCCGTATAACCGGTTGATATTTCAGAAATTATTCCGATTATAGGGGCATGAAGAATCTTGTGTTCCTATTGTCGTTGATGATATTAAGTTGTCAATCCTATGCACAGGTTGCAGTGCCCAAAACCCTGGCGCCCACTGACTGGAATATAACAGAATATGCCGTAGAGGATATTATGTTGGGGCAGCATGGGTGGCAGAAAGACACGACCATGCTTGCTGGGCAGGAAGGAACTCGCAAGGTGATACTGTTTTCTGCCGAAAGGGAGGGGGTTTTGCGGGCTTTTGGATTTGAAAAAGGAAGACTAACAGCCTCATACTTGCGGTTCTACGCACCCGACGAAGCATCAAGGTGTGACGCAATGGCTTACGCCGACCAATTCACAAAGAGAGAAGGCAACTACTGGATTGACCTCAAAACACATACCCATATTCGGCGGATATTTGACGGGGCGTGGGTTGAATACGAGATGACAAATGAGAATTGGGCGGAGGGAATGTTGAAAAATTTAAAGTGAGGCCGACAAGGGAAAGATACGAAGTTATATCCCGGTTTTCAAGATAGAATTTCGTATCTTTCGCCTCTATGGCGACAATTTCAATTCCTTCACTAAATCCAGTGCCGCTGGGCGTGGCCGGGACTGGTGAGGCGGTTATCTTGCAGGGCGGTTCAGCCCCGTTAAATACAATTATGCGCTTGGACGCGCAAGCCCAGCGTCAGCGTCAGTTGGCCGAGGCGCAAAAGCTCAAGGCACGCGACCAAGAGTTGCAGGACCTCCAAAAAGTGCGGTCGGGCTTGACGGACAGGGGCTTTCTGCCATACCACAAACAACTCACTCAGGGCAGAACCCAATTCTTTGACAAATTGGGTTCTATTTATCAGACGCCGGGGCTTTCTCGGGATGAGCGATACTTGCAAGGCCAGAAGCTGGCCGATGACTACAATAACCAAGCGAGGTGGACTGAAAATCTGGGCGAGCGATTCAAGGAGGTGGTCCAGCTAACGAGTAAGGATAAGCGATATATAGGTCAAAGGATAGACGAGGGGTTATTGAATAAAATTAAGGATTCCCAAGGTAATACCTTGCCGATTGGCACCTTTAGCCCCGAATCTGTGCAGGAGGTGTTGAACGACCCCCGCAACCATGATACGACGGAGGTTGTGAATCAATGGCTGGACAAAACACTTAGTGACGACCAGTCACTAGTTTCGTCGGCCGCCCGTCCTGGCGGATATGGCAAAACCCAAAAGGCAGTGTCTAACTGGTTTCTGGTAGAAAACGGCCAAATTAAACTAGACTCAAACACCAACAAGCCAATTCCTCGCACTGAATTGCCGGAAGTGCTAATGGCCGCAGAAAAGGATCCCTTTATGCGCGGTCAGATTGACCTTAAGCAGCGGGAGCATCAAGCTGTCCTGCAGGCAATAGAAGCCAAAATGCAGAATTATGAGCAGCTCACGCCCGAAGAGCGGCAGTTGGTCGGCCAGGAAACAATTGCCCCCAAAACCCGCAAGGACTTCCTGAATGAGTTGCTGCTGCCACACGCCTATCAGCGTACCAGCAACGTTGAGACCTACCGTGCAAAACCGCAGCCGCGTGTTGGCCGGGCAGGGAGTGACAAAGGGCCGGGCACCGACGGCACAGCCGGCTTTGGCGTGGCTGGCGTGCAAACAGACAGCACCGGCCCCTCGGCGTTGCCCTCGCCCATAGTGTTCCCGGCCCCTTATATTCAGTCGTCCGATGGCACGCGCAAACCTGTGCCAATCAAGGGCATTGTTCTGCGCAACTTTAATATTCAGGTGCCGGGCAAGAACCTAGAGTTGATCGAAAATAACTCTGAACCACAAGACCTCTATCCAGGTCAAGCCAGAATGGTTTTGATGGACAAACGCGGGCGCATTTTCCGGCCAACCGACCCCCGGGTGGCAGAGTCAAAGGAGGCTACCGAACAGTGGGTAATTGACGCTCTCCGCAAGCCAGTGGCCAAAGAGGCGGGCTACCGGCTGACGTACGCAATTGAGTCCACGCCCATCAAGGAGAACAACCTTGGCTCCGAGGAAGAGGTGTTTCAGTCGCTGAAGCAGAGTTACGAGCAGCCGGCCACCGCAATGGATGCGTCCATGAAGGGATTACAGGCGGCAGTCGGCGGTAACAAGGCGCGGGCAAAGCCATCAGATGCAGAGCTGCGTGATAGAGCGCGAAAGATCTATGGCCGACAAAACGGGGTGTATTATCTTGAATACACTGGTGATACAAAGCGGAAGCTCGACAGTGCCACTCCGGTTTATCGACAGCAAGAGGCCCAGATGCGAGCCGAAATAGAGCGCCTAAATACTCGCGCCCGCCAGCAACCAACCAGCGGCGGACTCTACGGCGCCAAACCAGGCAAGGCGAATTCTACTACCAACAAACCAACCCGCACTGGTAACGGCGGGCTCTACTAATCCTCTATGATTGACGAAAACCAACAAGTTCCGGCTACCGAGGAGCCCGCTCTCAAGCGCCTGTGGAGTAACTTGCGCAAGCAGGAAAAGGAATTCACCCTTGATTATCCCACGTTCGAGCAGGACATGCAGGACGAGGATAATCTACGTCAACTGCACACTTCACTTACTGAAAGGCGCAAGGAGTTTACGATTAGTTTTGACGACTTTGCTACCGACCTCGGCCTAAAAAAAAAAGGACTTTCTGGCAACGATTCTGCGCCTACTTATTCGAATGAACCCTTTCCGGGGCTCGAAAATGAAAACCAGGAGGTTGCCCCCGGCGCCGTTGGGGTAGGAGATGTACCGGCCGAGGTGCCCACACAACCCACCAGCGCCGACGAGCAAATTAAACAGCCGCTCCCCATTACGCTGAGTGGCTACAACGGCGACACGGACATGCCCACGGGCCGCAACGCCATCCAAGCCGTGCCCGGCGACGAGGAAATCAATGCGGGCCTGCCTGCGCCCTCTATCGAGGAACTACGCGCCCGTGACCAAGCCACGGCCGAAGAAGATGGTTTTCTCGACACGCTGGGCAAGACTCTCTTTAACGCAGCCGGTACGCCCGGTGCTCGGCGTGTAGTAGGCAACCTGGTAGACCTGGCCGGTGACTTGTGGCAGGGGATGCAGTTGCCTACGGGCGACGTGACCGACCCGCTCGGCTCGCGCTACGTGACGGGCGGCAAGGCCACCGATGCGTTCGGGGAGCAGTACCGCCAACTGGCGGACGCAGCCACCAAGCCCACCTCGGCCGCTGCCAAGCAAAGCATTCTCGACAACCCCGGCAACGGACAAGCCTGGGCGGCGCTACTCGGTGGCGGCGCGGGCAGTCTGGTGCAGGTGGGCGTGACCGGTGCCCTCGGTGGCCCCGGTGCGGCCTCGGCCGTGGGTATGGGCCTAAGCGCATCCTCGACCAAGGATGCCGCCCGGCAGGCCGGTATCTCCGAGGGCGAAGCGGCGACGACAGCCGTGTTGCTGGCCCCGGTGGTCGGCATGTTGGAAGAAGTGGGCCTGGGCTTCATTACCAAGAATAAAGCCGCGACGCAGGTGCTCCAAAGCAAGCTGCTGCAAGAGGCGCTGCGCTACGGCAAAGGCAAGATCTCGCAATCAGCACTCGCCCAGGCCGTGGGCAAAGTTATGCCCGCCGTCGTGACTAAGTTTGCCGGACGGGCCGCTACCGGGGCCGTGGGCGAAGGCGCTACCGAGTTTCTGCAAGGCGAAGCCGAGGGCGGCGCTCAGCTCCTAGCCGACGCCCTGCGTCCGGAAGGGGAGAAGGGCTACGGCATTTCCGCAATGGATGCGCTGGTCAAAAACCCACTGGAACAGGCCGTTGCCGGGGCGTTGCTCGGCGGCGCGGCTGGTAGCTTCGCGGGTGGCCCACAGAACGCGCCCGTGCAGGATGCGCAGGCCACCGCTCCGCAGTTCGAGGTGCCGCAGGACGTGACGCCCGAAGAACAAGCCGCTGCCCAGCAAGCCTACCCAGCCCCCGTGCAGATTGTACGCCCGGATGGGCAGGTATTGGCCCCCAACGCCCAGGTAGTAGCCCTCTCGCCCGATGGCAAGATGGCTCGTGTAGTAGGCGAAGATAATTCCGGCCAACCCGTGGATACCGCCGTGCCGGTGGAGTATATTGCAGAACAACCAACTAGCCAAATAGATGCTCAATCAACAGCAAGCGGAGAGACTGTTCTTCCAGCAGTGCAAAGTACAGGAGGCCCTAACTCAGCTACACCCGAAGCTGCTAGTGCCGACTTGGAGGGGCTATACGATAGCCAGCAGGCAGCGGCTGGCACTGGCGATGTGCCCGAAAGCAATGCTGACGCAGGCGCTGTCACCCAGGCCGAAGTTCCTGCTGGCCCCTCACCGGTTGCCCCTGTAGCCGATGAGCAGACCATCCCAACCGAAGAACCCGCCACCCCGCAAGAAGCCTCGGCCCAGCCTGTAGCCGCCGCCCTCACGCCCGAGCAGGAGCGCGTCAACGGTGTGCTGGACGACCTAGCGGGCTACAAGGAGCTTTCTACCCGTGAGAAGAAGGGGGCGAAAGGCCAAGCTGCCCGCGCTGAACTTGCTAAGCTGGCGAAAGCCGCTGGCCTCGACTTTGAGGTGGGCAATGACTTGTCGGTGAAAATCACCCGTGGTGGCAAGCGCGTGACCCGTACCAACACGGTTACCGGCACCAGCCCCGTTGAGGGCCATGTACCGGCCCGTGACCGTGCGCCCGCCGTGCGCGACGCGGCCCTGACGCTGGCAGGCCGTGGGGGAGGGGACTTCGTGGCCCTGGGCATTGAGGTCAACGGCAAACGCCTGAACCCCCGCGACGCTGCCGCCGCCGCCAAGGACATTCAGGAAGGCCGCAACACCCTGCGGGCCGACGCGCTACTGAATAAGATTCAGGAGATAGTCGAAACCGGCTATGCCGAGGTCAGCACCGGCACCGGCCTAGCGACCAAGAAGGAGCGGGTATCGGCCGAGGACTTTTTGGGCAACCCGGACACGGCTTCCATTCGCAGCCGCGAGGAAGTGCCGCTCAGCGACGCCGACATTGACGCCTTGATTGCCGAGGACGCCAACGTGCAGCAGGCCATTAATGATTTCGTTTCCAACGACGGAATCGTAGATTACCAGCGTATGGCCGACACCTACACAGATGCGGCTGGCTATTCTTTCGTATTCGGCGTAGATGAAACTACCGCCACCAAACTAAAAGCCCTTGTCGATGAGCGAGCAAACAGACCAATTCAGCAAAGCAGTAATTCTGACCAAAGAGCAGAAGCAGGAAGCGTTTCAGGAGAAAACACCGGAACAGAAACGGGCAGCGTTCCGCGCCCTGCAAGCCCTGGCACGGGAAGCGCAGGGCCAGCCCAAAAAGTAACGCCCAGCCTGCGCGAGCAGAACGTAGCGGCCAAAGCCGAGCTTTCCGACGCGCTGGCCGAGTTCAAGGCTGCCCGCAAGAAAGGCTCCCGCGTGGCCCAATCCTCGCTGCTGGGTATTCCGTCCTTCTCGGCCGAGGAATCCGCTGCCATTCAGAAGATGGTCCGCGCCCTTATCAAGCTGGGCGTGGTCAATACCAAGCTGACCATTGCCAAGCTCCGGGCCGCTGGCCTGACCGAGGACGACGCCACCGACGAGCAGCTGCGCCCGCTGGTGCGGCAAGTGCTGAAGCAGGAGGGTGTGTTTCGCCCCAAGCAGGCCCCGGCCGCTTCTGCGCCGACGAGCCGCACCCAGGCCAAGCCCGGTGAGCGGGCTACCGTTGTCAACCAGCTGGGAAACCCGTCCCTTTCCGAGGTGCGCAAAGCCCGCCTGGAATCGGAAGTGCTCAACTACACGCCCAAGCCCCTGAGTGAATCGGAGGCCCAGGCGGACGCGGCCATTCTGGGCAAAACCATTGCCCAAGCCTACGATATTGCCCTGGACGTGGACCAGCAGCTGCCCGACGATGTGCGCCTGCTCGTGCGCGACAAGGTGGCCGACGAACTGGACCGCCTGGGCATCGAGGCTGACCTAGCCGGCAACGACGAGTTGGCCGCCCAATACATGCAGCAGGCGCTGACTATCGACACGGAGAAGGCCCTGGCCAACACTGAGTATGGCCGCGCTATCAGCGCCAACCGCGCCATTGCCCGCTACTCTCCACGCCAGGCCGTGTACCAGGCCCGCAAGGAAGTAGCCCGCCAGCAGAAGGAGGTCAAGGAAAAGACCCGCACCAAGGGCCGCGCCGTGGCCAAACAAGCCCGCCAGGTGCAGGGCGAGGTGCTGGAGGCTACGCTGAAAAGCAAAGCCGTAGAGGCGGCCAAGGCCAAGGTGGCGCCAGCCGCCGCGCAGCCCGAGCCCGCTTCCTACGGCTCGAAGAACAAGCTGGTCACCCGCGAGAAATACGAGGAGCTGAAGAAGGCATTCAAGAAAATGGCCTTCTCCACACCTATTCCGCCTCAGCTGATTGTCGGTGCCGTTTTTCACTTGGAAGCCGGCACCCGCAAGTTTGCTGACGTGGCCGCCAAACTCGTGCGCGACTTCGGCGCCAAGGCCAAGCCCTACCTGCGCGACGCCTACGAGCAAGCCACGCAGCAGTATCTGGCCGACGGCGGCGATGCCACGGGCTTGAACTCTGCCCAGGACATTGACGACCAGATAGCGCAGGAGCAGGCCCGTCTGCTGGCCGCCCGTATCCTGGCGGAAGTCACCCCCACCGCCCCGGGCCAGTTCGACCCGGTGAAACAACTTCTGTCCACCTTGATGGGCAAAGTCCGCGAATCGTTGCCACCCGCCCCCGGCAAGAAGAAAATCAGCAACCGGGATGCGCTGGTAGCTGCCTTGCGTAACAAGGCTGAATACGCCGATGTGTGGGAGCGCAGCAAGCAGGAAGTAGAAGCCCAGATCCAGAAGCTGGCCCTGACGGACGACCAGAAATCGGACTTACTGGAACTGCTGCGCGGCTATGCAGACCAGATAATCGGTCAGCCTAACAGCAACAAGCAGGCGGCAGCCGTAGTGGGGGAGGGCCTTCGGGAAATGAGCCTGAAGCTCGATGCCATCGTGCGCCTACACGTCAGCGAGCAGGAAGATACAGGCCGCACGCTGGTGCAAAAGCTCGTGGCCGACGCGGGCCTGGACCCGGCCACCGCCCGCGAGTACGCCGCCACCCTGGAGAGGGAGTTTCAGCGCCAGCTCACCGCCAAGCGCGAAAGCATCCTCAACCGCATGTACTCGCTACGGGTGCGGGTGGGCCTGGGCAAAAAGGGCAAGACCGCCCTGGACAAAACCCTGGAACTGCTCAATCTTTCGCCCCTGTCCGACAGTCGCGTCATTGGCCTGATTGCGGAAGCCACTGACCTACCCGACTTGACGGTGCAGGACGTGGCCCGCCTGCGCACGCTGGGCGCGGCCGTAGAGAAGGCGCCCGTCGGCCGGGACAAGGAGAAGGCCGTGCGCGAGCTGAACCTGTTTCTGCAGGGCATTAAGGGCGTGAGCTTCCTGGACCTCTCACAGGCCATGTGGTACGCCAACGTGCTCAGCTCCTACGCTACGCACCTGGTCAACTTCACGGCCAACACCCACCAGACCTTCATGGAGGCCCTGTTGTCCACCGGTAACGTACTCCGCCAGGGCGGCAAGGTCACGGCCCCGGTGCGCGGGCTGGCAGCCGGCTTGAAGGCCGGCGCCCGGCTGGCTACCGAAGTACTGCAGACCGGCTACGAACCTTCGGGCCAGCTGGGCAAGTACGACGTGCCGAACACGCTGGAAGTGGCGGCCCTGGGCGGCAACCGCTTGGCCGGGGTGCTCAAGTTTGTGCCCCGCCTGCTGAAAGCCTCGGACGTGTTCTACCAGTCGGGCCTGCGCGAAATGCGGGCCTGGGAGCTGGCGGCCGTAGAAGCCACCAAGGAAGGCCGCCAAGACCCTTCCCGCGCCACCTGGGAGGCCGTGCACGAAAAGCTGGGCAACTCAGCCCAGCGCCACGCCGACGCGGTGGCTACGGCCACGGCCGAAGGCCGCACGGGGCGAGACGCGGTATTGCGCGTGTGGGAACTAATGGAGCAGAGCCGCCCCATGCCGATGCAGGAAGATACCCGCCAGTACGCCACGCGGGCCGTGTTCAACGGCGAAATGGAAGGCACGCTGGGCGTGGTCTTTACCGGCGTAAGCAACGTAGTAGAGCGGGTTGGTCCGCTGGGCAAGTGGGTGGTGCCTTTCTCCCGCGTCATTACCAACGTGGCCAATGCCTACCTCGACTACACCCTGCACGGCTTCGTGCGGGCAGCCAAGGGTGGTATCGGCTTCGAGCGTCAGGGTTCCCAATACCGGCCCTACACGGCCGAGGAGCGGGCCAAAGTACTGGCCAAGGCCACGATGGGCACCGCCTTATTGGCGGGCCTCTACGCCGCCACGCACCGCGAGGACGACGACGATAACCTGGAAATCAGCGGCCCCGGCCCGCGCGACTCGGCCCAGCGCAACCAGCTGCTGCAAAACGGCTGGCGGCCCTACGCGGTCAAGCTCGGCAGCAAGTGGGTCAGCTACAAGGAAAGCCCGCTGTTCTTCGTGCTCGGCGTGGTCGGTGCCATGAAAGACCGCGAGCTGTACGAGAAGGCCAACCCCGAAACCGACGACTCCTACGTGAGCGGGGCCAGCCTGCTGGTTTTCCGCACAATGGGCATGGTGGTGGAAACGACGGCCACCAAGAACATTTCCGAAGCCCTGGACGCGCTGACCAGCTCGGGCGGCTACGGCGGAGAAACCAGCGGCCTGAAAAAGATGCAGACCTACCTGGAGCGCACCCTGGGCTACTCGGTCACGGGCTACGTTCCCGCCTCGGGCCTGCTACGCCAGTTCAGCCGCGACCTGCAGGACTTCACCGACACGGACAAAGTAGAAGCCAAGCGGGCCTGGGAAGTGGTGCAGCAAGACCTGCCCGTGTTCCGCTCGGGCATGCGCCCGGCCCTCGACGCGCTGGGCGAGCCCATGAAAGTGCAATCAGACCGCTTGACGAGCGGCCGGCCCACGCACCGCGACGCGGCCACGCAACGCATCTGGGACGTGTTGACGGAAAAAGGGGTGGGCATTCCCGTGCCCAACCAGCGCACAACGGTGGCCTTCACCTTCCAGCAGGCCGAAGGGCAGCTACCCGCTTCTGCCGGGGTGGCCGGCCAGTGGAAGGAGGGGCCCATGAGTGATGAAACGTTCTACAGGTTCCTGGAACTGCGCGGCAAAGTGCTGAAGCAGATTCTGTTACAGGATATTGAGAACTTCCGCTCGCTGAACCACGACCAAGCCGCCAAACGGATGGCCGCTATCAGCAAGGCCGCCACCAAGCGGGCCAAGTACGCCGTGGTCGGCGCCAAGATGAAAGACCCGGACCGGATTGTATTCCGGGAAATGCTGTAGCCGCTCCGGCTATCTTGAAAGTCAAGACGAAACGTGCAAATTCTATCTCGGATTCCGGGATAGAATTTGTATATTTGACCCACTAAGCTCTCTACTTCCCTGTACTTTTTTGTCTCCCTTGTCATGCTAAAGACGGCACTCCATTTCACCAAGACGCTTGCCTACAATATGGGCAAGCTTCATGTCTATGCCCTTCGGTATCTGGATATGGCCATTCTGGAGTGCAATGAAATAGCAGAAGGCCACTATGGCCCTATTGCTAAGAGGTTCGCATCTGAGCGGAAAAAAGAAATCGAAGCCGAGCGAAGCCGGCGCAAACTGTTGCCCCTCGGCCAACAATACTAAATGCTGCAAACGACTCGCACCTATACCACCAGCACCCGCCAGCTGACCGTTACAGACCGTGACGGCATTGCTGCTGCGGGTGAACTGCGTCAACTCATCCTGCTTACGCGGGGCGTGCGGCAGTTTGTGGGTATTCCCGGGGCCTTGTCTGCCTCGGTGGTCTTTCCCGGCGACGGTGTGTACCAACTCGTGCTGGCCAAAGTAGCGGCCGACCTGACCACCGTACTGGACGAGTCCGAGCCTTTCCTGCATATCGAAACGGCCCAGCACCAGCGGGCCTTTGCTGATTTATACCTACGCCACTCGTTACGCCCCTATGAGCGGGGTACCGACACGGCCTACCGGGTGGCGTGGGTCCGGCTTTACAAAACCCGCAACGCCGCCGCTGAGCAGAACTTGCACCTCGTGCGGGCCACGCTGGCGACGCCCGCGCCGGCTACCGCGTTTGCTACCCAGCCCGCCACCAGCCCCCTTTCGCTGCTGGCCCCCGGCCTGCCGGCGCCCGCGCCCGGGGTGTACTACCTCGTAGACAGCCCCACGGCCGGCACCATGACCGTCATTGTGGACATGGCCAACGCCGACACGTCCGCTGTCACCTGCCTTGTGTTTGCCCCCAAAGCCACCAAGGGCCTTGTGGCCAGCGTGACCACCACGCCGCAGCGCCTGACCTTCACGGCTCCCGTCAGCAAAGACGGTATCTACCGCCTGGAAATCAGCCTCAGCGGCTCGCCCCTGGCCACGCTCTACGTGCCGGTGCAGCGCGAGCAGTTCCGCGTCTTTGCCGCCGAAATCCGCAACCTGGCCCTGACGATGGGGGACCGGGCCGCCCGCATTGACGAGGGCTGGCTTTCCCGCGCGGCCCGCCTGATTGGCGTGGAGGCCGCCGCTCGCACCGGCAACCCTGCCCTGGCCACCGCCCTGGCGGCCTCGGCTGCGGCCTTGCCCGGGGCGCCTACTCCCACGGCTTTATATCCCTTCCTGTATGGCAAGTAACCCACTACCGGGCTGGGCGCAGCTGGAAGGTGCGGCCCAGGTTCGCCTCGCGGAACTCGGCGCCCACCTGCTCTACCTCGAAAAGGAGTGCCTGCCCACGTTTGCCGTGGAAGCCTCGATGCTCCACCTCAAGCTGGGCCTGGAGCAGATTGCCCTGGAGGCTGACCCAGGCGTGCGCGAGGCCCTGGCTGGCTCCCTGCAGGAACTATACGGCCTGCTCGCCGTCGGCACCGACCCGTTCCTGCGAGCACAGTTCCCCGTCATTCCGACAACCGGCGCCACGGTGCGCCACCGCGTGCTCGTGGTCAACGGCAAGTTGCTGGTGGTCAATAGCAAACTGCTGGTTCTCAGCTCCACTCTTTCTTCTGACCTCCTAGAACAACCGTATGCTGCTTGATCCAACCGCCTTAGAAGGCCAAACCCCGCTTGAGGTTGGCTTTCTGCCCGAGGGGGTACTTCCCGGTGATGATTGGGTAGGGCTATTCACGGCCCCGCCCACGCACCCCACCTATCCAGGCAAAACCTTTGAGGTGACCCAGGCCGACCAGCGCAAGGTGCTGGCCCCGCGCGCCCGCTTCGAAATCACGGCGCCCTCCAATGCGTTTCCCGCCACGGCCGGCGTAGAAAACCAGCTCTGGTTGCACAAGCGCGGGGGCAACAAGCTCGATTGGTACCAGTACCAGGCGGGCGTGTGGGTGCTGGTCTACACCACCGACGAAACCGACAACAAGCTGCCCGTCGTTACGCTCGACGTAAGCGTGGGCGCTATTACCCTGGGCCAGAAAGTCACCCTGAACGCCACGGCCTCAGACCCCGACGGCTCTATTATCGTGGTGGAGTTCTACCAGGGCCAACTGCAAATTGGCCGCGCCACGTCTCCGCCGTATGCCATTGAGTACAAGCCGACGGCTGTTGGCGGCTTTACCTTCACGGCCAAAGCCACCGATAGCCAGGGTGCGGCCTCGGTTTCGGCTCCCAAGAACATTAGTGTGGTGGCTGCTAACCAGGTGCCGACGCTGGTTACGCTGAACGTGCCGGTAACTACGCTGGCCCTGGGCGGCACGCTGCCGCTGACCGCCGTAGTAACCGCTGGCACCTACGGCGTGGACGAGGTAACGTTCTTCGACGGCGCTACGCCGCTGAATGACCCGGTACTAACCGCGCCCTATGCCTTTGACTGGAAGCCAACCACCCCGGGCAACCACGCCCTGACGGCCAAGGTGCTCGACTTGGACGGCAACACCACCATTTCGTCCGTGGTCAACATTTTTGTTACCGCCGCGCCCGCCACGAGTACCATCACCACCTCGTTGTCTGCCTCCTCGGTGGTGGCTGGCCAGTCGGTGGTGCTCAAGGTAGCCGCTACGGCCCCGTCGGGCGTGGACTCGGTAGAATTCCTGATTGACGGCAACTCTCTCGGCCTGAAGACGGTCAAGGAGGCCAGCGGCCTCTACGAGTTGGTGTACACGCCCGCGACGGCCGGCACCAAAGTCTTCACGGCCCGGGCCCTCGACAACAACGGCGAAACCATTACTGCTGGAGGCAAGAACATTACCGTGACGGCCGCCAACCTGGCTCCCGTGGTTACCGCCTTCTCAGCCACCACCGCCACCAGCATTGCCGCTGGCGGCACGGTAACGGTGCAGGCCACGGCCACGGACAGCGACGGCACGGTAGCCAGTATCCGCATTTACGACGGCGCCGCGCTGGTCGGCACCATTACGGGCGCGTCGGGTTCTACGACCACCTCGGCGCTGGCAGCGGGCAACCACACGCTGACGGCCAAAGCCTACGACGGCACGGCTGAGGGCGCCGCCTTCGGCACTACGATTCTGGTAACGGCCACGGCCCCGCTGCCCACTTATTCCCACTTCCTGGCCGCTGACAACAACGGCGGTACCGGCCTCGATGGCATGGTACTGGCCACCGAAGGCCCCCGCAAGCTCGAATTCAACCAGAAGTCCACCACCGCTGACCCGCAGGTGCTCACCATCACCGACGGCGGGGTGACCTCCTACGTCAACTGGTCGGGTGACTACAAGGGCGACAGCGGGGCGTGGTACGACGGCGCCGGGGTGCGCCACGAGTTTGCTTTCCCGAATCCGGCTGCTGATTTCACGCTTTCCTACTAACGATGCCTTCAACCATCATTAACACCAAGATTGTGCTCGTCCGCTGGACGGGCACAACTTTAACCTTGCCTTCCGGCTCCGGTGCTATTACCGCTGCCCCGTGGGTGGTCAACGTGGATAAAATCGTGTTGATTGGCCCCCGCAACGCCACCACGGGCATCAACGCCAAGACGGTGTACACCGGTAAGTATGGCGGCAAAACCCCAGGCGGGGTGTTGGGGCAGCTCGTGAACGGTGAAACCTACGAGGTCTACACCGGGGGCAACCCCGTGGTATCCTGGGAACTGCCCACGTCCATCAAGATCAAGGAGATAGTGGAGGGAGCAGGTACCACGCCCGCCCCTACCATTACCTCGTTCTCGCCTACAACCGGCTCGATCGGCTCGACCTTCACCATTACGGGCACCAACCTGAGCAACGCGCTGGCCGTGGCAATCAACGGGGCCGTCGGCCAGATTACTAACAACACGGCAACCTCCCTTACGGCAACCGTTTCGGCTATTGCTACCACGGGCACGGTGAAGGTATATACGCCGGGCGGGCCCGCCACGAGTAGCGCTGTCTTCACCGTGCAGGGTGTGCAGCTTGACCCGCCAAGCGGCTTTTCGGCCAACGAAAACGGCGCGGGCACCATTGCCGCCGCCTGGGATTCGGTACTCAACAACAACGGCTACGAGCTGCAAGCCTCCACCAGCACCAGTTTTCCCGAAACGGCTGCGACCAAGACCGTGCAGGTGCTGCCCGACTTTGGCGGCGGCTCGATTACCGGCCTGACCGGCGGCCTGACTTACTACGTGCGCGTCCGCGCCAAGGGGCAGTTGCCGAACTACACGAACTCGGAATGGTCGGTGATTCGCACCGTGAACTTGGCCGGGGTTCCGCAACTGGTAGCGCCCACCGGCTTTACGGCCGAGCCACAGTCCTCGTCCAGCATTGGCACGAGTTGGAATAACACCTCGACAGGCAATACCGGCTACGAGGTTGAGTACGCCCTAAGCGCCAACTTCAGCCCCTCCACGAAAGTATCGACGGCAGCCAACGCCACGCAGCTTTCCATTACAGGTCTGACAGCCTCGACCCTCTACTTCCTGCGCATCCGCGCCCTGGGCGCCTCGCCGTCCGACTACACCGCCCCGGCACAGGTAACCACCGGCAACAACCTAGTGGCCCCGAACGACCTGACTGTTAGCGCCGCCCGGCTGGCAAGCTGGACCCCAATCCAGGGGGTGAACTACGAATATGAGTTCATCGAAGCTCCCGCACAGGAGCCGGCCTTGCCCACCGACCTGACGGTGAACGAGGCCACCGGGGAAGTTTCCTGGACGCCGCAGCCCGGCACCACTCTTGAAATCAACGACTCGCCCGAAGCATAATGGCCTTTACTCCCGCTCCCTCTATTCCTTTCACGGTACCCGGCACCACGGCGGGCACGTTGCGAGTACGCCCCGTGGGGGGCACTGCCGTTGCCACGGCCGCCGTGCCCGCCACGGGCGGCGGCGGCAACCCCAGCATCGACCCGGACGCACAAACCTACCTAACCAATGCGGGTTTCGCCGATACGGGCGGCCATGCGTGGGATGCCTTTTTTAAAGGGCTCAAATCAGCGGGTATCTACCCGAAGCTGAAGGCGGCCTATCCCATTGGCGGCAGCACGGCCTTGTCGCACAGCCTGAACATGGTCAATCCGCTCAACACGGATGCGGCGTACCGCCTCACGTTCCCCAACGGGGCCGTGCATGGCAACAGTGTGATGAGCTTTGACCAAAGCGGTAACGGGCAGTACGCGGAGACCCACCTGAACGTATCCGAGCTGGACCCCGACAACTTCGCCCTGGCCTTCAACACGCCCTCAGCTATTTCAGAAAGTGCCTCGGAAATAGCGGCCGTGCTTAGTAATGGTCAACTGGTGGAATTGCAAGCATTTTTTAATGGAAGCGCCTTCTTTGAGGCGGGACCAGCTACGCAAGGCCAAGCCGTGGCTTCGTCGGCAGGATTGACAGTCGGCAACCGGCCTGAGACTCGCCATGATATATACAAGAACGGGTCGTTGCTAGGAGGCGGTCAAGTAAGTGCTCTGCCGGGAATCACCTTTACTGGCTCTGACTTCAAGTTGGGCAGCCGCAACAATAATCAGTTTTCTGATAAGGTGTTCACAGGCGCTTATTTCTTTAGCCAAGCCCTGTCTGCTGCTGAGATTCAAAACTTTACCACCCTGGTTCAAAACCTGGATACGGCCCTGGGTCGCTAATTCTCCCTATTATGCCTTTAACGTTTGAACCAGCGCCCTTTCCCGGGTCGGATGGGAAAAGCCGCTACACCTCGCCCAACACGGACAAGCGCCGCATTACCCTGCGGGCTGTTGACGGGACCAACACCATTAGCATTGTCGTGCCCCAGCGGCCGGCCGGAGGAGGCGGTACCACGGCCACGCTGAGCAGTATCGACCCGGAGCCGGAGATGGACCCCGGCCAGTTAGAAATGCGCCCCTTTACGTACCAGTACTATAGCCAGGCGCAGGAAGACAACATTCCCGTTCACGATTCCACAGCGGCCGTACAGGCGTTTCTCGATCAGAACGGCCCCAAAACGCTGACGTGGAACAAGGCAGCCAGCGTGCGGACCCTGTTGCTCAACAGCGACACGACCATTCTTGCCACGGCCGACGACCTGACGGTGGGGGCCATGCTGCGTAGCGGCACCAACAAGGATATTTTCCGCAACAAAAACCTGACCTGGAACCCGGCCGCCATTATCGACCAGAACATCCGCATCAGCGGCGGCAGTTGGAACGCCAAGGGCTTTGACCAGACCTGGACGGCTACCGAGGGCTTGCCTGGGGTGCTCAATTTCCGGGGCGTGGACGGGCTGATTCTGGAAAACATGCAGCTCGTGCGGGCCAAGGTGCAAAGCGTACACCTGCAAAACATCAAGAATGGCCGGGTCAGTAACTGCCACGTCAAGAACCAGGAAGGCCAAATCTACACCGATGGCTTCCACCTGAACGGGGCCATTGACGGAATGGTCATTGAGGACTGCTCGGTAGAAGGCACCCACGATGACAAGATTGCCATTAACGGCAGTTCCGACCCCTACAGTTTCTCACTGAACAACCTGCTCAATACGCCGAACGCGCCGAACGTGTACGACGCCATGAAGACTTACAGCGGGCAGAAGAACATCACCGTGCGCCGGATTGAGGCCATCGGGGGCCGCTGGTTTGTGCGCATCCTGCCCGCCGCCTCGCTCATCGAGAATGTCTTTATCTCGGACCTGTTCGGCTACACGCACGACTACTGGCTGACCTTCGACAACTTCTATATCTCGGCCGGGACCAGCCCACAGGCCCAGCCCGGGCAGACGTACGCTAAGAACATCAACTTCACGGATATTCATGTGGACTGTCTGCCCGATGAGTCCGACCCGGATCTGAACAAGAAGGGCACCGCCTTCGTGGCCTGCAACACGGATGTCGTGAACTTCCTGCGCGTGACGCGCACCGACTACACGGCTAACTGGTGCTCGTGGCGGGTGATGGGCTACAGCCACACTACCATTACCTACAACGACGGGGTGGAGCAGGACACGGCGGCGGGCTCTACGTTCACGGCCCCAATCGTGCAGCTTGATACGCTGGTGTCGCACCCGCGCCTGACGGCCGCCACCATTGAGATCAAGAACCTGACGCACACCCGCGTGGCGGCTACGGCCTCGGGCTCCTGCCTGATAAAGATGGACCAAGCCACCATCGGTACGCTGGACCTGGCGGGCACCACGGCCCAGAACCTGGAATACCTGCTCAAGATGAACGACGGGGCCATTACCACCCTCGACCTGACCGGCACCAGCCTGAGCGGCGGCATTAAGCCCGTGTACCTGGAGGCCAACAGCTCGATTACCACCATCCGCTTTGTCGGCTACGGCGGAACGCTGGCAAGCCTGGTGGCCGGCCCCGGCGCGGCCAATGTTGGCTCACTGGCAACGGCCTAATCCGCTGCCCTCAATGACTCCCACGACTCAGCAGGAGTGCTCCTGCTACCAGAATACGAGATATGACACAATGGGAGTCCTCCCGATTAGAGCAGCTGCAGGAGCGGATCAGGGTATTGGAGCAGCAGGTCAAGAGCCTGGAAGGGCTGCCCGAGCAGGTTCGCAAACTTACGCGCCAACTCACCCAGGCCCGCTTTGACCTCGCCAAATCCATGCGTAAGCTCGAAGCCGCCACCGCCGAAAACCAGAGCCTTCGCGCCACCCTCGACATTCTCGACAACGGCGTGAAGGAACTGCTGCTGGCTACCGTCGGCAACGTCAAGTTCGGGCAGAAAGGCATTGTACAGAACCTGGAAATCTTAACGCAGGAGGTGGCCAGCATCAAGGAAAAGCAGCGCACCACCGACGCCACCGTGAACAGCCTCGACGGCACTCGGCGCTGGCTGCGAGCCAAGGCTGCTATGTGGCTCGGCGGCGCCGGGACGGCTATCGGCTCGGCCATCTGGTGGGGTATTACCCACCTGGAGCAGATTAACAAGTGGATCAACCCTCAGAAATAATGAAACTCCCGACCCCAACCGAAGCCAAAGAAAAGACGGTTTCCTGGCTTGCCCGGAATCTCTACATCATCCTGGCCGTCAGCGGCGTGGTGCTGGTTATCAGCGCGGGCGTGCTTTGCTTCTCCGTCAACCGACTCGAAGACACTGTGGCCGAAAATCCGCCGCTGACCAAGAAGCAGGTGAGGGCCCACGAAAAGGCCATTGCCGCCAAAAAGGACAGCGCCGTGAAGCTCCAGGCCGCCGCCGTGCGCCGCGACAGCGCGGCCACGCGCAAGCTGGCCAAGGTCACGGCCAAGGAAAAACACATCGACAGCCTTTTACTCGTCAACTATGAAATCATTCGCACTCGGCCTGCTGCTTCTGCTCAGCAGCTCCACCGCATTCTCTCAAACTACGGGCGCACGAAAGCCGACACCGCTCAATAACATCTGCCTGACCCCGCGCCAAGCCCAGGTTGTCAACGACTCGCTTTACCGCTTTCAGGAAGTCAAGCGGGCGCTGGCCAGTGTGCGGCAGACTAGCCGGGAGAAGACGCTGCTGTTGGCCGAGCAGAAGAAGGCCACGGCTGAGGCACTGCTGGCCGCCGACCAGTTCCGCCAAGCCGGTAACCTGCAAGCCGCCCTGACGGCCAGCGCCCGAGCCGAATCCAACCAGTGGAAGCTGAAGGCTAAACGCCGCTTCTGGGTCAACGTAGCCCTGAGCAGTGTTGTGGTCAGCGGAACCGCCCTCCTTATCACCCGCTAAATGAAACAGCGCATCCAACGCCCGCGCACGGGCTTTCTCGAAGACGCCCTGGGCAATAGCTCCTCGGCCATCCTGGTGGCTTGGCTCTGCCTGGGAATGCTCTTTGCCATCATCATTCGGGGTATGTTCATTGGCTCCATCGAGCAGGCCAAAATGTACCAGTACCCGCCCCGGGAAATCACCATTTGCTTAGCTACCATTATCGTAGGAGCCTTCGCCCTGGACAACCGCCTAGCCTTCGCCGTGGCCAAGGGCGACGCGGGCGGGTACGAGCAGGTACCTGAATCACAGAGCAACACCACGCTTACCGGCGACAAGCCGAACGTTACTGTATCCGGCCCCGACGGCGGCCCCATTGCACAAACCTAATGGCAACGACAGCACAGCTTACCAAGCGCTACGGCGCAGCCTACCCCCGTTCAGCCGCGTTTGAAACGCGGTGGATGGAAATGTACACCCTTCCTATCTGGCTGAAGCCACATTTCGCCACCGTCTACGAGGGCAAGCCGGTAACGCGCATCTGGATGAACAAGGATGCCATCGAGCCTTTTGAGGCGGTGATGCACGAGTTGGTTTGCACGGGTCTGATTCACGAAATTAAAACGTATGATGGCTGTTATAACCCGCGTCTGATGCGGGGCCTAAATACGCCCAGCGTGCACAGCTGGGGGCTGGCCTTTGACTTCAATGCTAAATTGAACCCCCTGGGCAAGGCGCCTTACGGTCCAGGTATGTTTACCCGCGAATTCGTGGCCGTTTGGAAAAAACACGGCTTTACGGCCGGCGCCGATTTTGGCAAGGGGCGTAGTGACGCCATGCACTTCGAGTTTACCCGAAAAGCGGTATAAGTGCAATTTTATTTTCATTCTATCTTCAAAAACGAGATAGAAATACCAAAGAATCTATTAGCTTTGAGAGGGTTATAGTCACGAGGACTGTAATCCTCTTTTTTTCAACGCAACGCCCTGTATGGCTGGAACCCCACAACCCGGTTCGGCGGCAGCTATTGCCCGTCAATTTTACAAAACCCATTCCCACCTCACCACCTCGGATGCGCTCGTAAAGGCAATGGTCGAAGATCCGGCCTATGTCGTTGAGCCTACCCAGTGGGACGCGGTGCGCCGAGCCTTCCAGCGCATCCTGCAGGGCGCCGTCACCCTGGACGGCCACGTTATTCCTCCTCACGAACGGGAAGCTCGCAATGAGGACGAGGAGCCATCTGTTAGCATCGACGCCGAGGACGAGGAGCCCTGGCGCGTGGTCGATGAACACTACGAATGGGAAGTGAAGGGAGCCCACGGCCGCCCGGCCCGTCATTTCCGGTTGTCGGTGGAGCAGGTGGACGAGCTGTTTTTCAATTACAGCAAGCACGGCCTGAACCTGAGTCAGACGCAGGTTATCAACAAGTTCCGCCTCTCGACTTGGCAGTGGAACAGCATGAAGGCCCGCCTGATGCTCAACAAGCTCAGCAACGTGTTTTCTCCCCACACCTGGGACACCACCGCCCCCGAGCTGCGCGAGAAGATGGTGGCGGCCAAGATTGCGGTGCGCTACAAGGACACGGGCCTGATTATCGAGCAGCAGCACCACGCCGCTACGCACAAGAAGTACGAGAAGGTCATTCAGGAGGCCGAGCAAACCAAGTTCCTGAACGACTCGGTGCTGGTGGAGCTGGCAGACCGTTTCCCCGAGGCCAAGGTGCGCTATCTGCTCCGGGCCCCTGTTGGCCCGTCGGCCCCGAACGTGCTGGCCTTCACCCTGGCGGACACCCACGCCGGTGCCAAAATCAAGAACATGATTCGCTCGTTCGACTATGACCGCGAGCAAATGTATGACTACGCCGACCAGCTGATTGCCGAAGTAAACGCCGTCGGCGCCGGCCAAGTCTGGCTGCTGGGTCTGGGGGACTATATCGAAACGCTCACGGGCCTGAACCACCCCAACAGCTGGAAGGGGGCGGATCTGTTCGGAGCAGACGCCATTGCCCACGCCTACGAGTTCTTCGTGTACTTCATTGACCGCATCGTGAACCTGCGGGGCATCCTGTCCGTTGGCGGCAACCATGACCGCATTACCTCCAGCGCCAAGGAGGACACGGCCGCCCAAGTCGCGCAGGCCGTATTTTACTTCCTCAAGCTCAATTATGGCAAGTTGCTGGACATTGAGTTTAACCCAGCCCTGGTTACCCGGGAAATCGACGGCATCAATTATATTCTCAAGCACGGCTACACCGGCGACGTGAGCAACGAGAAGAAGGCCACCGACCTGATAGCTGATTTCCAGACGCGGGGCGTGTTTACCCTGCTGCTGACGGCCGACAAGCACACCCGGGGCGTATTCCTCGACGGCAACCGCAAACGCTGGGTGCGCAGCCCGGCCTTCTTCACGGGCAACCAGTACTCGGAAGACCTTGGATTTACCGGACTCGCTGGCTCCCTGCTGATTAGGGCCGTGAAGGGCTTCCCGCACATTGTGGACGTGCCCCTGATTCCGCTCGACAAGAACAACACCTTCAATCGAAGCGCCGCGTAACAGTCTATCTCGATATTCGAGAAAAAATTGTTATTTCAATCTTGACTTTAAAGATAGAAACGGTATATTTGGGCCTCTTCTTTCCCCGACCAAGCATCGACTGTCACTAACCATTCCAGCCATGAAACGCATCTAGCCAGCGCCCGTGTACGCTACGGGCCCATTTCGCATCACACCGAGGGGCGCATGAAGCGCGTTTTGAATAACCGATAGGGTCGAATCCCTTGGCGTTGTAAAGTAGCAAAACGTGACACCTTGCGGCCTGGATAGCCGGGAGAAACCGGCACACTTAGCGAAGTAGCTCAGGGGTAGAGTACTCGGCTCATAACCGAGGGGTCCGCAGTTCGAATCTGTGTTTCGCTACACCGCCGTAGGCGCTTAACGTCGTGGTCCTTCGCGTAGGGTAAAGATTTGACTGTAGCTTAAAGGTAAAGCAATTGGCTCTTGATAAGCCAACATTTGTCGTATCGAAATCGACCAGTCAAACCAAACACCTTCGTCGCAGTATAGGCAAGCGGCTCGTTCTTTGGTGGGTGGCTCCCACGCGAAATAAGCCAACCCGGGGTGTGGTCTAGTTGGCTATGATGCCTGCTTTGGGAGCAGGAGGCCGCAGGTTCGAGTCCTGCCACCCCGACTGTGTTAGTAGCTTAATTGGTTAGAGCGCCGCACTGTGAATGCGGAGGACAGGGTTCGACTCCCGCTAACACCCTTTACTTGCACCCGGAGCCAGTGGAGGCTCCTTGGACTCCAAATCCGAGGGCGCGTTGTTCGAACCAACGAGGGTGTGCCATTTTTCACGCATTTATTCTCACGACATGGCAATCAAAGCACCCAAAGCACTCCCTACCGGTATCGTTCTGGCCGTCTTCTTCCTTGCCACGCTGGCCGACTACTACCTGATTACGCCGCTGACCTTCGGCTGGCTATCCTACGGCTCGGGCTTCGTGGCACTGCCCACTTTCCTGTTTGCTGTGTATGGCGCTTTTACCAATGAGCGCCGGGCTGAGCATCGTAATCAGGGCGAGCTGTAATGCGGCACACCATCAAGCAAGGCAAGCACCAGGACAACCGCCTGTTCTCTTCGTGGCCGCATCTGGGCCGCAAGAGCATTTCGCGGTATGTCACCTTCGGGGAGTCCTGCCGCTACACGCTACCGCAGTATAACAGCCTGGACGTAAACAAGCTGTTCGGGCTGAGCTTCGGCTTCTTCGCCGTGCATGAAAATTCCGCTCGCTTTGGGTGGCGCTGGAACGAGCAAGACCAGTGCATCGACCTGCTGGCGTATTGCTACGTCAACGGCCGACGCAACTGGAACGAGCAGATGGAGTTTCCGCTGGTGGCCCAGGTAAAGCTCGGGCAGAAGGTTCGGTTAACAATTGAGAAGTGCTTTCAGTGGTCTTCTGGATCTAGTTTGCCCAAGTATGCCTTTCTCGCTGAAGACGATGGATTAATAGGTTGTATACGCGTGGTAGACACAATTAGCGTTCCACGCTATGGCCTGACGCACTCCCTGTATTTCGGCGGCAGCCAGCCAGCCCCGCATGATATTCATATCGAAATCGAAAAGTAGCCGTGGACTTCCTTTGCAAATTCTTCTCGTGGCTCTATACGCCGAAACAGCCCGGGCCCTCGTTTCAGGATGCGCTAAACTACATCCGTCGGGAGCAGCAGCGTCAGCAACAGTGGTTTGATAAGGCCGTGGCCGAAAAACGCATCCAGGACGCGGCCAACTTCGAGCTGCACCTACTGACGTGGAACAAGGCGCGGCGGGACTTGGAAGCAATGCAGTAGAATACAGCCGCCAATCGAGCGGCTGACAGAATAGAGAGGTTGGCAATTGCCCCTGGATATGTAAAATCCTCCTTGTTGTGCGGCTTCGGCCAAGCATGTGCTCTGCAAGGGCCGGGAGGCCAGGAATGAAAGTTGGCTTGCAGAACGTGGCTTGCGGGTATCCAATCCCGCCCTCTCTACAATACAAGGGCTGAAAATCAGGTTGCAAACTGAATGCGAAAGCAGTGCCCTCGTGAAATTACCTGCTGTTGGAATGTGTGGAGCAGGTTCCCGCTGTGAAGCGGAACGCAAAGTGTCCTTGGCTGAGCCAAGTGGAAGAAATGCAGCTTTGCTAAAAAAGCCCCGCCGTAGCAGTACGGCGGGGCTTTTTGTATTAGGGCAGGGTAATGGTCTTATTGACTACCGCGCTCTGGCTCGGCTGGTCCCAGGCGGGTGGGCTGGCGTTGTCCCAGGTAACGCTGGAAAGAACGGTAGTGCCGCGTACCAGCTCGGCCAGGATGGTGCCGGTGCCTTTGGTCGGCTGCGTGCTGGTGTAGACGCCAAACTGGACTTGCTGGCCCTTGACAAACACGGACTTCTCGTTGGCTATCTGCTTGGCCGGCGAGGAGGCTCCAGCTGGCAGGGTAAGCGTCACCGCATCCTTCAGCGTGCCTACTTGCTGCACAAATGCCTTCTGGCCAGGCTGCACGTTGTCAGCCGTCACGCGCAGGTAGACTGTATTATCAGTCGCTGGCGGGGGTGGAGGGGTGGCTGGCCCAGGGTTCGACTCTTTACTGCAGCCGGCCAGGGCTGCGGTCAACAAGAGGGTGTAGAAGAGGGATTTCATCGGGCGTACAGGTATAGCTTGCCCGGAAGATACGTTGGTTTGCGCAATAAAAAAGCCCGCTGGTTAGGCGGGCTTTTCTCTTTAGCGGCTCTTGGCAATCAACACCCCTGTGAAGAGGGCCAGCGCATGCCTGTTAATATTCGGGGTGTGCAGGCCGTGGTCGATGGTCAGGGGTGGGTCGAATACTACGGTTTGCTGAGGGTCTTCATATGCCGTCGCCCTGTGGCCAGCCTCGTTTTCCCATACGGAACAGGAATAACTATTGTAGTCGGTGGGCTCGCCCCAAGAATCGAACATTGTGAAGCCCGTCGGCCGAAACCCCAACTCCCGGAGTCGCTGCCCTCTGTTTATTTTGTTATTGGGTGCGTCCATGTGTTTTCAATATCCATTGTTTGAAATGGCGGGCGCTGGCCTGGGCACGGCGCCGCGTTTTTGTGCTTACGGGGTAGGCTAATCGAGGTGTTCCGGTGCGGCGTCGCATAAGTCTGGCCGCCCAGGGCGCGTAAGCCTGCGAGGGCTGGGTGTCGTTGGTGCCGAGGAATAATAGGGTGATTTCCATTTCTTATGCAGGTGTAGAAAGTGATTCCTCAAAAACGGCTGCCAGGCTGATTTCCTCGACGGGCGGCACGGGGGCGAACCGGTCTTGGTTGAAATTTGCCTCTGGAAAGCCCGGCGCTACGTGCTCATTGCGAATCTCCTCCAGCAACAGCCCGACGGCGTGCGGGAAAATGCAGTTCTGGCGCACAGTGTAGATCGGGCCGCGCTTGGGCGCCTCGATGTTCGGGTTCTGGACCAGCAGCAGGGTAAAGTCGTCGTTGGTGCAGACTATTTGCTGACCGACGTGGAATAGGGGCGTCTTCATTGTTCTTCGTTTTCAAGCAGTAAGAGCTTACAGGGGCAAATGCAACTTGGCTGCGGCCTCGCTGGATGGGTTGACTTAGATGGGGTCGTAGCTACCATCGACGTACTGATAAGCCCACTCCTTCCAATCATCAAAGAGGTATTCTCGCTTCTGATTGTCACTGAGTTGGTCCCAGTGAGCAGGCACTTCTACCGTTACCGTTTCCTCTCTTACCCCACCTTGGCCGATATGGACAGTAAAACGGGCTTGGATTTCTATAAAATCTTGACAATCTGAATCCTGGATCATGGTCTTGGGTCTTTGTGAGGGGGGGGGCTAAAGAGTGCTGAAGGCAATATATTGGGGCAGTTCCGGCAACCCCTGGGGGACGTGCAGGTGGGTGATAGTGCGCAGGACGCCGGGAAACATCAGACTGGCTCTGCACAGGTTGCCGCGTGCGTCCAGAAAGATTTCCCGGCTTTTGTCCTGCGGCCTCGCTTGTGGGTACATGCTCAGTATTGAATGATGATGGTGTGGAATTTTCGGCAGTGCTTGCAGCGGTAGGCCAACGCCTCGTACTGCTGAATGAAGCGGTTTGCGTGCTCGGCGTCCTTCTTGGTTTTATACTGCGGCTTGCGGTGGCAGGCCAGCACGCTGGCACGGGGCCGGTCGGTGCTCATGCGGTCTTTCGGATGTACTGGTCGGGGGTCAGATTCACTGCGAAGTGCTTGGAGCGTAGGTAGGCAATAGCCCTTAGTCCATCATGTAGGCTGCACTCGCTTAGCCCGTAATCATCATTGTAGAGGGTGAATAGCTCTGACCCGTTATGATGAAAGACAACGATGTATTTGTGCCCGTTAAAGGATTCAGCCCTTGCTCTAGCCCAATCGTATTTATCTGGCCCTATGATTTTTGCTACTTCTACCGCTGGTACTGTCCCATCTTCTAAGGGAATGCAGAGGTCTTCAAAGGAGCGGAGGACCGGGGTTACATATTCTAGGTCGTGAAAAGAGGTGTAGCCGTTCGCTCCCTCCTTTTCAACTTCAACGCCAACAGCCCCAACCTGAAGCCCGCGCACCCATGCGCGAAATGAGTTGCCACTGAAGCGGTTCATTACTTCCACTTCTAGGGTGCCCAGCGGGTAGGCTTGTAGTATTTCTAGGGTAGTGCTCATGGTTTTTCTGGATAGACCAAGATGCGGCCGGTATCGGCCCACACCTTGGAGGCGTGGAGGGTGTGAACGTGGCTGTCGTCAATATGAAAAGCATCCATCCACAACTTGCTCATGTTGTCCACATCCGGTTTCTGCTGATGCGGCTTACCGCGTAGCTGGTCTTTCTTTTTGTTGGACCAGCTGGCTGGCATGGATACTTCGAAGCAAATGTGCAGGGTCGGCCCCAGCTCGTAGCCCTGCTGCAGGGCCTGGGCGCGAATGACGTCCTTGGTGGCCCGGTAGCGGGCAATCACCTCCCGGGGCGGGTTGGCCCATTTGTCTTTGCGCGTTTGCCGTGGGGCGCCCATTGGCTCGACTATAAATACTAACGGAGCTATAGCGGATTCCGTCTGTATGCGGTCAATGAATTCCTGCACGGCCGGGTGCGGCACCACTTTCGCCGTGGGCGCCGGCCGCTCCGCAGCAGCAACCCGCAGGTGCGGATTGCGCTGGGTGAGCTTGTCGAGTTGTTCTTGGCTGAGGCCGATGCGTGCCATTACCTACTTCAGGTCTTTAATGTCGATAACGACGGCGCGACAGTACAAGTCTTCCTCTTCCTTTACATCGAATTTGGCGTGGGGTAGGGTGGTGATTACGTCCCACTGGCAGTCTTTGGCGGGTGTGATACGAACTAGGTTATGGCGGTCTAACATAGCACCAAGCGCCTTATACAGGTGAAAGTCGTCCTCAATTTCCCGGATGGTTTCACTGTTGTTCTCGATAACGGAAAAGCCTGTATTATGCTTGTAAAACACGGCCTCCACACCATCCCAAGCATTAAGCTCATCATCTACTGCTCCGCGAACCTCCATTAGGTCGTCAGAGGCGCCGAAAACGACAATCAGGCCCGCTTCTTCAGCAATCTTGGCCCACTCCTTATTCACTTCGTCGCGGTACTGGCAGCCGTCTAGGCTGGCGGCTAATTGTTCTTTAGTCATGGCTGGGTTTGTTAAGCCCCGCCAGTAGAACCGGCGAGGCTATTAAACAATTGATAATCAATCACTTGCTAAAACGGCAGGTCATTATCCTCGTCGTTGGCGGCGGGTGCTGCGGCTGGCTGAGCCCGCAGGTTCGGGTTCTTGTTGGCGCTCTGGGCGGGCTGCTGGCCCTGGCCGGGCGTCTGAATCTTCCACGCATCGAGCGAGTTAAAGACGCTGACCTGGCCGTTCTTGGTAAACTCCCGGCCGCGTAGGTTGAAACTCACCTCTATTTCCTGGCCCACGGCGTAGGGGGAAAGCAGGTCGATGCGGTCATTGGTCACCTGAAACTTGATGGTCTGCGGGTAGTTGCCGTCGGGTACCGAAATAGCGAATTCCTGCAGGCGGAATTTCTCAGAAACCTGACGTTCTTCGAAAATGTGGCTGATGGTGCCGGTGGTGGTGAACGAAGTACTCATGGGGTAAAAGGGGAAAAAGTGAATGGAAAAAGTGAAATGTTAGATTATGGCTTTGCCTCGTAGAGAAGGCCGTTTTCAAGTCGAAGCGTTTTAATAACTCCGGTTCGGATGTAGCGAGAAATAGAGCCGGTGGCGGAGGGCTCGTTGCTGTAGTGATGCGAGATTCGCTTGATAGCATCCCGGAGCCGAATGCCCGGGGAGTGACGCACGGCTATTTCCAGGTTGCGCAGTGTACTTTTAAAGGTGGTCCACTGACCGCCCCGGTTGCTGCCGGCCTGCACTTCGCTTTTTTGCTCCTCGTGGAGCTTTACAGGTAGTGGTCGGCGGTTCAGGCGGCCCCGGGAGCGAGTGCGCATCATTTGCGTTTCGTGTGACTTGGGGTGAAGAGAAATCACACCGAAGCCAAATACCTGCCCGCATTCTTCAGCGAAGCGCCAGGACCGCGTTACTGGCCCGCCTTTTGGCGCGGCTACAGCCACTGAGCTGTAGTGGAAGTAGGCAGCGTTGGCGCGGGCTTGGTCCATGACGGCCAAGTTCATGGATGTTTTCACCTCAACAGCCCAGCGTATTCCGTCCCGAACGGCTACAATATCGGCGCGTCCCACGGGTGTTTCTACCTCCTGGTAGATGGCCCAGCCGTCCTCGGTCAGGCGTGCCGTGACAATGGCGCAAAACGCTTGTTCTTTATTATCTGCCATAATGAGGTGATTGAGAGTTTCGAATAGCTTTTTGAAGCAGGGTGCGGTACTTCTCGGCGTCCTGTAGCGCGGCCTCGATGGCGGCCACGGCTTGGGCGTGCGGAATGACAAGGCCCAGGGGCGAGGCCGTCGGCGTGGGCAGGTACTCGTGGGGCTGCTTCATGGTCAAAAGGGAATTTCGTCGGTGGCTTTGTTGGGGTCCAGGGGCGGGAAGCTGCGGGGCGCGTCGTCCTCGAAGGTGCTGGCGGGAAACTTGTTCTCCGGCTCGGGCGGCACTTGGTGGAAGCTGTTCCAGTCGGGCTCCGGCGTGTAGAAGCGGCCGTACTGGATGTCGCACATAATCGTTGGGTTGGCCGTTGGCCCGCCTCGGTGCTTGGCAATGTGAATCTCAGCGGTGCCGGCTGTGGGGTTGCCCATTTCGTCCTCCGTGATTTTGTAGGCTTCTGCCCGCCACGGAAAGATTACCATGTCCGCGTCCTGCTCCAGGGCACCCGACTCGCGCAAGTCGCTGAGCAGGGCTTTCTTGTCTGGCCGGTTTTCCACGATGCGGCTCAGCTGGGCAAAAGCAATCACAGGAATATTCAGCTCCTTGGCCAACTGCTTGCATCCCCGGGAAATGGCCGCCAGCTCCTGCTCGCGGTTACCTGCCTTGCCGCCCTCGCCCTTCATTAATTGCACGTAGTCAATCATTATCCACTCAATGCCCTGCTCGGCCTTCATGCGCGAAGCCTTGGCCCGCAGCTGCGAAATGGTTAGGCTGCTGTTATCATCGAACAGTAGTCCGTCGGTGCGGAGCTTCTTCGATTTGGCACGCAGATCGTCTAGTGTCACGCCGTCGGGTAGTTGGCCCTTGGTCAGCTCGCTGGCCGTGCACAAGGTTTCCAGGGCAATCAGCTTGATGGCTAGTTCCTGCTCGCTCATTTCCAGCGAGAAGAAGGCGCCGGGCTTGCGGAAGTCTACTACCGCGTTGCGAGCCATTTGCAGGCCCAGGCTGGTTTTGCCCATACCTGGCCGTGCGGCAATGATGATAAATTTACCGCCCTGCCAGCCTCCGGTTACTTTGTCGATTTCCTCAATGCCGGAGGGTACGCCCACGAGGCCCTTACGGGTCATGGCATCCTGGATGGCCTGAAATGCCGGGTCGTATAGCTCGTTCAGTGACTGCGCTTTGCGCGTGGTCATGGCATCGACACAGGCGCTGAGGCCCTGCTGAGCTTTGGCCACAATTTCCAGCGGCTTCTGGGTGCTGTCCTGCACGTCGCGGATCATCTGCTGGGCGGCGGCCAGTACTTGGCGGAGCGTGTAGTATTCGAGCAGCTTCAGACAGTGGGTTTCCGTGTCGTGGTTGCTGTTGACCCGGGCCAGCGTGGCAATGGCGTTTGGGCCGCCAGCAGCGGAAAGCCGGCCCATCGTGCGCAGCTGCTCGGTAACGGAAAGGTAGTCCACGGCCAGGCCGGCGCCGTGCAGCTCCACGGCCGCTTCGTAGGCAAAGCGGTGGATGGGCTGGTAAAAGACCTCGGGCGCTTTGAGTAGAGTGAGGGCTACACGCAGGCCGTCGGGTTGGGTAAGAATGGTGTTGAGCACAACCCGTTCCACATCCGTAGCGTGCGGCGGCACAATGGCTGGCAAGGCCGCGCTGGTATCGGCTAGGGTGGTAGGTTCGTCTAGTTCGGAAAGGTCAAGCATGAGCAGGCATGGGGTAGCGCGTCGGATAGGTGGCCTGGTACGTGGCCGGGGCATTGCGCAGGTGGACTACGCGCAGGATAGACATATAGCCGGCCAGCAACACGCTGGGCCACTTTTCGTCTGGGAGTTCAGGGGCGTATTCGGTCAGGGCATCGACGGCGCGGAAGAATTGGGTTTCGAAGTAGTCGGCCTTTTCGACCTCGGGAATGAGGGTGGCCTTCATTTTCTCGGTGACTTGCTGCTGGTGCTCGACGGCAGCCCGCATGTCGGCAAAGAGGGCGTTGAACTGCTTGGCGGCCTCCACAATGGTCTTGACCTCGCGCTTTTCAATCTCTATGGACTTGGCCGTGGCCTCGGTCTGGGGCTGGGCTTCCAGGGCCTTGATGCGGTTGCGGCGGCGCTGGGCCTGCTGCAGGAAGGGCTGGAATGCTTCGTGCAGGCGGGCTTCAAACTCGGCAATCACGGCTTAGTCGCAACTGGCCGACTGGCCCCAAACGACTTCAGTATCTGTTTTAGAGTCTATCCCCCCTGGGCCATACCCCCGCGAGTCTTGGCCCCAAAAATATCCAGCCACATCATTTAGAATAGAGGCATCCCCCACATACTGAAACGTCCAAGTATTCCAGCCATAGCCAATCTTTTTGCGGCCTGTAACGGGGGCTTGAACTACTAACGTTTGGCCCGTAGAGCGACTGATAGTGGTAACACCACCTTTGCGAACGGCATATACTTCAACCTCTTGGTTGTATAGCTTTCTCCAATAATGCTGCTCCAACTCATCCCCCGCGCCGGTTGCAGTACTGGCCGTTTGACTATCCATTATGCGGGCTGCTTCTCGCAGTACATCAATTATTTTGGCTCCCCTATCAAGATAAGCCTCTACATGGGTGTACTTGTAAAATGAGCCGGTGCCGGGCAGGCGCGTGTTGTCTGAGGGTTTGCCGGTGATTTTGAGTGTGCTCATAACAGGGGTTGTGAAGGGTTAGCGGGTAGGTTGTTGGGCGTTGCGGGCTCGCAATGCCTCTACTTGCTTTTGGCGCTGCTCGGGCGTAAGACCAGATGAGCTGGTCTGCTGGCTCGCCATCGGCCGGCCGGTTTTGAACTCGCCTTTCTCCAGGTCGCGGCGCATGCCTCCGCGAATGGTGGCCAGCCAGTCGGCCTTGGTTTCGTTGTTGCTGTCCGACCAATCCAGGAAACTCTCGTGGTAGTGGGCCAGGTCGGCGGCGGCGTATTTGGCGTAGCGGTCCGGATTCTTGGCGGCGGCTTCCGTCCAGGCGGCCGTGAACAGGGCCAAGGTGTTGACGGCTGAATTCCGGAGCAGCATCTTGGCCGTGGTGCTGATTTTCTTCTTTGCGGCCGGGGCGGGCGTTGGCGCCACCGGCACGGGCAAGGTTTGCAGTTCGGCCACTCGTTGCTGCAACTCGGCTATCAGTTTCTTCTGCTCCTTCCAGGCGGCCACGGCCTTGTCGCGTTGCGAGGTGGTCGTTTCCAGCTCGGTAGTCAGCCGCTGATTTTCGGCGGTAAGCTCCTGTATCTGGCGGGCCAGCACCGGAGTTTCGGTAACTTTTGGAGTTTCGGTAACTTTTACCGGAGTTTCGGTAAGATTTGGGTGAGTTTCGGTAACTTTTGAGAGAGTTTCGGTAACTTTTCCCAAATCGGCCCGGGGAGTTTCGGTAACTTTTTCCGAGTATCGGTAACTTTTGCGGGCAGTTTCGGTAACTTTTTCGCTGTCCCGACGGCCAATAGCCTCGACCAGTAAGGCAGAAGGCAGGATGCTGCGGGGCGAGCTTTGCACCACAATCAGGTCCATTTCCACCAGGCGCTTGAGGTGGCGGGAAACCATTGGCTCGGTCATGCCCAGGGCCTGCACCAGCGTCTTGTTGGTTACCGTCAGGCCGGCGAAGTGCTGGCCGCAAACCTCGGCCAGCGCCTGCTTGGGAGCTGGGTGCATGCCGGCCACCGAGAGAATGAAGCCCCGAACGGTTTGCTGCTCCGGCTCGGTGCGGGATACCGTAAGAACTGCGCTAGGGTGCTGGAGGACGGCGGCTGTCATGGTGGGCTAGAACAGTGATTGTTGGTTTGGATTTGGGCGGGCTATGGGGCGGCCCAGATTCGTGAAGCGGGTGCGGTCAAACCGGGCGTCCAGCTGCGCATTTAGCTCCTTGCTCCACATTTTTGGCAGGTGCGAGGTCTGCGTGGGGCCCTTTCCCCGCATAAGGCGCCGAACTTCTTGTTCGGGCGTTCCGGCTGGTATCTCGGCCAGTAGATCCATGATCTTAGGGCGGAACAGCAGCCGCCAGCGTGACTCTTTCATGGCTCAGGCCGTTACAGACTCCTTTTTAAACTCTGCTAATAGCACTGGCCACAGTTCTTCCCAGAAGTGTCTGAAATGTGGATTGTCCTCGTAGCTTAATTCTGGTATACCTGACGTATCATACAGAAAGCTTTCAAGGTGAGTGGTGGCCTGTATAGCCGCGACTATGGAGTTGTTTGATTCGTGTTCTAATTCCGTTATCTCATCATAGATCTGGCGGGCCTCGTCTTGTGTTAGGGCTTCCTCCCGACGGGCTTCAATAAGGTCTTGCTTATATTGCTTGACGGTGGCCTTTACATTTATCCACCGCTCGGCGCCAAACTTGGAGGCAGCATAGTCATGGCTTATGCCTTCCAAAAACGCCTTGAAATCCGAGCCGGCTGCTCCCCAATAGTGTTGCCAGTCGCCATAATCGGAGGCTATTTGAATACGACCACCACGGCTGTTGGCGTCAATTGTAATATCAGCCCAGGCGAACCCGCCGTTGACGCTGCGAATCTTGTAGCACTCTACTGTGCTTTTCGCTACTGTGAAAGATGCTTCGTTGCTCATGGCTTAAGCGGCAAGTTGAAGAGTAAGGGTTTTACCAAAACAGAATTCGTTGATAACGGCGGTCATTTCGTGCTCGTCGTAGTAGTCGGAGCGGAAGGAAAGCAGCGCGTAGTGGGAGAAGATGGCGGTGCACAAGGTCTGGCCGTGGGCCAGCAGGGTGAGGGTTTGTGTGGGGCCGCCCTTGGTGAAAAGCAAGCGGTCCGCCTCGGGGAAGTGCGCCCGCATCAGTAGTTGAGCCTGATGCAGCCTCATGGTTGCTTGGCAAGCCAGTTTGCTATTTTCACCGTGTGGCGCAGCTGCCTTACAATGTTGGTGTGGCAATGGTAGCACAGCAATAGTTGGCTGTCAATGGTTGCTAACCGCCAATACTTGTCAGTGTTGGTATTGTAAATGGTGTGATAATCCCGGAAATCGTCATCGGACACTAAGTCAATGTGCTTGTTGCATATTTCACATTTACTGTTTGCTCTGCGCAAGATCTCTGTTTCATCGCGCTTCTGCTTGTCAATGCTTTCCCTCACTTCCGCCATGTGGTTGGCTAGTCGATTGGCCTTAGCTCGTTCACATCGAGCTTTTACTACCTCGGGGTTTTGCTTAATGCCTCGACAGCTTCCGGCTTTGTGGGCTATGTTCATCAAATCTGACTCCTTGTGGTGCTTTACGTAAGAGTCAATCCAGTATTGCTCCCGCACAATCAAGTTGTCAACTTCGCAAATCTCAAGAATGGAAGTGGTAATAACGCCTTCGCCGTACTTATTATAGAAGTTCTGAAGCTTAGCCGAGTGGTGCTTATCGCGCTTTAAGCAATGAAAGTGAAACGACATGCGGTTTCTCACATGGCAGGATGAGCCGATATAAACCCTGTCATCCAGCGTATTGCCAATAAGATAGACGGCTGCAACTTTGCCCTTGATTTCGGGCCACATCTTGCGAATTTCCATTACACAGGCTGGTAAAAAATGGTGATGCAAATTCTAGCTCAGCTCTACAAACTGACGATTACCAATGGTTCGGCTGGCTACTTGGCCGGACTTGATCCAGTTGTATACCGTTTTAGGGGTAACATACTTCATCCTGGCATACTCAGCTGGTGTTACCAGCCGATTCACATTTACGGTAGTTGATTGTGCCATTTGTGAAATTTTCGAGCAAAGAAAACCGGACGAGTGCCCGGTGTTTCGATGTGCTAAAGGTAGAGAAACTTCTGATTCTATCTTTATAATCAAGACAGAAAATTTACTTTTTATCTCGAAAATCAAGATTGGAGGTTTTTTCGCTTAAAAATGGCGGTCAGGTGCGTGTTAAAAGGTAACTCAATGCCTGTGTCAGTCTTTATCCGCTCCTGAATGAAGGGCACCTGGTGATGGGACCAGTGCATGGGCTCGTAGCCCAACGGAGCCAACACGGGGCGTAAATCTGGCAAGGCGAAATAGTTCTCCTGCAGCTCACGTTGCCAGTTTTCAACATACGGGTATTTGAGCAGAAACTGAACGTGGTTGGCCACTGCCGAAAGCGAGGGCCATTGCGTAGTTAAGTGCTCTTTATAGAGTTGTGTAAGCCCTGCCTCTGTCAGTGAGCGAGTGGGGCCGAGGCAAGCGCCCTTTTGCCCTTCCTGCCAAAACATATCCCGAATGATGATATACTCCACGCCGGTAGCCGCCACGCGCTGCCACAAGTCGTTCATCTGCCCGGGCTGGTGGGTGTAGGTTTCGTGTAGCACCGAGGAAAACAGAATGGCGCTCGGGTATGGCGCGGCTCCGCTCTGCGCCAGCATGTCTAGGGCCGGCTGCTCCTCGCGGAACTTCCAAATCCAAAAGTCCTCTGGAATGCGGTCAAGCATCTGCTGGTCAATGTCGAACAGGGCCATGCTGCCAAACGAAAACCGGCCCGCAAATTCCTCTCCCGCCAGCGCCTCGGCCATCTTGCCATCGGCGCAGCCATAATCCAGGATAGTGCCCAGGCGGGGCAGGTGCTCGACAAAGAATAACTTGTGAGACATGCTGCCGGCCATTGCGGCGCAATACGAGTCGTGACTAAAGATCGGGGCCATTGACAGGGGGCTTGGGGAGTAAGTGAAATCCTTGTTTCCAGTAGGGGGAAAGCTCGTCGGCCAGGCGGGTGACTGTTTGGTGGGTGGCCTCGGCCGCCAGCACCTGGTCTTTGGGTAGCCAGCGGTAGCGCGTGCCCTCGTCGCAGTGATGGCAGGCCGTCGGCAGCGGCTCGCCCCGTAGGTAGCCTTCCCCGGCGCAGTTGTCGCAGGAGAAGGCTACCAGGATAAATACGTGGTCTGGGCTACGCGGCGGCTGATTCGCCATTCTCACGGTCTTCGATGGCCTTTTTGAGCTTGGCAATGGCAGACGCCGCTTTGTCCTCATCCAGGCGGTTGACGTTCAGCAGCATCTTCGTCTTTTCCTGCCGGGTAATTACCGGATGGTTGAGCAGGCGAATGATTTCCTCTTTCTGCGCGGCGGTTGCATACGCTACTGCTGGCTGTGCTGGGGCCTCAGCGTCTGAAATTTCGGTGCCAGGGTGCTCGGGCTCCGTCGGCACGGCTTTCATGGCCTTGGCTTCCGGTTTGGCCTCACCACTTTTTTCCGCAGCAACGGGTGGAGCGGCGGTTTCCGTAGCCAGCGCGTTGGCCTCGGCTGCCTTGATTCGATTGTTGGCGGCCAGGGCTGCCGCCTTGTACTTTGGGTCCGTCATGTAATCCTTGACGCCTACCTGCTTCAGCTCCTTTTCAGTAGTGGCTCCTTCCAGCAGAAGAATAGCAGCATCAATGGCCTTTTGGGCGGCCAGGGCCTGCTCGCGTTCCAGCTCGGCGTTGCCTACGCTGTCGGCGTCGCGGCCGGTGGCAATACCGAAGGTGCGCAACAGCAAGTACTTATAGCTGTAGGTCATGGCCTTGCCCACGCCCTTGTCCTGGCTGTCTACGCCGGTGCCCGACGAGGCCAGAATTTCAAACTCAGTTGGATTGTCCACGTTGACAATCTTATACTGTGTGTTTACGGTAGTCAGGCTGACCACCTTGCCCGGGCCGCGCACATGGTCTACCAAGTGGTGCTCCTGGCCGATGGGCAGGATAACCAGCCCGTGGCGGATCATGGCCTCGCGCACGTTCTTGGTTACGGTTTCCTCGCTCAGGGCTTTGTAGGAGCCGGCGCCGCCCGTGGATACCTCTTTGTCCTTTTGCAGGTACTCCACATCCTCCATAACCGCCCGGATGCGCTGGTAGAGGTTTTTGGTATTGGGTTCTGTCTTCTGCTGGTTGGCCATTTACTTTTGAGTCAACAGGTTGAAAAGTGCCGCGCCCAGCAGATTCCGGGCGCGGCGGTGAGGAATTACGACTTATAGAGTACGGCTACACCCAGCGAGGTGAAATACTCGGCTTCCTTCTTCAGCAGTTCCTGGCGCAGCGAGGCGTCCAGGTCATACAAGTCCTGCGAGTCGAGGAACAGCAGCACGTTGTTGCTGCTCGCGTCCACGCCCACATCCACTCGAATGATCTGCTTCTCGCCACCTTTGAACACGGGAGCCTGCAGCTTGAAAGAAATCGGGTCGAAGCCATCAACCACCGTCTCCAGGCTTTTCTTGGCATTGCCACTGGTGGCCAGATTGTCCTCGGTAAACTTGGTCACGCGGGCCGAGAAGTTGTTGAGCCGCGCCATCAGCGTAACGTGCTCCTCGCGATTCGGAAACAGGTGGCCCAGGCGCTTGACCACCTTGGCCAGGTCCTTGGAGTCGTATTTCTTGGTCGCGCTGTTGACACCCAGGTCCACCAAGGAGGTTTCGGGCTCCAGCTTGCCGGTAATGGTATCGGTGGCGTGCTCTTTTTCGTCCAGCACCAATGTAATGGAGCCAGCGTCCGTGTCGATGGTTGCCGTGGCCCGCTTGGGGTCGTAGTTGCCTTCCTTGGGCTTGAGGAAGCTGCTGGGCGCGTCAATGCGGCCGGTATAGGTTAGGGCTTTGGGCTCGCGCTCGGGGGCGCCCTGAACGTGCACGATGGTGTGGGTACCGGGGGTTTCGAACGTGAAGTGCTCTGTGGGGGTAGTAGACATACGAAAGGTGTTATTGATCTATGGAAAATAGGGACAGGGGAGGGGGCGGGTAGGCTTAGCCTTCCGTGCCGGAAGCGCCGCCGCGTGAGGCAAACATATTCTGCTGGCGCTCCTCGGGCAGCAGGCCACGGCTATTAATCAGTTCGCCGGCGCCGTTGTAAATACCCATCCGGCGTGCGTCGTAATCGGGAATGTAGTAGAGCTTACCGGTTTCGTTGGTGACACCCGTGCGGGCTTCCTGGCGCAGGGTGCTTAGCTTTTTGTTCAGGCTGCTGGCCCGGGCCTTGAAGTCATCCATCACTTCTTTCTTCTCCACGGCCAGCTCGTCCTGCTTGTCGAGCAACTTAACAGCCTCGTGGCGACGGTCTTCGATTTCCGCGTCACTCAGGCGCCGGTCATACTTTTCGCCGTCAACGACTTTGAAGGCTTCGGATTCGAGCATGTCGCGGCGCGTCTGCTCATCAGCATTTGGATACAGTAGCGTTTCCATTGGGTAAGGGGTTGGAGTGAAAAAAATTAAGAGAAAATCTTGTAGCCCAGCCAGATGCAGGGGAAAATGATGCAGAGTAGAAAGAGGCCGATAACGCGGGTGAAAATGGAGTGATGTTTCATCGGGGCTGGTCGTAAGCAGAGTCGTAGTCATTAAACAAGTGCATGCGCATGGCCGCCGTAAGCCGGCTGGCAGTGGCCCGAATAACCCGGATGGGTTTTACCAGAGGGGCCGGATGGGGAAGTGGAGCATCGACCAGAGTATATACAAGACGGCGCAGAGCACGGCGCCGACGGCGAAACGCTGTACCAGTTCGCGGGTGGCGGGCCGCAAGGCGGGCCGGGAATTGCCGTTTTTCATTTGCTGGTTGCATAGTATTGTGTGAGAAGGGAGTGAATGGCGGCTTCGCGCTGCAGGCGAATAGCGGCTTGTTCCTCGGGCGTGGCCTGGGCCAGCTGCGCATCGAACGGCCGGCAGACGGCGCGGAGTCGAATAATGGCCGCTTCGTTGAGGTGGTGTTGGGCGGCCAGTTGGCGCACCAGCTCGGTGCTTTCAGGGTCCGTCCCTGGTTCGGCGGGTTCGGGCTGCTGGTGGCTGAAAAGCGAGAGGGCAAGCAGGAGTAACAGCATAGTGTGTTTGAATTCTGTGTGGGGCCCGGCGCTATGTCCAGTAGCAGCCGAGCTTTTTGCTTGGGGGTGTTAGCGGGGCAGGATAAGCCAGTCTTCAGCCAGCACATCAGTTTGTGATGCAAGCCACGGAACCACTTTGTTGTCAGCAGTTTTCATCAAAAGGAAGTCGCTGATTGGATAGAAGTCGGCGCCCGTATCGGTGATACCTATGTGCTCGATGCGAGTGCCCTCGTCGCCAATGTGTGCGCAATAGCCTAGCTCGGAAATATCATTTGGCACGACTTCCCCATCGTTAGTATCCACGGTGATGAAAGTCGAGTGACTAAACATTATCAGCCACATACCCTTGCCATTCCAGCCCGAGCGAGTGATTTTGAAACCGTCTTTTGCGGCTTCAATGGCCGCTCCGAATGTTGTAGTGTTCATGGTCTGAGATTTTGTGGTGTTGTTCATGACGTAGGAGGTAGAAGAGGTTAGGGAGGGGAAGAGGTGTTAATTGGCCGAAAAGGTTTTGTTGTCTCGGTGGGCCTGATACAGGGCGTCCTCCAAGTTTTCCAGCGCATCCTCGGGGGTGTAGGCGCCGGCCGCCTGCTGGTGCATGGCATCCGTCAGCAGCCGGAAAAAGCAGCTGTAGGGGCCGCCTTCACTGCGCGGGTCGTGCTTGGTGTAGATGTGGTTTACTCCGTAGCGGGCGCCCAGGGCGGCGGCCTCGGTGGCAAAATCGGTAAGCAGCTGCTTCTGTGAGGTGCGTTTCATTGGAGTTGCTGAGTAGGCGGTGGAGCAATAAGGTTGGCCTGGGCGTAGGCCAGGCAATCAGCCCGGTTGTATTTCACTTCACGGCTGCCCTTGGTCGGCGGCAGCACCCGGATGGGTAACGTGTCTCGGTTGCGCTGCTCGTAGAACCAGGCGCGGCTACGGCCGCATAGCTTCATGGCCTCTTTCTGGCTGACCCATTCGGCCTGTCCTTCTTTGAGCGTCTGCACCTCCAGGGCCAGGGTTTTCACGGCCGCCAGCAGCTCCTTAAATAAGGAGTCGTGGTGTTCCACCTGCGTAAAGGCCAGGGAGTCAGCCTGGGCCAGCAACGAAGCCAGCGGGGTGGGGGCGGGGTAACGGGCAGTCATGGTCATGGTTGCGCGGTTTTCAATTTTGTTGCACGTTCTTCAAGGAAAGTTGCAACCTTGTTGATTTGCCGTTCCTGGGAACGTTCCCGCTCCTTTACCACCTCCATTGCCGCCGTGACGACTCGTGCAACTGTAGGCGTGCCGATTATTTTCCCGGTGAGGACAGCGTGCACCGTGGATTTTTTCACGCCTGCTTTCTCCTCAATCTTCCTTCTTTCGCCTTTCAGCAGGGATTTGCGCAGCTTTTCAAGATCTAAACTCATCGGCTGGTTCTATTTTGAAGCGGTTTTAACAACCTTTGTGGAAGCGCGGTGGAACTTTTTTGGAAGCCGCGTACAACGATTTCTGGAATAGTTGCGTACCTTAGTTGCATCCTCATTGGAAGTAGAACAAAGTTGCAAGATGTGCGCAACAATTCCTAGTCAGTTGCAAGGAAATTGTCTAAAAAGTTGCATATTCTTCAATCTCTCCAATGCCAACCACGCCAAGTACCATAAATATGTTAATCCAGCGGATTTTAGAAGAGAGGAAGTTGCGCAACAATAAGTTCGCTGCAATGCTAGGAGTAGACAAGTCTACCGTAACGCGCTGGGTGGAAGGCAAGAGTTTTCCCAAGCGTGATATGCGCGAAAAGATTGCGCAAGTGTTCGATTATCCATTAGAACAATTGTTATTGCCCGACGAACTGGCTATGTTGCACGGTGGAGACGTGCCGTTGGTCGAAAACAATGTTAAAATTGTACCAGACGAATACCCTCGCGCGTTTGCTCTCGACCTACCTTACATACCTATTGTGGCCCGCGCGGGCTTTGCAGAAATGGCTTCATCCAATGTTATTAAGTCGCTCGCCAGCCTGGATACATTCAAGCTGACCCTAGCCAATGATCCGGGAAACAAATATGCTAATTCCGCTATCTTCGAAGTGAACGGAGACAGTATGGAAAAGACCCTGCCCCACGGCTCTAAAGTGGTGGCAGACCTCATTGCCGAAGCGAAATGGCACTCCATTTACGAGCGGGTAGTGATTATTTGTTTTGGAGAATACCTAGTTATTAAACGCATCCACGGCAACGATTTGTCCACCCAGGGCTTCCTGATGCTGCACTCGGATTCGGAAACGCCCATGTCTCCGTACCCCGTGCCCCGCAACCAGATACGCTCCATGTGGCTGGTCCAGGAGTTCGCGGAACGGGCTCCGATTCGCTAAGCTGTTTTTTTACTTTACAGGGAAGTTGCGTGCAACTTTTACTGCTGCAACCGCTCCGGAAACGGGGCTGGCTCCCTGCTTACACCCCATTCCTTTCCCTGATTTCCTATGGCCGCTACCTGCAAAGCCATTCTGCGGCCCGCCTTGCAACCGGGTGGGCCGCGCCCGGTCAACTTAGTGTTTACCGTCAACCGCCAGGCCAAATACCTGAGCCTGGGCTTTGCCGTCCCTGAAAAGGACTGGAACGAAGACGGCAGCCTGCAGAAGCCGAACTGGATTCGTAGCAAGAACACGGGCGCCGAGTCCTTCAACAAAACCATTCAGCGCCGCCTCAAGCTGGCCATGGCCTGGATTAACTACGACCCCACCCTGACTTCGGCGGCGTGGCGTGATGCGGTGAAGGCCGGCCACGAGCCCGGCAAGGCCCCGGCCGCGCCCACGCCCGCCCAGGAAGACTTTCTGGCCTACTTTGCCAAGGAAGTAGCTCGCCGCAAGGTGCACGGCAACCCCCGCTCCGCTGAGAAGCTGGAAAGCATTCTCAACAAGCTCAAGGTGTACCGGGGCTGGATAGATCCAAGCATGAAGCCCGGCCGCCTGAAAAAGATTGCCGACGGTGCGGACCGCTCCCAACTGCTCACGGGCTGGGTTCCCCTGACCGAGGGCCAGCCCGCCCGCCCGTTGCCCTTCTCGGAGTTGACGGCCTCCTTTATCCGCGACTACCGCGTGTGGCTGGAAAAAGTAGTAGGCAACAAGGGCCAGACCCCGGCCAAAGAACTCTCCTTTATCAAAACCATCGTGGCCCTGGCCATTGATGATAACAAACTCGAATACCACCAGAACCCTTTCAAGCGCATGAGCCTGGGTACCGGGGAGGCCAAGGAAAAGGAAAAGCTATCCGACGAGGAGGTGCTGGCCCTGGAAACCGTGGAGCTGCCCGCCGAGAAGTGGTACCAGGTTTCGCGCGACGCCTGGCTGCTGCAGTATTATCTATTCGGCGCCCGGGTGGCCGACGTGCTGCTGCTGCGCTGGCGCACGGTGCAGCAGGACATTAAATTTCAGGAGCAGAAAACCGGCAAGTGGAAGACCGTGGCCCGCCACGAGCGCCTGGACCGGGTGCTGCACCGCTATGCGGGCCACGTTACGGAAAACGACTTCGTGCTGCCCCTGCTCGATGCCCGGGAGTGGTACACCAAATACCCCGAAGGCTGGAGCGTCACCCAGCTCGAAGAAAGCCACGAGTTCCGGGCGCACTACGTGGCCCTGCTCAAGCGCATTGAATCCTTGACCACCTTATTAAACCAATACATTAAGAAAGTAGCCACCGAGCACGCTGGCATTCAGAAGCACATCACCAACCACGTAGCCCGCCATTCCTTCACGGCAATGGCCCGCCGAAAGGGCGTCGGCTCTTTCGACCTGCGCGACATGCTCAACCACGAAAGCGTTGAACAAACCGAACGATACGCCGGCTCGCTGGAAAAAGACCAGCTGGCCCACCGCGCCCATGAATTATATGGTCCTGAGTCTCAGAACCAGTAGAACAGTTGTATAACATAAGTAGAACAAACCGTGTACAACCAAGCTAAAAAGGTGTTTATATTTGCAATGTCAATCGGCCAGAACGTGGCCGGGAAGACAATGAGTGTTCTGGGGCGTCTGAAACTTGAGTTCCCCCCTCTCTGCATTGTTAGTTACCATTTAACAGCCCCCAAGGCTGTTGAATGCTTTTAGAGGAGTGGCAGAGTGGTCGATTGCGGCGGTCTTGAAAACCGTTGACTGTTAAAGGTCCGGGGGTTCGAATCCCTCCTCCTCTGCATCTGAGTGCTTGCAGCCCCGTTTCAGCTTTGGAACGGGGCTTCTTTTTTGCCCTTACGCTAGTGAAAACGCGGTTTTTGGGCAGTAAAGGCGGTTTGAGTTTTGTATACAGCCCTGTATACAGCAATTACTTTTGGATACAACCCCCGTTGCGCTGTATCTATCCGATAACCTTCTTAGTAAAATTGCCAACCAGATTAGTCAAAATGGTTGGCCATGAAACAGCGCATGCTCATTCGATTCTTATTCCGCGCCAACACCACAGACAAGGCGCGGCCCGGTACGATTACTGTCCGTGTCACTGTCGATGGCGAGCAGACGACGCCGTTTGCAACCGAGGTGAAGGTGCTCTATAAAGATTGGAACCCAGGGCAGCAACGGGTGAAGGGTAGGGGAGAAGCCGCCGATTACGCCAATGCAAAGCTCAAACGAGTACGGGACGCCTTCGAGGAATTGGAAGATCATTTCATTCGTGAGAAAACCCCCTACACCGCCGCCGCGCTGGTGAAGCTCTACAAGGCAGGAGGCTATTCGAAGCTGAACCTGCTGGAGCTATTCGATAGCTTCCTACAAGAAAAGGCCTCGTTGGTCGATGTAGAAATCTCGACTTCGACCCTGGCCGTGTACCGCACCCGTCGTCGCTCGTTGGAGGCCTTTCTAAAAGCCCGGGAGGAGTTGGACATGCGGCCCGAAACGTTCGACCACAATACGGCCGATGCCTACTTCCACTGGCTGCGTCTCTCCAAAAGTGCTGGGAAGCCCTACGCGCAAAAGACGCTGGAATGTGTGAAGCAGGTCCTGCTTTGGGGCATACGGCGCAAGCACCTGACCACGAATCCCATGGCCGGCTACACCATGCGCAAGGCCGCCCCGAAAGAACTCATCTTCCTGGACCTGGATGAGCTGGGCAGAGTCAGCTACTATCCTTTTTCCCTACAGGCGGTGCAGCGTGCGGCCGATTGCTTCGTGTTTCAATGCTGGACAGGGCTAGCGTATGCTGACCTAGCGAATCTGCGCATACCACGGGACGTGAGCCGGGGCCATGACGGGCGCCGCTGGCTGAAGATCGTTCGTCAGAAGAGCACGATGGATAAACCCTACGAGTGTATCGTGCCACTGCTTCCCGAGGCCGAGCGCATCCTGGCCCGCTATGAGCAGCAGCTGCCGGTCATCTCCAACCAGAACTATAACCGCTACTTGAAAGAGGTGGCCGCGTTGTGCGGCTTGAGTGTGGAACGTCTGACCACGCATATCGGCCGCAAGACGGCCGGCGTGTTGCTGCTCAATGCCGGCGTGCGCATGGAAGTCGTCAGCAAAATCCTGGGCCACTCCAGCATCAAGATGACCGAGCGCATCTACGCCAAGATTCTGGACAAGACGATTGCCGAGGATATCAATCGGGTGTTCGGCGCGCCGCGTAAGCATCCGCTGGACATTGGGCCCGAGCGCCTACCGATGCGGGCCACCGGCACCGATGGCCCAGCTGACTGGGGCATCTACGGCTGAACGGTAATTGCCTGTAGCAAGGCTTTGATTTTGGTGAGAAGCTTGGCTTGGGTAACGCCTGGCACTTCGATAACGCCGGAATAGCTCACTTTGTGGGTAGTACTATCCAGGAAAGTTCTGCAGCCCTTTGTACTCGTACTTTTGAGCAACCGTAGAAGTACTAAGAGCAAGCAAAAAAAAGAAGAACGTATATGCACCGCCTCATTATCTTACTTCTTTTAGGTAATCGAGATTAGTAGGGTTGTCCTCGACAAGCATACCAGTCTCAGTGCTACCGATAACACGACCATAAGAAAGTCTGTCTACACCAGCCTTGAACATTTTCTTTCCTATTTCTTCTATAACTTCAATATTAACTTCTATGTCTTTGACAATCAGTTTAAATAGGTTAAAGCCCGCTGAAGTAAGAGGCAGGCCCTTGAAAGTAAATTTCTTTTCTTCATCAAATTCGTAGATGAAAGCAATATTACCAAGAGCGAGACCTGAACGACAGGGCCCTGTAACGGAAGCAAGTACCGTATCATGGGCAGATAGCAAACCTGCGTCGCTTAAAGTCACTTTATCTAAATGCGATATACCCTGTCTTGATAGAAACTCGCCATCGTAATCACTTAGCCCTGTTAGTAGAACCCCGGTTCCTTTACTATTACAAACAAAAGGTGCTACCTTTTTTAGCAGTGCGGCTTCGTTACTTGTAAGATTCCTTACTACCTCTAGAGTTCTTAGAGAGAAGGAACCTGGCTTTTTAATTTCACCCGCAAGTATCTTTCCAAATAGAGCGTGCATCTCTTCTGAGCTCACTTCCTGAGATATATTGAAGAGCCTTGCTGTCCAATCTGGGTTAACAGGCTCCTCAGAAACATCTTCTTCATTAGCTAGAGCTTGAGCTGCAAAGTCCTGAACAGCCTCCCTATTCAGTTGATGCAGGACGTTTTCATACATCACTCTATTTTCTACTCGCTGCTTAAGGTTCTTTACCTCAGCAGGGATACCTATGAGCTTAGCAGAGGCCTCTTTTCCGTCGAAATTCATTTCCTGTAGTTGGGCCTGTCCCCCATTAATAAACTCCATATAAGCCTTCGCCCTCTCAGTAGTTGTCTGAGTTTCGGCTGCGCCAACAGTTCGGATGCGGTGAGCTTCGTTTTCAGCTCTTTTTTTATCTAGAACAAGCACGTTGGCTAAGCATTGGACTGCATCGCTTACACGAGCACCTGCATTGTTAATGGTTTCTACCAGTTTAGTTAGCGGTCCTGATAGCCCAGCTAAATCTTTAACATTAATTAGAGACTTGTTTTCTTCGTCGGACATATAGGATAAGTTGAGAGGAAGGTCAGAATTACAACGTTACAGAAATGTCCCGAGATGTAAGTCAGGGTATATTGGTTGAAACGATCTCGGGTTAGAAACAAGCAAAAAGGAGAAAATGGATAAATACGACATCTACCCATTTAGCATACTTCATAGCCAGTTTATTAGCAACAATCTATGTAACTACGAAACTTAATAAAAAGGAGTGTAGCTCACTCACGCTTGTCAACGTTTGCACTTTGCTTAAATCTTGCGCTGACATCGGTCTTAGATTATACATATCAATAGCAGCCTTAGTTGCTCCTCCAACGAATACCATATTTCTTGGACTATTCTTATCATTATTCAAAAAATTAGTAGTGCGGCCACCTACCAAAGCTATGTATTCTATGTGTCGGTAATAATTTGTAGTCTCTTGAATTACCTGCTTTGCAATATTCAATGGAACATTAGTTCCAATCCACAATCCTCTATTGTTGATAATAGGGTTAATAGATGGATGATCTTCCTTGTTAACCGGGTTATATATATCGAAATTGTAGCCAAATGTTGACATATGTCTTACAAATCCTCCAACTTCATATAAAGTAGAGAGAACACTATAATCCAGTATTACATTATCTTTTTGAACACTATTCTCACCTAGCGATGTAGAAAGATTACCTTCTTGAGAAACATTTATCTGCCCTGAAGCACTAACATTAATAGAACTTGAACTATCATAAACCACTTCTACTGGAACAGATTTCGATGCTTCCTTATCAAAAATATAGGCTATATGTCTTTCATCTGCAAAGTCAGAAGGAGCATATAAAACTTTATTTTTATTGTATAAAATATAAAAAAATAAGCCAATAAGTAAAGTCGGAAAGAACATTAAAAACCATACGAATATCTTTTGGTTTTCCTTCTCTAACAATGGTGCTACGATAGTACCACTTACTTCTGCGATACCAGCGAAAATCGCAATAATTGTAAGAGGGTTTCTGATTAAACCTACTTTTTCTGTCATTGACGTAAGAACTGTCATAGTGGAACTACAACGTTACAAAAAAGCCCTGACCAAATGGCTAGGACTTTTTCATGTTTCCAAGTCATTCAGCTTGATAAATACAGCATAGTCTAATAGGCACTCCCTACTCGTGAAAGTGCGTGTGCTCAACATCTTGTTCTCGTCTGGGTCATAAAACACCTCGGCGAAGAAGGTGCCCATGTGGTACAGGTTCACGGCATCCTCTTCCTCCCAGCGCGTGGCCAGGAAGGTGCCCTCGGCCCAGATGACAGCTAGTTGCTCCGGGAATGGAAGTGCGCGGAAGCCGTAGTGGGAAATAGGCATCAGGCCAGAAACGTTAAGAGCAGGTACTTGCCTACTCCGAAAACAAGTAATGCCAGGAAGGCCCACTTCAAGATTTTCCTCGGCCACCGTAACCAGGGGTGATAAGCCAGAAAGTCCAGCAGGTTTTCTAACGTAGAGAAGCGTCTATTCACGAGGGTAAGAAACGAAAAAGCCCCGACCTACGACGGGGCTTTTTTATATGTTGCTAGAGGCCTCTTCTATGGCACCTCAGGCGCAATTCCTGTTCCGATCGGTGCCGAGTATCCACCAATCGTCTTTAACGCAAAGTCATTAATGAAGAAGGAGTAATATCCATCGGGCAAAAACGGAGGCTGATTCGCCTCGTTCAAGGTCACTTCCGTTGTGCCGGTATTCTGAAAATAGCTGTAATAAACGGGGCCTCCATAAGGAGGCGTCGCTCGCAGGTAGTACTCATTCGCATCAGTCAGTTGATATAACGTACCGGTAGACTGATTTTTCGCAAATGCTCGAAGGTAATCTGTACCAGCCGAGAACCGAGAGGGGTCCCAGTTCAAGGTCTGGGAATAAGGACTCGAAGATGGCTGAGTACTAGGGTAAAGGCCGGTCCCCAAACGCGTGGCAACAGGGGTGGGTAGAACATTCACAGTGGCCGACAGTGAACGTACATAATTACTAGGATCATGGTTGTATGGAACCGTGAGCGTTTTATCATCCGATTGTGTCCGGATAATTAGGGTATAGGTACCCGGGGCTAGTTGCGTCGGGATGGTATAGTGAAATTGGAAGAAGCGCGCTGAATTAGCCGAGGTATCATCACCGATATAGGTATATGCGTCATGCGCAACAAGAACCAGGTTAGATCCTTGCCAAAACTCTAGGCGGATATCTTCTGCTAGCTCAGGGTAAAGCAGTGTTACACTATAGAAAGGTGTGCCCGAGTCATACCGGAACCACGCTTGATATCCCGCTACGACATCACCATAGGCGGCCAACGCGTTACCTGATTGAGCAACAGGGGTTGGTGCTGAGCTTGGCACCACGTCTAGGTCTTTCGAGCAAGATGAAAGGAGGAGCGCACCTCCTAGCAGAAGGGCAGAAAAATGGCGACCAAGCCGCGAGTAGATAATCTGAGACATATAAATTGGCTGAAATGAATGAGGAGTAAACTTAGTTGAATATTTCTGCAGCCAGTGTGAATTATTCGTTATGAACGCTCTAAGTGAATAGTGACGGAATGAATTTCATTACCACCTTCGGCGCCAAGAAACCCAGTCCAAGTCCGAGTAGCAGCCACTTCCACCAAGTAGTCGGTGCAGTTGGCGCAGTGAGGGTGCTGCCTTCGCCTGTCGCAGCTGCGCCACCTCGCTGGCCGGCCTTACTGTTGTCGGTAGCCTGATTGCCCCGCCCCACCTGTATCGGACCGTCAGCTTTCTTGACATCGGTAGCCGAGGCGCCGGTACCGGTGGCCATGGTGCCGGGCTTCGTAGCTGAGCTGGCTGTGTTGCTGGCGCCCACCTGGTAGATGATGGTGCCCTTGTTCTTGAACTTCCCCGAGCCTTTCACGGCCGCCACGACTTTGGCCGCGGTCCGCTTGACAAACCCAGGCCTGTCAGGCGGAGCGTGTGAAGAGCCCTGCTTGGGCAGCGAGTCGGGCAGTTCGCTGGTCGGTGGTAGAATGTCGGGCGTGAGCAGGCTCAGCACGTCGGGTTGCTCAGCGTGGCGGGTAGTAGTGCAGCTGGCCAGCGCCAGCGCGAGGAATAAAAAGTAGCGCATACTGTTACAGTTTCATAAGTAAGACAAGCCCCACCCCAAGCCACACCACGGCCCCGCCGGCCATGACCCAGCGCTGGGTGCCGTCGAAGTCCCAGCGGGCGGACGTGGTAGCAGATTTGTAATTGAATTCGAACACGGCCCAGGCCTTGCGCAGGGTTTGCTCCCGGATCCAGACCCGGCCGAAGTTGTAGGCCTCGTTGTGGAAGAGCGAAAAGCTCAGCCCGGCCGCAGCCACTTCCCAGAGTAGCCAGATGAGCCACACGGGCCAGCCTTCTACCGAGCCAACTCCGATCAGCACGGCATCGATACCGGCACCCAGGGAAGCCAGCACGGCCAGGATGCGCCGCGCGACGAGCGGCTGGTGCTCATTCCACTTGAAGGACTCGGCACCCTTTAGCCCGTAGAGCAGCGCATCACAAAGCCCATCCACCAGCGCGAACAGATTGTAGAGCAGCCAGAACATCAGAGCAGCTTTTCGCCGGCGGCCTTGTGGGTCACGAGGTAGAGCACCACCAGGGTGAGCACCACGACAAGGGCAGCCACGGCCCGGGGCCAGCCTTCGGGCAGGCGCAGCTGCCAGGCCAGCACCAGCTCGAGCACGAGAATCAGGAAAACGACGATAGTAGGCAGACGCTTCAGCATGGCAGGAAGAGGTTAAAAGGTGAGTTGGTAAAGTGGTGAAATGCTAGGCAGTGACTTTGGGCACGATGCCACCGGGCACACCCAGCGCTTTGGCGGCTACCAGGAAGCGGCGCTCTCGATCAGCCAGGCCATTGGTACCGCCGTTGATGCGCTTGGTGATGGTCAGAAAGAAGTTGCCGTCGGCCAACTCGTTCAGGCCTCGGCCTTTCCAGTACCAGCCGGCCGAGAGGGCGGCGTATTGGGGACTCTCCAGCAGCACGGGGTTGGCCACGAAGTCCACGCCGAAAGCCCGGCTTAGGGCGTAGTAGTTGGCCCGACCAGTAATCTGAATCAAGCCGCGCCCCCGGAAGCGCACCCCGTCGCCGGGCAGGATGTTGCCCAGGTCCTTGCGCCCCTCGTAGGCAGCTCCGGAAGCGTATTCCCGGACGGCATCCAGGCCCACGGACTCGTGCCCGATCTGGGCCAGGAAGTGGGCGATGCGCAGCGGCGTGCTGATGTTGTAGCGGGCCAGCGTGTCGTTCAGGGGTTTGAGGAACTTGTCGGCTTCGGCCGCGCTGCAGCCGGTCACGGCCGCCAGCAGGAGTTGTTTGGTGAGTAGCATGCTCGATAGGGTTAAGGAGTAGTTGGGCCAGCTGGTGGAGTACCGCCGGCGGCTACCAATTCGGAAGCAGGTTCAGGGGCCGGCTCTTTCTTCTGCACCGCATCGACGATGTAGGGGCCGAACTTGCTGGCCAGCAGGCCCAGAATGAGTTTGGGCAGACCGCCCTCGACGACTTTCAGGGCCACCATCTTGACCACCAGCTTGCGCAGCTTATGGGTGAAGAGCCAGGCAAACACCACGTCAGCCGCGTAGCTGTAGTACTCGTAGCTGTTGATGGCATTCTTGACGGCCATGAGCACCAGCAGCGTGGCCAGCATCTTGCCGGCCGTGCGCTGCAGCTCATCCCAGTGGAAGCGCCCGCCCCGTAGTTTCACGTCGGCCAGGTAGCCGTAGCGGGCATTGAGTAGGTCCAGGGCCAGCAGCAGGAACATGGCCGAGGGCGGGCTCCAGATCCACTTGGCGCAGAAGGCCACCACGGCTGCCAACAATGTGCCGCTGAGCTGGATTTTGAGCAAGGGTAGGGGATAGGCCTTCAGCCCGAAAGCAGAAGCCACCATGTCCCGTGCGCCCTGGAAGCCCAGAAGCTTAAAGAATTCAGTGTGGGTATGACGCACGGGATTCACGGATAAGGGAATTAGCGGGGTCGACGGATTGCCTGTACCACCACCGTCGGCATGCGGCTCGGGACCGGCTGAGCTCCGCAGTGCGAGGCATCCGGATAGAAGCCGACAAAGCTGGCCGCGTGGACGATGAGCCAAGCGCGCAGCTCCACCTCGTAGCTCAGGGCCCGGCCGTCGAAAATTGCGGCCTGGCTAGCCAGTGTGCGTGGGTCCACTGGATCCGAGTACTGGCTGTTCTTTTGCCGCAGGCCCACTGCCGTAAGCGTCGTTTGGGAGAAGGGCCAGAAGTACGCCAGCGCGGCATGCACGAGCACCGGCAGCGCCTTGCTGTGCAGCTCCAGGTAGTCCTCTGTCAACTCCGTGGCCTTGTGACGCCGGGCCAACTCCGCCAGTAACGGCCCCGTAAGCACAGTCTTCAACCGCCGCTGCGCCTCGTACATGTGGGGTGCCATTCGATCCAGCCGCATATTCTCGGGCAGTTCCTGGTAAGGCTTGAAATCTTCCAGGCTAAACAGTAGATGTTCCATCCGTCGAGGCGGGTTGCGACACGCCGGCTAGCTTCGCGGCTTGCTCCAGTGTCAGGTTTTGAATAGAGAAATCCTGCAGCTGCTGGAAGGGGAACGTGCCGTCCGCTTTCTGAAAATTCCGGAACACGGCTTCGAAGCCCCGCTCGATGCTGCGCTGAGCCGAGTTGACCACTAGGGCCTGCACGTAGGCCACGGCATCCTGAAACTCCTGCCAGCTTCCCAGCTTACCTGCTATTTCCCGACCCAGCAGTACACCCGGCATTTGCATGGCTTCTCGGATGTTGCCTTTGATTGCCTCTTCATCGGTCACGTAGCGCTTGCTGGCATCCGGCGCCGTAAGCGTATCGACAGCGGGCTTGTTTTCTACCCGGTCGGCATACTGCACCAGCACCCGGCCGCCGTCGGGGCCTACGAAGGCACCGTACTTCACCACGTTCGCGTCCAGCACTTCCTGCGGCGGGCTGGCAGTGCCGAACTCGGTAATCATTACCTGCGCCGAATAGCGGCCATCCAAGTCAGCGGCTCGGCTGCGCTTGAGCATTGGCTCCGAATACACGTCATCCAGCACCGCATCAATGAGCGGGCGCGGGTGCAGATAGGCTCCGGTTCGTTTCTGGAACCAGTAGTAGATTTCTCCCGGGTAGCCCTTCAGGCCCACGAGTTCGCCCTTCTCGTTTTTCCACTCCGAAATCCGCTTCAGTCGCTCCTCGGGCTTTTCACGCGGGTTGAACACGGGCACTTTCTGCAAGCCCGAGCGGCTAGCGTAGGTAGCCCCGCGGCGCGCCATGGCGGCCGGGTTGCGCACCAAACCACACCAGCGGGTCACGCCATCGGCGTCCGGATAATAGGGCCGTACCTGCTCTTTGGGCTGGTGCAGCACTTCGCAGGGAAAACCGTTGGCGTTGATGTTTACGCGCACGGCCCAGCCTTCCAGGTAGGCAGAGTTGTTGGCTACAGGCTGTAGCAGACTATCGAGCGTGCCGCCGGCCCGGTCAATGACGGACTTGTAAAAGGTCTGATCGATAAAGCCGTTGCCTTCGATAAACTGCGCTTTGCGCTCCGCACACACGGATGCGGTACCACTGGCGGCCATGGCCGAGAGCAGGCGCTGCGGATACAGGTTGTCATCGCCCCATTTCGGGTAGTCGGTGGGCGTGCTCAGCGTGATGATGTCCGGCCGCAGCGGCACCTGGGCCTTGATTACCTGGCGCTGGGCCTGCGCTAACGGAGTAAGGGGCTTGGATTCAGAAGCAGCTGGAGCAGTGGACACGGCAAGCGAAAGAAGAAAGGGTAGCAAAAAGGCCCGCCCCGCAAGTGCGGTGCGGGCCTTTTTCAGTAATTGGAGACAGCAGCTTACTTGGCGCGGTAGGCCAGCAGGGCTTTGATCAGTTCGCCTTTGTTGGCGAAGGCCTTGGGGTCCTGGCCGTCGACAACCTCGGTCGAAAACAGGTTGTCCAACTCGTCGCGCTTCAGCGTATCGAGCTTGGCGTACTCGGCCTTGTAGTCGTCGCTGTTCTCGTCCGCCAGCGGGTTGGCGCCCGTCTTGATGGTGATGGTCGTACCGGTGTCGCCCGTCGGCTGCTGGCTCTGAGCCAGGGCTTGCAAGACGGCATCCTGCTCCTGGACAAAGGCCTGGCCTTCTTCCTCGGTAATACTGAAGTGCACGGCGGCAGCCGGGTCGCCTTTCAGAATCATCGCCACCCGGGCGTCGGTCAGGTTCTCATTGGAGAAAACCACCGGGGAGTTGTGCGGGCGGTAGGTTTGCTTGGGGTCGGTAAACGAGTACGTGCGATCTACTTTGTTCATGGCCGTAGGGGCTGGAAAAGAAGGGTTGGGGGAATCGGTTAAAGTGCGCACAGCGCGCAGGATGGCTTGGAAGGCTTCGGCCAGGCACTTGTAGCAGCCTACCCGAACGGGCTCGGCCATGGGGTATAAGCCGGCATGCACGGCCGCTAGCTCAGTCGAGTCGGTGCGGCTTAGGCCCGCCAGTTTTATCTGACGAGCCCGTTCCGCCCACTGCTCACTCACCCCCTGCATTAGGCGTACAGGGCCTCGAAGGCTGCTTTAGTGGCCGCCGGGTCATAGACGCTGTCGGTGAGCACCATGAAGTAATCTTCCAGGCCTTTTTCCTTCTCCGACGAGAGGGTGCCCTGAATGCCGCCGCCCAGGTCAGCATCCTCGCTGTCCTTCTTCAGGGCACTGGGCCGCAGGCCAGCATTGAGGCCGAGCATCTTGTAGTAGCCGTTGTTGTCGGGCGTGATGGAAACGACGCCTTCCGGATCGGCGGCCAGATCTTCCATCGTTTCGGCCGTTTCCGGGTCGGCGCCAAAGGCCACCAGGTCCAGTTCGTGCTTGTAGCCGGGGCCGTACTTGCCCGGTACCAGCTCGGCGCGGGCAGCATTGCTGCTGCCCAGGCCTTCGAAGAGGAAGCCTTTTTTGGCGGCAACCAGCGTCAGCGTGACCGCCTTTTTGATGGTGGCATGGCGCGCAACGCCGGCAATGTCGGCCTTGCGCACCAGCACGGTTTTGGGTTTCATGCCCGCTACACCCGTTTCGCACGGGGCAGAAGAGCCTTTTTTGAGTTGACGGCAAACGGCCATGTCGTGAGTCTCCTATGAGTTTCGTGAGCAGTGGCCCCGGCTTAGTAGGGCCGGGGCTGTTTCGTCTAGGATAGGCTTAGTAAGCGGCCAGCATCAGGTCCGATGACATCACCTTCACGTCCATTTTGAACATGGCGCGCAGGTGGGTTTCCCGGTCCTTGCGGTCATAGAAGGCATCGACCTCGGTAGCCGCGTCGTAGCTGTCGAAGCCGGCGCGCAGGTTGCGGCGCGTGGTCAGAAGAGCGCGGTGCGGCAAGTCGATTTTGCCGTTCAGCTTGAAGTCAGCCTTCAGGATTTTGTCGAGGTCCTTGATCTTGATGATCGGAATGTCGCGGAAGGTGGGCGCCACCAGGCGACCTTCCTGGAGCTCCCAGCTCACCTGCACCTTGTCGTTCGACTCACGGTAGTCCTGCCAGTTCTTGGCAATGGAGCTGGTGACCAGCAGAATCTTGTCATCGGCATCCTCCAGGTCGCCTTCGGCGGCATTGTCGAGGGCCTTGAAGATTTTGTAGGACTCGCCGGCGGGCAACTCCTGATCGGCCGACTGGTTGGCCGTGATTTCGTAGGCGCGGTTGTCGGCACCGGCGGCAATGACCTGCTTGAAGGCCCCATCGACGGCGTTGTAGTTCTTTACATCATCGGCACCTTTGGTCAGCTGGGCCGCCGTGATGGTTTTGTCGCCCATCAGGGCGAAGCGGTAGATGTCGCGACGGATGGCCGAGATGAACTGCTCCTGCACGAACTCATTCCAGTAATCCACCGTCTGCTCGGTACCGGCATCACCGGGCACCAGGTTGCCGGTTTTGATGCGGATCAGGGCATTTTGCAGGTCGTCCCGCTTGTAGCCCACGTCCAGACCCCAGGCCATGAAGGTGCGGTCCAGGTCGGTAGCGCACTCCTTGATCCAGGCCAGCATGGGCATGGGGTCCCAGGTGAGCTTGTCGAAGGGGATGCGGGGCGTCGAGGGCTGCGCACCGCAACCGGGGTCGAGGTGGGTCACCTTCTCGAAGCGGCCCACGAAGGGCACATCCATCTTGGCTTTGATGCCGTCCTCAATGACCATGATGGCATTGAGCTCCGGATCTTCCTGAATGAACTTGAGAATGAAGGCCCGGAACTCTTCCGGACCGTAGAAGGGCGCGTTACCCGTCACCCAGGCGTAATCGAGAATCTTGTCAGCCATCGCTGTAGTTGAAAATGAACGTGTAGAAAAGAGAATGCCTGGGCGCAGGCAAAGGCGGATGCTGGATTAGAGGCGACGGGTTTGCTTCTGCTTTTCGGCGCGGCGGTCCGCAGCCGATTGGCCTGTGGCAATGGTGGTATTCTTGCCTTGCTGCGAGGCTGTGATAACTGAATCAGGCTCGACGATGCCTGTGCTGCCTGTTGCAGCAGCAATCGTGTTCAGCCGATTGTTGGTGGCTGCCGTGGTAGCGGCTACTGTTTGCTTGATTCCTTTCACCTCATTGGCCAGATTCGTGATGGCTGCCAGCACCTGGCCCATCGTCTCATCCTGTTCAGCGCTGGCTGTTGCTTCTACCGTGGGAACTATAGCGGAAATGAGTTCAGCCGTGACGGTGATGGTATGGCCATCGGTCAGCACGTAGTCTCCGTCGGCTACTGGGTCAGAAGGCGAATCGGGGGCCGTTACCTTGTCGCCCACTTCGTAGGTGGTCCGGTCGCCTGTTTCGATGGTGAGTTGCCCTTTATCCGACTCCACGGCCAGCGCCGTCGTCGCGCTAGAAGTATCGGTGGCGGTAGGAGCCAGAGCGGTAACGGGTTTGTTTGCCCCGGCAACAGCCAGGGTCATAGCCGCGAGGGCTGCAGTGAATTTGGACATGAGCGTTTGCGCCCAGCTGGGCGTATCATCGGTGGAAGAAGCGGGAGAAGCTGCCAGGATAGGCAGCGTGGCCAAGGCCGTCACGGGTTTGAGCACGAGCGTGGCAAAGCCCAAGGCCAGCATATCCGAGGGCGAAACATTCTTTTCCTCGGCCATGCGGGCAGCAATCACCTCGGCAGCTTGCCCAGTGCGCTCCACGCTGATATCAATCATTTTCTGCTGAGCAGCCAGCATATCGTCGGCCCACTGTTGGGCCTGGGCAGGAGTAGCCCCCTCACAACCACCACGGGGCAGGTGAATCAGGCATTCGGTATGCTCGTGGATCAAGCGCGTCGAGCCAGCCAGAAAAACAATCGTGGCAATACTGGAGCACTGCCCGATGGCTTCGGTGGTAACCGTGATGTCGGGGCCCAGGGTGCGTAGCTTGTCGTAGATGCCGAGGCCCTTATCAAGCCGGCCGCCGGGCGAGTTAATCAGCACGCGCACCGAGTCGTAGGGCCTCTGCCATTCAAGCTGGGAGAGAACATCTTCCAGCGTTGTATACGGCCAGGCGTCCCCAGCCTCGCTGGAGTCACCGACAATTGGGCCACTAATAAGAACCTTCGCTTCAGACATGCTACGAAGGTCTGTGTACTATTCCGCGAACGTTGAACTACTGTATCATCATTCTGATACAGTTAGTTATCTTGGCGACGTATTTTCATTTTCGCACTGCTTATGCGCCATTTTGCTCTCTTGCTTCTTCTTGCACTTCCTTCTTTGGCTACTGCTCAAAAGGAGCTACCGAAGCATAAAGAGCCTAAGCAATCTAAGTTTGACCCTGATGTGTGGAATGTGACCTATAATGATGGGTTGCCAATTATGTATGCTCAGGCCAAGGAGATAGACCAACAGATAAGCAAGGATGCAGCCTTGAAAATGTGGGATGCGGAACGTATTGCTCAGGAGCGAGCTAAAATACCTGGCGGTGGTTACGTGCTGGTGATGCTCACTCGCAACAAACTAGAAAAGGCTGACCCGCATAATCTTACAATTATCATTCAAGATCCTGATGGGAAAGAGATAAAGCGTGTGGAGCCAGAGTCAGCCACTCCTTCAGCGCGGGCATCAGGACAGTATGTGATTTATTCTACTACTGTACCGGTGCCACTTGATGCACCACTACTCCCAGGTTCGAAAGTATTTGTAGCGGACTCTTTCGAGCACCTTCGCTTTGAATACATTGTTAAGCCTCAGTAGTCTTTTCCATACCAGCAATTGCCCTGTACACTGAGGGAACGGATATTTCCATTTCAGCAGCGACCTGACGCACGGCACCGGCGTTGTCCTCATAATAGCGCATAGACGCCCTTAAGGTCTGCCAGCGAAGGTAAACATCACGATATGCATAGGTGCGCACATTGATGCACCCGCTTCGATAGAGTGCAACCAACTGCCCTTTTTCATCCAGTTGGTTTAAAATATCAATGACTTTCATCGGTCAGCTCTTCTTTCATTGGTGGCCACCTTGTTCTGCTTTTCGCGCAACTCGGTGATATTAAGATTTGGTGCAGGCAAGGCTTTGTTTGCAGCATAGAAGCCAGGCACTACTTTATCGGCAATGGCTTGGGCCAGCTGCTCATAGTCGATTTGGCCCCCTCCGAAGCGGCCCGACATTTGAGCCATATAGCTGGCATCGTAACGAACTACGCCGCCATCTGCCAGCCGAGCCAAGGTAGAGCGGGGCATTGGGTCTCGATAACCAAATGATTTTCCGCCACCGGCTACGTTGAGGAAAGACAGTAGAGGGCCGAATTTGCGGACTGCCTCAGCCGTCATGACTGCCTCGCCATCCGAAAGCATGGCTGGGACAAGATCGTCCTTTGGGCCTCCAGGACCACGGACCATACCTCCATCAGCAAAGGCTAATACTTTGGCGGTAGCGAATGCAGCTTTTGCTACCGCAATACCAGAAAGTATAGCAGCCTGCGAAATACCAGCAATGCCAGCAGTTGGAATGTTTAAGGGGTTTGCCGAAGCATTTTTCGCAATGGCTGAAAGCTCCACAGCCAGATTGATGCTGATTTCGGCTAATGCTGCTGCTTTCTTCAGCGCCAAAGCCGCTTGCCCAGCCGCAGTTTCTTGACCAAAAGCCTGAATAACAAGATCTGCTGCCTCCCCAGCGGTAGCGGCAACGGCCAAACGCACCTGATTTTCTTGCTGGGCAATGGCTTCCTTGCGTGCTAATTCCTTTTCAAGCGTCTGTATGCTTTGAGTGGATTGTGTTTCCTGCTCGGCTACTGTTTCTCGACTGTAATCCTGCTGCACCACGATGCGAGCCGCGGTACCAGCCCGCTCGATAGCCTCCAGTGCGGCTTCATGCTGGGCCTTGGTTATTTGACCAGCCGCGTACTGCTGGTTGGTAAGGGTGCGCTGTTGAGTTAAGTTGTTTTCCAGATTAGTTAACGACTGCTGATACTCCAGATCGGCTTGCTGCTTGGCTGCTTCCGCTCGGAAACGAGCCTCCTGCGCAGCCTGCTGCTCGGCACTTTGGCGCCGGTCAATGCCGGCCAGGTTAGCAGCCAGTTCGGCCTGTATGGCCTGGGCCTTCAGCAGAAACTCTTCTTGGCTGCCTTCCCGGGCCCGGGCCAGCTGGGTGGCAATAGCAATCTGCTGCGACTCGGCAGCCTGCTCGCGTAGCTTCTGCAGGTGGTCCCGGTTCAACTGCTCGATATCGGCCCGGTACTTCTCCTCGATTGCCTTTTTCCGACTGGCCGTCAGGTCCGCTTCCGACAACTCCAAGGCCCGCTGCTTGCCCAGCTTGGCTTTCTGGAGCTGCAATTCCTGCTCACTGCCGACGACAACCTTTTGCAGGCGGGCATCAATCTGGGCTATTTCCAGATTCAGGAAGTCCTGCCGCAGTTTGCGCAGCTTCTCTTCGACTTCTTTTTGCAGGGAGAAACGCGTGGTAATAAACTCGTTTTGCTTCCCCGCCGCGTCCTCCTGAATATCGGCCAGCTCGTTTTCCGCTTCCTTCAACTCCTGGTACCGTTCCCGGCTGACCTTATCCCGGCCGCCCTCCTGGGCAATCTGGGCCGCCAGCAGCTGCACCCGACGGCGGGCCAGATCGACCAGCGTGGCTTCACGCTGCATGTCCAACTTGAAGGCCTCCTCATTGGCTTGCTTGCGCACGGCCAGGGAGTTGAATTCATTATCCCGGATGTTCTTGAGCCGCTCTACCTGGTTGAGGAGCTTCTTATTGGTATCGATGTTGTCATCCGTGTCGCGCTGCAGCTGGCGCTCGACGGCGGCCAGCCGTTCACCTGCGGCGGCGGCCGCATCCAGCTCAGCCCCGAAGGCCCGGATTTTAGCCGAGGCATTGGCTACCCCCGTACCGGCCTGCACAAAGCCGTCGGCAATCTTGGTCACATTACCCGTTTTGATGCCGTCGATGATGACGCCGATGGATTTGAGCCGGTTGAGCAGGTTCGTCTCGATGAAATCGACCAGATCAATTAGGCCCTGCTTGGGGTTGGTCACGGCCTTGAACAGTATCTCCCCAAACCCGGTAACGGCCAGATTTACGACGGCGAAAATGCCCTTGAGTGCGCCCATTTTCTTAGCCAGGAAGTCGGCCCCAGACTGGGTTTTGCTCAGGAAGTTGAACAGCACGGCCAGCCCGGCGATTACCAGAAAGATGGGAATAGCTAGCATGGCCACGCGCAGGGTAGAGGAGGCCGCCGCTCCTTGACCCATAGCCAGCGTTGCCAGCTCCTGGGCCTTCGTGTAGGTTTGTTGGGCCGCTTCGAGCTTGCTCATGGCACCGCCGAAGAGGTCACTGTCTTTGGCTGCGCTAACCAGCTCACCACCCACCCCCTTCAGCGCATCGGCATAGTTGCCCACGTTACGGCGGGTGTCACCCACCTTGCCCTCTAGTACTTTCAACTCATCGGAGAGGGCCCGGGTACGTGCCTGCAGGGCTTTACCTGCTTCCGAGTTTTCTCGTTCTACTTCGCTGAGACTATTCCAGCTAGCCGTCGTCAAGGCTAACTCCGCACGCAATTGGTTGATCGAGCCCTCTGCTTCACTAGTGACCGTGTTGAGGCTATCCAACTGCTTGGTAGCAGCAGCCTGTTCCTTGGTTTGGGCGCGAAGCAACTCGCTCAAGCGCTGGGCCTCGATGCCATACTCCTTTTCCGAGACGCTGCCATTCTTGAAGTCTGCTGTGAGCAGCTTCTGCATTTCCCGCGTCTTGGCAATTTCGGTGGTGAGGCCGCGCTGCTGGGTGCGCACCTTCTGCATCTCCGCCTTTAGCTGTTCGCTTGAAAGCCGGACTTCGAAAAGAACGGTTTCGGTGTTGTTTTGAGCCATACCCCGAACCTACCGCACAAAAAAAACCACTGCAATTGCAGTGGCCCCATTTCGTCGCGAAGATTGATTAAAACGTCGCGTGATATAGTTTATGAGTAAATTAGACTTTAACCTTAGGATAAGTGCTTGTAATATCCAGCAAGTTAATGGTTGGATTTGGTTTATGTGCCATTAGTGTGGAAGAGGCAAGTTCGCTAGTTTGGCATAATGGCTGACAATACGAAAAAATCCTTATAAGCGCTAAAGACCTATTGGGAGTGGGAGCAGTAACAACTAAGCTCAGCTAATACATACTAGAGCTATGCGGCAGTGATATAAGGCATAAGATCAATGCAAAACACATGTTCTAGAGCTGTTGCAAAGCTCACATACTCTTTATGTGAAGAAAGTATTAATAGCATACTGTCCTTGCCAACAGTGTCAAATATTAGTTTTATTCTATTAATTTGTTTTTTTCGTTCCTCAACCAATTCAAACTTATTAAATCCCAAATATTTAATAAGATTATCTGCTTCGCAATCATCCAACCTGACAACCTCAAATGTATTGGTTGCAATGTTGTATGTTATTCTATTAGTAATATCAGGTGATGATGGTAGTAAAATTGGCAAGTATGGACCTATTTTCTTTGGCTTATGTGAATTCATCCATGGCAGCGTTGCATACCAATTCATATATCCATCCTCTTGTGTTTTCTTCAAACGAGGGTCGAAATGCTCAATATGCGCTTCATCAATCTTACATATATATTTCTCCGAGTAGGCACAAAAACAGTATTGCTCGCGTAATAAAGACGACTTTATCTTAATTCTATCACTAGACGTTTCATATGATAAATTTTCAATGACTATATCTGAATTAACCAGTTTATTCAGGTACTTCATTTTTAGATTGAATTTTGGTTGAAATTATACAACGTACCAATGGTCATATATTCTTGCAGTAACTCCATTTGTCTTATTTGATCACTTTCATTTTTAATTAATAGGCTTAGTTCAATGTATCGCTCCCATTTACTCAAGCCCTCTCTTCCTAATAAACTTCTAATGCCAAAATCTTTTACAAGAATATCATTAGGGTCATCTCCTACTGGAGTTACACCTCGCTTGCTGATAATTTTACCATATTCATCAAAATCTAGAACGAGCCTTTCGTTAGCATCAAACTGTGCAGCCACAATAGGGCTATGTGTCGATACAAATAGCTGTGTATTATGGGTTATTCTAGTATACAAATCAATCAAATCATATAAAAGGTCTGGAAACAAGCTATTCTCTGGCTCATCAAGCAATAGATAGCCTTGTTGTATTTCTCTGCCAAAATATAAAGAGAACACATGTCCTAGCTTAAAAATAAAATTTCGTATACCTGTACTAAGTCTACTGTAGCTTATATTATCGCCGGTAGATCGAATTTTTATATATGCTTTCAAATTATCATTGAGTTGCACAGGGTTGTTTGCGCTCTGGATATCGAAAATCAAACCACCCTTTTCAAGAATGTTATTCCATAATTTCGAAAGTTCTTCTAAAATCTTTGGGTTTGTTTTTTCAAAATCTAGATTTACTTCTCTTACAGTTCTGTCTAGATTTGCTTCCATATTCCTGAATACTGTCAGGTCACTTTCGCGCTTCTTTATTAAATATATTATTGTTTTCCAAAAATTCGTCACTGTTTCTGAAGATACTACATGCTTGTATGGAGTTGTATGAAAAAGGCTTAATGCTTCATTTACACTAGTCTCAGGAACATCGTCCAAAGTTTTGTAAGTATTTTGATGTGTCTCAGCAGGTACAGTAATTAGTAATTTGTTTAAAACTTTGGGAGTTAAAAAATTAGCATGTTCAGACATGGGTAATTCGAATCGTACAAAATAGCTTTCTGATACTTGAAAAGCTAAATCATCAGATGACATTAAGTCAAGGATCTTGTTTTCATAATCGCTTATTGTTTCTATTTCTTGCGAAAATATCCTGCGACTTTTGCGGTTATGTCGCAAGTTACTGCCATAGTGTATGTAAAATATCTTTTCATTGCTCTGTATTTTAGCCACGCAAGAACCGGCTGGCCGAGTAGCATTAGAGGCAACAGTGTTATCGTGTATTACTTCCTCTATAATTTGAAGTAATGTTGACTTTCCTGTTCCATTTTTGCCAATAAAGCATAACTTATTCAATGGTTTACCCTTCATAGGCCCTTCTGAATATGTTAGGTCAAGAACAAACCTTTTAAATTGCTGGAAATCTCCTATATATAATTTCAATAAGTAAACCATGTCAAGACAAGTATTGGTCAAAAGTTTTTTTTGAATTGGGTGTCCTCGTGTATCACGATAAGCTTAAGCCATTATTATTGGCTAAAGTGCTTATATGTACTATACATTCAAGGTTGATTTAGCCCAAGTTTCTCAATTACATATTCGCTTATTCCCCTATTTGCTGCTGTCGCTAAGTGGGCCAGCTTGGCATACTCCTCATCAGTAAGAGATAGTGTGCGGTTCCGCTTGTGTCGAGCTGGGTCTTTAGGTGGGCGGCCCTGCCGCTTGGGTTGCTGTTCCATAATATCGAAGGTACAATAAATCATTTATTCCCATTGTAAAAAACATTGCACAAATGTTTTTTACAATGGCAAAAATTAGCTGTATTTGATCCATCAACAAGACAAAAGAGGCCAACCCCGGCAAGGGATGACCTCCTGCGAAAAACAGCCCCGGCAAAGGCCATTATTTATTTACACACCCCAAAGGTGCGCAAACTGCAACCAACGCAACCGCCCACGCGGCACCCCGACTTTCCAATCCTGAAGTAGCCAACCTATCTTTACCTTCAGAACGTCAACCGCAGCAACTCCACCGGCGTAGAGGCGTCGGCCTCTTCCCAATTGTCGATTTTATTGCAGTAGAAGTAGCTGCCTTCCGTTTCCAACCACACGGGCTGGAGCTGGCTGAAATCCATGACCTGCTGCGCGCTCAGGCGCACGGAGGGCTTGAGTATCAGGGGGCGGGCATACACAGCCCGCAGGTGCTGGTAGTAGGAGGGGAGCAGGTCAGCCGCGAAGTCCAGGCCGGCAAACGTGGTGATACGGGGCCGGATAACGGCCGAGGCCTGACCATCCTCCAAGGTCACGGTACGCGTCTGGTTGGTCTGCACGACCAGACGCGGCGTCGGCGTCTGCTTGTCATATACCGGGGTTACCACCGCTGTCCCCCGCCGCCGAAAGAAGGGCCGCCGCTTCTCGTCGTAGACAATTTCCACCGACACTTCCCCTTCACGCACCTTGTAGGTAGGCAGCAAGAGCAGCCCGCTTTCTGAAACGACCGTTGCTGCCCACGGCAGGGTCAGCACATCCTGGGTCCGCTCGAGCGTGGTGTCATTGCAGGCCAAGAAACCATTGCCCAGCTCGCTGGAGCCGTCCAGATTGGTCTCATCCTTCTTCCAGCGAAACCAGTTTTGCTGGGCCACGCCGGGCAGATGGAAGAGCCGCGGCGCGGGCTCGTCGGCATCGATGCGCGGCTGCCAGTCCGGAGCCCGGCTCAGGCCCGCTACGAGAGCCGGGCCCGTGGGTGTGAAGTGTACCGTGCGGGTGTAAGGGTCGGTTTGCTGGGTAAGCCCGAAAAGGCCGATGATGGCTTTGACAAAATCCTGCTGGGAGAGGTCGGGCAGCAGGTCCTGCAGCCGAACGCGGCCCCCGGGCGGAAAGTCCGGCAGCACTTCCACCGTGAAGTGGTCCAGCGTCAGCACGTTGCCGTTGACGGCATACACTACCCCATTGAAGGCTTCGAAACCCCACTTGGCCAGCACGCCCTCGCCCGGGCTGAGCTTGATGCGCACGTGCAGCTCCTCGCCGGCCTGCAGCAGGAAGCGGTTCAGGTTCACTGACGGCGAAACCGTCGTGTGGCCGGCCCCTTTCTTACTCTCAGTCAGCGTACCGCCGGCCAGCTCTTTCGAGCCCATGTAGAAGAAGAGTTGGGCCCGGCCGCTACCGTAGGGCGAATCCAGAATGACGTTGGTCAGAGCGCTGGCATTGACGTAGCAGGGCTCCAGCGCCTTCCAGGTGCGCGTGACGGGGTTATAGATGCCCTTGGCCGTTGGGGCGGCATAGCCGTATTTCGCATCCACCGAGTCGTAGGGCACGGTAAAGATGATTTCCTCCCGTCCTTCGTAGGCGTTGCCGTACTGGGCGTTGCCCGGGCCAATCCCGGCTCGGAGCTTGCGGGCCTTCCGGAACGCTTCCCCATAGCCGGCCATCACGGTGGTGGGCAGCAGTAGCCGGTCAAAGAGCTCGGGCAGTGGCCCGGCCCACCGGTAGCCCGACTCAGCAAAGAGCTGCTCCCAGACGGCGCGCACGTACACGCTGGGGAATACGTCATCGGTGAACAGGTGCACCTTGTCGCCCTCGGCGGGACCGCCTTTGCCCCGGTCGTAGAGGTCGTACACGTAGCCCTGCTTCCAGGAAGTATGGCCTGCACCGGTGACGGCCTGGGCATGCAGCCAGTCGTGCTCCGTCGATTCGGGGAAGGTCAACTCCTGCAGCTTCTTGCCCTCGATAGCCGCATAGAACGGCTCATTGCCGCCCACGACCTGCGCTTCGAAGCCCTTGCCTGTCTCGTGCTGCTCGACAATGGCCACGGCATTGGGCAGTACTTCCAGGCTGTTGGACTCCAGCGTACAGGGAAGCAGCTGGTAGGGCAGCTCCGTCAATGCGGGCCCGTGCTGCGCCTGTTCCAGGGCCGCACGCACCTCGGGCGTGTCGGCTAGGTTCAACGTCGACGAGTAGTCGCTTTGCACCGAGTTTACCTTCAGCAGGTTGTTGGCCTGCACCGTCACGCCGACGCGCTGCTCAGCAGTCAGCGGCAAGCGGCGGCCATCGGCTAAAACCAGAGCAGCTGCCATTACACGCGGGTCAAAGGATTACGCGGACGCAGCACGACTTCCACATCGAAAGTGGTGCGGTTGTCCGACGACGTGCGGCCGGCCGGGGCGGCCGTCACCAACACAGCGGTGAGCTGGCCGGACGCTTCCTGCATATATACCTGGGGGGAATCCAGCAACGTGGTCAGCGTGGCATGCTGGGCTGGGGTTAGATTGCCGGCCCGGAGCAACAGCTTGTCGACGCCGCCCCGGCGCAGCAGTAGGGTCGGCCCCTGCTCAGGCCGAAATACGGTACCGGCTTCTGGTACTGTGGTGGGGTCCATGTCGCCATCGAAAAGCCACGGTTCCCAGTTGCCCAGCGGGCTGAGCCAGCGCAGGTAGACGCCGTGCGCAGGGCAAGACGGGCGTAGCTGCAAGGTGTAGGGTTGCGTCATACCACGAAACTCCCACCATCTTGATACCCGACAAAATGCGCAGGGCCCGAAACGTCGCGGAGCTGGCCCAATCCGTCGCGCAACTTGCTGAGCACCCAAAAAAGCCGCCAGGGTGGACTGGCGGCTTAATTTGAGAGGGGCACATTTGGCGCTATGCGGGAGCTGAAAAGTCTACAATCGTCACGGCCGCCAGGGAAATATCCTCGATGCGGCACCCCTGCCACAGCCAAGCAATGGTGGGTGTCATCACAATGCTCGGGCCGGTTTCCATCCGATATTTTTCCACCGACAACACCACGTCCTGGGCGCGGGTGGCACCCTCTAGGAGCAGGATGGTGCGGGTCTGCTCATAGACAATGCGCAGGTACTTGCCCACTAAGGCCCGCGGGTCAAAGGCCGGGCTGTTGTTGACCGTGAACATATTGGCGCCTACATCGACCTGGCCCGCTGAACTGCTCACCTTCACATAAGTACCGAAGTGGATATCCTCCAAATCGTTGCTGTAGTTGGGCGTACCGGAGCGCGCTCCATACAGGAACTGGTTTACTCCCTGGTTGGCGTACTGGCCATCCGTTTCGGGGCCAATGAGCTGAGCAATGTCCACCAGCTTGAAGCGCTGATAGGCAATAATCGGGTGCTGGGTGTTATCCCGCCAGCCGTAGCGGTGCTTGGCAAAGCGAGGCTGGGTGCTCCCGTTGCCACCTACAAAGCCGGTAGCGGTAATCGTGTTGGTGTTCGTGACCGTGATACCCTGCGTGGCCGTAATTTCCTGCTTACGGACGTGCAGGTACGGATAATCCGGGTCGGCATCAGACACAACCACCTCGCACTGCAGATCCGCGTTGGCCAGGGTCTGGGCCTTGGTGTTAGCGTCAGCCAGGTTCACCGTGCTGAAGGCCTGACGTACCACGTCGGGGCCCGTGGTACCCGCCCCACACGAGGCCGTTTTCCGCTCAGATACCCATGTTTTGGTGATGGTTTCTCCCATCCACAGGGCCACCATCTGCTGCGCGCGCAGCACGTGGCTGGGGAAGTCGTAGTGGTGCTTTTCCGGCTCGTCCTGCAGATTCATGCCCTCGGCATCCCATACCAGCACGTTGTGGCGGGTATAGGTCGCAGCAAACTGGGCGATGTTCACGCGGGCCTGGGCCACGTTGTGGAAATCCGTCTGCGTTTTGGGCAACACTACAATCAGGTCGCAGCCATCGGGCAGCCCCACGTCGTCGGTGAAGTTGTCCGTCCACTCCGTTGCCGTTGGAATCCAGTTATCCAGGTCAGCCCAGGTTTCCCCCTGCCAGATACCTAGCTTGATGTTTTCTGGAAGCAGTTGACCACCCGCCGCTACGAAAGCCTCCTTGGTTTCAATCGACGCTGACACGGCACTGTTGTAGTAGTAGGTATCAGGCGCCGTTTTCGCGAAATCGGTAATCGGGCTGCCGTTTTTCCAACGGTTGTTGTAGAACAGCTTGCCCGTGCTCCGCTTCTCGAACTCAATAGCCAGTAGTTCAGCACCTCCAATCAGCGCTAGCTCCGCCTCCGAAGCGGTATAGCAACGGCCATTGCTGCGGCTGATGGGCTCAATTGCCTGTGTCGTTTCATTGAAGAGGAAAGCGCGAGTGCGCGGCGTTTGCATGGCTGTGTACTCGGTCTCGAACTGCCCGGCCGGGCGCGTGTCCATCCGTCCCAGCGTGCTGCCATTGCTCTGGCTGATGGTCAGGGCCAGAATGGTTTTGTTATAGGTCGAGGGCACCGCCTGGGTCGTGGCGTTAACTTTTACCGAGTAGGGAGAATCCGCGTTTGCACCGGTGCCCAGGGCCTTTACCCGGTAGTGGCGGGGCGAAGAGGCTGGCAGGCCGCCGTGGGTGTAGTTGGTGCTGGTATTGCGGTAGATTTCGGTATAACTGCCATTGGCAGTCAGGGCCGCCTCCAGTGCATAGCCGGTGGCGTTGGGCACAGGGGACCAAGCTATCGAAATAGCCGAGCTGCTAATAGCTGTAGCCTGTACGTTTTGCGGGGCCGGTAGCGCCGTGGCTACGGCGGCCTGAATCGTGATGCTCACGGCGGCCGTGTTGGTCAGGCCAGCCCCGTCGAGGGCCTTGGCCGTGATGATGAATGCGCCGGGCGTATTGGGCACGGTGATGCTGGCCGTGTACTGGTTGCCGTTTTTGACACCAGGCGCCAGCAAAGCCCCCGCCGCGTTATAGAATTCTACGCTGCTTACGGACACATCATCGGTGGCCGTGGCCGACAGAGGCAGTGAGGTACCGGCCGTAACGGTGGCCCCTGCAGCCGGCGAGCTGATACTCACCACCGGCGCGGTGTTGGCCGGCGTAGCGGCCTGAATGGTAATGTTGACCGTAGCCGTATTAGTCAGACCGGCCCCATCTGTTGCCTTGGCTGTAATACCAAAGGTGCCCGGCGTATTCGGTACCGTGATAGTGGCCGTGTACTGGTTGCCGTTTTTCGTGCCGGGGGCCAGCACCACGCCGCCGGCGTTGAGAAAGTCCACACTGCTCACCGACACGTCATCGGTGGCCACGGCCACCAGGTTCAGCAGCGTGCCCGCCGTGGCCGTGGCGCCGGCGACAGGTGTAGAAATAGCAACCACCGGATTCTGGTTGGTGGGTGCTGTCCCGAGGCCGCCACCGATGGCCGCCCCAATCAGGCGCCATTTTCCCCTTACTTTCTTGTAATGGGTGGCTGTTTTATCCGTGGTGTTGACGTAAATCCACAGGTTGCCCTCGCTGCCCAGCTCATTTTCGGGGGCGTAGGTTTCCAGGAAGGTGACAACGCCATCCTTCCCATCTTTCCCATCGAAGTAGTCCCGGTTTTTAACGGGGGTATACCCAGGCTGGCCCTTCAGGTTCAAGCGTAGGACGTAGGCTCCGTTCACTTTCTGATACTCGTCTCCGGTCAGCGTGTTGCGGTACAGGTCGTTATTGACGCCCAGCGTATTGAGCGGCACCCCAGAACCATAGCGCAGGGCCGCGGCCTGCGACACCTGCAGCGTGCACAGGTCGGCCACCAGGACAGCCTGACGGGTGAGCAGGGCGCCCAGCACCGGGCCGCCGACATTGGCCCCGGGCTGGAGGGTGTTGCCTAGGTCGAGGCTGAGCTGCACTAGTTCGGCCTGAATCTGGGCGGCCGTTTTTATTTCCAGAGTTTGGTCCATTAGCGGAAATCGTTATCAGAGAGATCAGAAATATTGAAGTCGTGCGCGGTGGCGGGTGGATCCACGGGGCCGGCTTCCACACAGCTGCCTGCGTAGGCGCGGTCGGTATCCGTGAGCCGGAAGGTGACGGTAGCGGCACAAGGCAGCACGTTTGCGGGCAAGGGAATGCGGGTGACGCCGGCGGGTAGCTGGCGGGCCACGACCAGCGTTTTGATTTCCAATTCGGCCCCGGCGGCATCCCGGTACACGAACTCGGCAAACAGGTCCGCTTCGCGCGCATCCGGCAGCCACACGGTCACCTCCTGTGGTAGGCCCACCCATTGCACTGCTTGCCCCGAGGGGAAGGCCATCACCAAGTAGGCCGGATCCTGCGCAGAGGCCACATACAGGTTGGGGTTGTTCTCATCGAAAGGCCCAATGGGAAGCGCACACAGCGCAGCCCGCTGCAGGCCTGGCGGTGCTACCCAGTCGGCAACCCCAAGCGCATCTACCTCCCGGTAGCGGTAGCGGAAATCCAGAAAGGCGGCCCGGTCGGGCGTGACAATGCCCTGGGGGTAGGCTAGCTCGGGCCGTAGCTGGGCATGCAGTAGCGTTGAGACATCCACTACTTCCGTCAGTTGCCGGGCTGTCTTGCGCAGGCGTGCAAAGGGCTGCTCATCTCCCTCGCGGGTCAGCTCTACCTCTACATGCAGGCCAAAGCGGGCCTCGTTATTCGTGTCGGTCAGGCTCGTAACGGGCGTGGCCAGCAAGGCCGGGCGGGGCAGTAAGCCCCCCACAGCGTGCCAGCGGGTTGCCGGCAGCGGATCTGGATCTTCCACCGGCGGTACAAAAGCCGTGATGGTGTAGTCCACGGAGGCCTGGCATCCGTTGGCATCCGTCACGTTGAGCCGATACGCGCCGGACTTGAGGTTGTAGAGCTGAAACGGCCCGGGGGTAAAGGCCCCGGTCAGAAACTCGGTTGTGTTATCCGCAAGCTGCGTTATCGAGACCGTGAAGCTGATCGCCTCAGTGGAAATGATAACCCGCAGCCCACCCAGGTCGCCGGTTTGAGTAGGCTGGTAGACCTGCAGGCCCGACACGGAGAGCGAGCAGTCGACGTAACCGCATTCGACGCTGTTGGCCTCGGCGGTGAAGGTGGCAAACGGCTTGTCCAGTGAGGCCCGAAACAGCACCTTGGTGTTGTTCGCCTCGCAGACGAAGGTAATCTCTTCTCCATCCTCGAAGCCTAGCTCCTCGGCTGTTACTACTGGCTTATTGACCGCACCACCTCCGTTGTAGTAGTGCATAATTTTGCGCGGGCTGCCGGCTTCATAGTACACGTCGTACAGGCCTCCGTCAGCGGCTTCGAAGTCGAAGAGCTTCTCCCCCGGGCGCGGGTCAACGGGTTCACCACCGCCGCCCCCGGTATCGACGTTGATGATAAAGCTGATTTCCCGCCGGGAATTGGCCGCGTCCTTAAAGTACACCATGCGGCTGCCGTTGGGGTAGCTCAGTGTGTAGGGGCTGGTAATCGGGTCGCCGTAGTTGATATCATTGGGCGAATACCGAACCGGCGGGTTATCGGTGGTAAAGGAGAAAGTAACGGCAGCCCCGTTGACCATCTTGCTTACCTCCAGGGTGTCAGCGCTGGGTGCTGCGCAGGCAGTGGCCGTCGCATCAACGATCAGGTAGGCATGCGGGGCCGCGTTCTGCGCATAGATGGCAATGCCGGTGGTTTCCTCGCAGAACTGTTCCAGCACCACAGCTCCCGGAGCAACGTTGTAGCCACCATCCGGCGGCCCGGAAGGGGTGAGGCGGGGCCGGTCAGGGTCAATCTTGGCATCTACGAACGTGATGCGCCGCGGCGGGCCCGCATCATAGTAGACCGAGCGTTCCGTGTTGTAGGCTTCCCAGCGCAGGCCAAAGAGATAGAGCATGGTTCTTAGTAGGCAGTAGAAGAGGTGAAGCCGGAAAGCACCTCCGAGCGAATAGAGCGGCGCACTTCCCCGCCCAGGGCCAGCCGTAGCCGGTCCTTGCTGGCGGCCAGCACGTCGCGCAGTGTGCCCGTAGGCTTGCCGAAGCGTGGATCCTCCCCGCGAGACAGGCGGGTACCGCGGCGCAGAATGGTAGTGGCCACGGCCCAGGGGTTGGCGTCCGAGCCGCGGGCCTGCAGCCAGGCGGTGATGTCGGCCACCATGGCCCGGCCGGGCTTGGCCTTGGGGTCGGCCGCCGGCCCGCTGCCCTCCTCCAGCGCCCCGATGTGGGAGGGACCGTAGAGCCGGGCCAGCTCGGGCGCGGACTCATGGCGTAGGGCGGCAATCGTGCGCCCCGTCGCCCGCTGACCCTTGGACGTAATGGCCTGGCCCAGCTCCTGCTGGGTGCGGTTGATTTCGGTATGGAGCAGCTGGGCCAGATTCATCCCTTAGCAGCGGCTGGCCCGCTCGGCGGGCGTGAGGTCGAGCTGCATCACCACGCCATCCAGGTTGGCGTCGAAGGCGTTGTAGCTGCTGACGATGTTGCGGGCCACCACCTTCGACAGGGCTGGGTGCTTCTCCAGAGCGGCCAGCAGGGCAAAGGCATCCGTGAGCAGCTCGTCCATGCGCGGCAGGCGCGTATGTGCATCATCGGTGAGCTTCGAGTAGGCAAACACACTGACGGTAGCCTGAAACGTGACCGTGGTGCGCTGTCCGAACTTGTTGACAGCAGGCGTGACCAGCATCTTATCCTCCACCAGCACCACGCGCTCCGTGGGCGTGAGCTGGTCGACAACGATGTTCTGCTCCTCCTGCTCGCCATGGGCGAAATGGCAGCCGGGAATGGCCTGCTCGGCGCAGGCACGCAGGGTTGGGATGGGGTACTGCATTTTATCGTTTCTGTTGCCGCTCCTGCTGCAAGTGCACTTGGTGGCGGTAGTAGGCTTTGTGGTTTTCCAGCTCGATCATGGTGTTGACCTCGGCCCAGCTCAGCTGGTAGAAGTAGTTCCAGCGGGTCTTGTCGCCGCCGGCCAGCGCATCCACGACGGCCAGCGTATCCCACTCCTGGCTGAACTGCCCGATGTTGGCCGCTCGCTCGGCCTGGCTGAGGGGGATGCGTTTGAGCTGGGCGGCGTGGGCGCGTCGGATGCGGTCGAACTCGGCAAAAAAAAATCCGTGAGCGGCAGCGCCTCCCGCAAGGGTACCTGGCCGCAGAGAATCTCTACCTCAGCCACCTTGTCCGTATCGTAGCCCGTACCATGGTAGGCGGGCTGCAGGATGGTAGCCAGCACCCGCAAGCGCAGGGCGGGTACGTCCTGGCCCAGTTCCTGAATGGCTGCTCCGATATCGGCGGCCTGACCAAAGCTCAGATCTTCCAACGTGTCGAGTACAGGCACCTCCACTTCGCCCAGCAGCAACTCAGTTGGCCGCACCCAGGCTTCACGGGTGGGCATCGGCTCGGAGAGGAACAAAACAGACGCCAGGGCCCGGCTCAGCTGCTTAGGTGCAGTGGTGAGCAGATCCGCAGGGGAGGAGCCCGCCAGCACCGAGAGGCAATCCTGGATGGTGGCACCCTCACCGAGGGCAGCCAGGCCGGCGGCTTGGCTTAGGGTAACAGCGCCCCACTCAGTGGGCAAGGTGTGTAGTGCGAGCATAGGCTTAACGGCGGCGGGTTGTGCCGAAGGATTGGAAGTGCGTGATGGGCGCCGCCCGGGGCTTGCCCAGGACATTCAGGACCACGTAGCGCAGCGGGTCAATGCAGTGGTTGAAAGCGTCGACGGGCTCATTGGTGGCTTTGCCCGTGGTGCGGTCTACTCGCCATTTGTAGTTGCTGAGCTCCTTGCGCAGGTGGGTGCTGCGGCGGGTGACGTTGAGGTGGTAGCGCTTCAGGATATCAAGGCCGTTGCTCACCGAATCGGCGCCCTTCACGGCCCCTTCAATTTTCGAGAAGCCCAGGCGCCGTAGCTCCTCGATGCTCTTGGGCTCGGCCGAGTCGGCAATGGTCACTTTCAGCGTGGCCGCTGGGTCTTCGGCCAGCAGGCGCCGGTGGATATCCGGATTGGTCAGGCCTTCCTCGTAGAGCACTTCATCTACCCACAGCTCGCCACCGGACAGGTACACGTCGATGGCCGTGGTCGGGTCATTGGTGAAGCCAAAGTCAATGCCGCGGCCCAAGAAGCGGGCCCCGGCCGGGATGTCCTCGTAATTGCACAGGCTCCAGTTGCGCAGCACCAGGCCCTCGATCTTGCCTGTCTTGCCCCGGGCGTACACGCGCCACAGTTCCAGATCCTTCTCCTTGAGGCCCTCAATCTTGGCCCGTTGCTTCTCCAGCAGGAACGGGTTCTGCCGGTGGTCACTGATCAGCAGCTCGACGCCCGACCGCCCGATGATTTCCTCATGCACCCAGAACTCGGCGTTGGGGTTGTAGTCAATAAAGGCCTGCTCCTTCGTGCGCAGCTCCAACTCGTCAAAAATGGGCTTGATGACGCCTTGGGCTTCGTTGACGAAGAGGAAGTCCCGCTTACCACTCTTGGCATCCTGGGCGTCCGTGTAGCTCTTGAACTCCATCACGCACCCGTTATGGAATTCGAAGATGCGCTCCGACTTATTGTAGGACTTGATCAGGCTCTGCAGCTCAGGGGTGTTGTTGTAGATGTCCAGGGCATCCCGCAGCGCGCCGGCCTTGAGGTTAGGAATGTCCTGCCCGACGACGGTGCACACTTTGCGGCGCCGCTCGGAGAGCTTCTGAAACAGGACCTGCAGAATGGCGTACGTCTTGCCCGACGACGTGCCGCCCTGATTCACCAGCGTTTCGGCGCTGCTGTTGTAGTTCTCCACGAAAAGCTGGCCGGACTTAAACATCATCAATGTCCTTTTCCGAGCGCGCAATGGGCGGGCCGGTGTTGATGATTTCCGTCTTGGTGTTGATGACCGCTACCGCACGGCTCTGCTCATTGTCCTTCTCGTAGGCTCCTTTGATGCGGGCCAGCTTGTCCAGTGCACCATCCACATCACGCATTTCCAGGCCGGTGCCGTTGGTAGTTTCCTTGATGGATTTCGCCAGGTCCAGCACGCCCAGCTTTTGAGCCTTCACTAAGTCCAGCTCCAGCCGCTCCTCAAACTTCTGTGGCCCGTCAACCAAACGAGTCGCCTCGGGATTGCGCTCCAAGGCCATTTCCCACTCCAGAATACGCAGCTGCATCCGACGGACTTTGCCTTCGGATTTGTCCATGTATTGTGACAACTCTTCTCCCTGGTACCCTAGCACCTGCGCAGCCCGGGGCGCATACGCCCGTTCGTAGGCAATGGCCTCCTGCTCCTGCTCGATGGCCAGCGACAGATGCTGCGGGACTTTGTTTTCGACCTCCACCAGCTTCAGCGTGTAAAAGTCGTCGAGGCTGGCCCGACTCACCCGATCCCAACGGTGGGCAATTTCCTCGGTGCTGGGCCCTACATCCTTCAGCTTCTCACCGAAGGCTTTGCGGATGTTAGCATTTGTTAGCAAGCGGTGGGCCTCCACCCGAACGCCGGTGCCCGTGTAACCCGCCTTCAGCGCAGCTGCCGTGGCCGAAATATTGGGGTCCGCACAGATAGCATTGACGAAAGCTTTCTGCTTCGGCGTCAATTTCTGGAAGGCGGTTTTCTCGGCGGAGGTGGACATACCACGAAACTCCAACCATCCCGAGTGGGTACAAAACGTCCATAGACCGAAACGTCGCGGAGGTGGGGTAAAACGTCGCGCAGTTTGGGAAGAAGGCAAAAAGGCTTCCTTCGTCACCTTCTAGCCGTTGCAGAGTGGCTGCGAACCTAAACCACCGTTACCCTGAACGCTTAGACACTATTCTGACGCAGGTAATTGGGAAAGTAGCAAAATACCCAAAACTGGGTATGGGAAAGGGCCCGAACTACGCGTAGCTTTGGAGCTTCCAGGCCGTCAGATAACCCGTTGGTTATCAAGTTTCTTATCGATTTCATGCCCTACTGCTCCACTTTCACGCCCCCTTCTATCTCCCGCCGTCTGCTCTGGCTCCTTAGTTGGCTGCCTGTGCTACTGCTGGCCTTGGCAATGGCCTCATCGGCCCACGCCCAAAGCCAAACCTGCGCCCTTCGGTTCAACACCCAGGAAGAGCTGAACAACTACCTTGGCTCTGGAACTCGCTGCTCCACCGCTCAGTCCATCTTTATCCGGGGCTACAACCGCAACGCCGACGGCACGCCGGACGGAGGTGTTACAGACGTGAGCGGCTTGCTACACATCACTGCTGTGACAGGGGACGTAATTATTCAAAAGAACCTGCTGGCCAGCTTGGCGGGTCTCAATGACATTGGCACTGTCGGTGGAGTGGTGCACATTCAAAGCGGAGTGGGCACGTTCGACGACTTCCCCTTCTTAGTAAGCGCGGGCGGTGTGGCCTTCTCTGGTACGTCTTTCACAGAAATTCGCGGGTTTGGACTATTGTCCAGCGCAGGGGAGGTCTACATTTCGCAAAACTCCGCCCTGCGCTCCGTCAATGCTTTTAACAACCTGCGCACGTTAACGAGCCGGCTGACCATCACCAACAACCCCTTGCTGGATAGAATTTCGACATTTGGCGCGCTCACTGCCGCGGCAGATATTCAAGTCCAAAGTAATCCCCAGCTGCAGGCAATAGTCGGCTTCAACGCGTTGCGCAGCCTTGGTTCCGTCAATATTACCGTAAACGATGCCTTGCGCACCATTTCAGGCTTTAATGGAGGACTGGTCGCTACGGGGCAAGTGGGCATCATGGAAAACCCGGTTTTGGAAACCCTGTCCGGCTTCGATAACAGCGATGTCTCGCTCGTGAACATCAGCCGCAACCCGCGCTTGAAAGAGATTGCCAACTTCAATAACAGCCGCTTTGGCGTGTCTATCGCCATAACCTACAACGCGGGCCTGGAACAGATCACCGGCTTTCGGTCGATGGCCGCACCGCCGCGGGACCTAAGTATCTCGCAAAACGTCTTGCTCGACAGCATCAGCGGCTTCACGGGTGCCACGGCCCCGACAAACCTCGCAATCGACGACAACCCTGCGCTGCGCACGCTCACGCAGGGGTTGACGTTTACCACCTATTCGACGCTGAATTATCTCTATTTGCGCAACAACAGCAGCCTGACGGGGTGCAACGTGCCTTGGCTATGCCAGCACTTGGTCCGCGGCGGCGGCGCCAACATCAGCGGTAACGCGACCGGTTGTTCGGAGGCGGCCATTCGGCAGGCCTGCACGACCCTGGCCGCGCGGCCAGTTGCCACGAAGCGGCCCGCGCCTTTCCCGAACCCAACGGACGACATGTTGCAACTGCCCGTCCGTGGTGCCTACCGTGTGAGCGACCTAGCAGGGCGGGTGCTGCTCCATGGCACCGGATTCCAGGTGTCGCTAGCAGAGTTGCCCACCGGTCTGTACTTGGTGCACACCGGCGCCGACTTCCAGGACCGCTTCCGTATTGTAAAGCGCTAGCTTCTACCTCACCTACGCAAAAGCCTCAGCCTATCAAGCTGGGGCTTTTTGACATTCGGTGACCTCGACTTCTTCAATTAACTCCTATTCGTGAACCGCTGCCCATCCATGTCCACTAGCATGGCAAAGTGGTCCTAAAGCTCAGATTGAGTTCAAGAAATAGGTTCAATTTTCAAAATTCACAAAACTCGGATTCGAGATGAGTTTCGTGAACTCCTGGCTTTGCTTATCTGCTGGAAACGTCGCGCAGTTTATTGTTCGACGTGGCGCAGCATCCGGCGCAGCTGTACCGGGCTTACCCCCAGCTCCCGAGCCGTCTCCCGGCGGGCCTTGGCCTGGGTCCACTTCTGATGCAATTGGAGAAGCTCCGCCACCCGGCGGGCGGCCCGCATGCATTCCCCGATGGGGTAGGCCTTGGGCTTCGGTGGCTCAGGGGGCATGCTGATGTAATCGAGGATGCGGCGGCGCTCCTTGGGGTCGAGCTGAGCCAGTACTTGGCGAAGGTGCTCGGCGTGCTGTTGCCAAGGCTGGGAAATAGTCTGAAGAAAAGCCATTTTGATTTTCCTATCCAGTTGGACTTCGCAGGTATCAAAACTGGCTCCATTCAGCATTTAGAGCTAGAAAAGGATAGTTAAAATTTTACAATTCTAATGTTTAATCATACTTTGGGTCTGAACGTTTCAAAATTCTATAAATGCCTGCTAGGAACCAACCCAAGACAGTAGAGGAAAATATCCCAGTTATAACCCAAGAAGAGTTCTACAGACAATATGATGAGCTTCGACCTGATTATGAAAGATTGGGAATCAATATGCAGCAAGCCATAAAAAGCTTCTTGGGCGAGAAGAAGATTCCTTATCTAGACGTCCTGTACAGAGTGAAGGACGCCGCTTCTGCTTACGAAAAAATAACTCGGAAAAATTATAATAGTCCTTTTGAACAGATTGAAGATTGGTGTGGCCTACGGGTTATATGCTATTACCCGAGTGATGTAGATCGGATTTGTGAGATTTTTACCACCGAGTTTGACGTAAAAACCCAAGAAGATACAGCTTCGAGGTTAGCCCCGCATGAGTTCGGATATCGGTCGACTCACTTTATCTTAACTATAAAGGAGTCCTGGTTAAAGCCTCCAAATTATCGTGGCCTTGAAAATCTTAAGGTAGAAGTTCAGGTCAGAACTATTCTAATGCATGCTTGGGCAGAGATAGAGCATAAGTTAGCTTACAAGAGCACCGAACAGGTCCCTGATCAGTTTAAACGACAGCTTTATCGATTAAGCGCAAAATTCGAAGAGGCCGATGAGCAATTTGAAACCTTGAGGTATGGCTTGCAGGAGTACCGTGAAACTCTTGCGAACCAAGTAGGCGAAGCCGAACCATTCCCTGAACAAGAATTTAACCTTGATGTGCTTAAGATATTTATAGATAAGCATTTTCCTCACCACAAAAGATCGAATGTATTATCTGTGAGTGACGTATTTAATGAGCTTCTTACATTAGGCTTAGGGATGAAAGAGATACAAGAGGCCTATTCAATAGGAATCGAATCACTGCCAAAACTTGAAGCAAGGTGGGTACGAGAGGCACCGCAGCATAGAACACGTCTAGCTCAAGTTGGAGCCTTTCGAATGGTAATGGAAGTTGGAAATGATGCCTACTTTAAACTTAGGCTTAGAGGGCGTGAAGGAACTGATTGGGTGCAATCAGTCATTGAGGAACGGGAAGAGCTAGCAAAAAAGCGGAAACCTAACTCCTAATTAGTCGAATGAAGAAGCCCCGCCATACTAGCGGGGCTTTTTCATGCCCGCCCCCGCTTCTTCAGCTCTGGGTGGGCGTTGATGAAGTATTTGAGGCTGCCAACCGTGCGGCCCAGGTCAGAGGCACAGGCCGCCGCCTTCTTTTGGCCATAGTTGATCAGCAGGTAATTGTAGTCGGCAGTACGGTAGGCCCGCCGGGATTGCACAGTACGGGTAGGGGACATTGGGAAAGAGGAATGTGGGTCGATAATGCTTTCTGGAAGGGGGGAGTTTCTCGGAGTTTCTGAGATATCTTGGGCGCTATGAAAAAGCTATTCTTTCTTCTGAGCTGCCTGCTGGTGCTGGGCAGTGCACCAGTGTGGGCGCAAACGAGTGAGCCTCCTATGATCGTAGTGCGCGTGACCGAAGACACAGATTTGGTTCGGCTTGTGATCGAACGAGGAACGGGTAAGCAGGAGGAATTAGAGTTCAGATCCGGCTATACCCGTAAGGACAACCAGGTTGCGGCAAAGGGGTATTTTGATTTCCTGAACAAGTTGTATCAGCAGGGGTACATTCTTCAGGCAAGCATCGTGGGTGTGCCATCACAAATCAGCAATAGCACAACCCTCGTCTTCGTCAAACCCTCGAAGCCGTAGGCGGCTTAATAGGGATGGAAGCCATGTTGCTTTAGCAGTAGCTCTAGCGCCCGCCAGCGTTCAGGACTCATGCTGTTGATTTTGCAGTGCCATAAGCCGGGCTCCGTCTTGGATTCGGCGGCCATGTAGCGGGGCCGGTCGGTAGGAGGCTTGGGGCCGGGCGTGATGATGCGCCCGGCCAGGCCTTCAGGGGTGAAGCCTTTAGCCATTACCTGCTTCCTTTCTGATGTATATTGGTAGCATGAAAAAACTTGTATTCTTAGGGGTGTTCCTGTTGGCACTAAGAGCTTCACCCGTGATGGCACAAACCGCTGGGACGGATGTAGTAGTCGTGCGAATAGTTGACACGGTATCGGGCACAGGCAAACTGATCATTGCGCGCCCCGGCGATAAGACAGAAGAAATGAAGTTGAATGGCGGGACAAACTCGAGCAGTATGCAAGAGGCGGCTCTAACAATCCAACACGTAACTACCGGCCTCTACCAGGAGGGCTATGTGCTCAAAAGCACGTTTAGTGGATCAGGTGGCTTTGGAGCAACTCTCATTTTTGTGAAGGAGAAATAGGCCCAGCGCGGCGGGTTCACGACGAGTACGGCTCTTGCCTTTTCTTCCAGCTCAAATTTCATCAGGACAAGCTGGGCTTCAGTTTCTACTTGGTGCTTCATGGTCGGTATCGTTGAACTTTGGCTTTAATGTTCGCCAGCTGCTGGCGGTGATTGATTTCGGCGGTAATCAGGCGCAGGGCCTCAGAATCGGCGGCATAGAGTCGCAGCAAACGCGGCAGCCCCTCCGTGTGCTCGGTGCGCAGACGCGCTTTGATTTTGGTGATGGCACTCATACGTTGACTTGTTGACGTGCTTGGAGTTCGGCTTTGACCAGCTCCAGGCCGGGGCCGCCGCGCTGCTCGTAGTATTTGCGCCAGTTGTCGAATTCTTTGGGGGAGGCCTTACGTAGCACCTTGGCTACCCACTGGGCCATTTCGGGGGAGTAGGCTTCCATCAGAAAGGCAGATCAACTTCCTCCTCGAAGCGGCTGGCTGGCAGCTTGCCTAGCTGCACCGTCTGCTTGGACTCCTTGTCGTAGAAGGGCCGCTCCCCGGCCGGAGCCGGGCTGCCGTTCAGGTCGGAGAAGAGCCCCCGCTGAATGCGGCAGCCGAACACCATCTCCCCCAGGGCCCCACCCCGGTGCTTGGCAATGTCGTAGAGGATGGTATCCTTGGTGGGTGTGCCGTCAGCGTACTCCTCGATGTTGTAGTACTCACCACGCCAGAGGAAAATCACCATGTCCGCATCCTGCTCGATAGTGCCCGACTCGCGCAGGTCGCTGAGCTGGGGCCGCTTCTCCCCGCCGCGCTGCTCGACCGAGCGACTAAGTTGGGACAACGCAATGACCGGCACGTTCAGCTCTTTGGCTAAGGCCTTACAGCCGCGGCTGATTTCGGCAATATCGGTTTCCCGGTTGCCGCCCCGGCCCTTGTTGGTACCGGACATCAACTGCAGGTAGTCAATCAGGATCAGGCCCACCCCGTGCTCGGCCACCAGGCGCGCAGCCTTGGCGCTGAGTTGGTGAATGTTCAGCGCCGGTGTATCGTCGATGAACAGGTTGTGAGCGCCACCCAGGCGCTGGGCTTTGCTGGCAATGTGATCCACCTCTTCGACACCACCAGCAAACTTGCCTCGGCGCAGGTCGTTGTTAGAATAACCGTCAACCTCGGTGGCCAGCAGGCGCAGCACCAGCTGGGCCGCCGGCATCTCCATCGAGAAGATGGCCGTGGGAATGTTGTTGACAATGGCCGCTTCCCGGGCGTGGTAGAGCAGGGCCGCCGTTTTGCCCATCCCGGGCCGGGCGCCAATCACCACGAAGTCCGTGGGCTGCCAGCCGCCGGTAGCGTCGTTCAGCTCGGTCAGGCCCGTGGGCACGCCCGTCATGCCCTTTTGGCCGACGGCCTTGCGAATGCTGTCGAGTACGGAGGGCAGCAGCGCAGCGGCCGACACAGCACCTCGGGTATCAAGGCCCTGTTGCAAGCGAGTGAGCTGCATTTGCGCCTGGGCTACGACCTCCAGCGGGTCCTGGCCTTCGTCGTATCCGTGCTGCTCGAGCAGATGCCCGGCCTTGATAACCACACGGCGGGCGTACTGCTGCTGCAGGATACGGCAGTAGGATTCCAGGTTGGCTACGTTGCCCAGGTTCTGGCTCAGCGACGCGATGTAGTGCGTGTCGCCGGCCTTTTTCAGGGTGCCTTTGCCACGCAGGTGCTGCACCACCGTCAGCAGGTCAACGGCTTCCTTCTGCTGGTGCAGGTGCAGAATGGCGGTGTAAATGAGTTGGTGCTTTTCGACGTAAAACACGTCGGCAGTGCTCAGAATCGATAGCACCGTGTGCAGGGTGCGAGCCTCAGCCAGGATGATGCCCAGCACGGACATTTCGATTTTAATGGAATTCGGAGATAGATGGGCAGCAGCGTGCATTAGCTCCAGGATTTTTTCATGGTGGGGGAAGCGCTGGACCGAGCAGCCAGCGGTTGGATGGCGCGCGGGTCGCCTTTGGTTTGGCCGGGCACAGCGGCCAGGATTAGCCCGTCACGGCTCTTCTTGGAGTTGTTGAGCCAGTGCCGGAGGTATTTGCGCCACTCGTAGGCCGTTTTGCGCAACTTCTGCCCACGGGCTTCGAAGAGGATTTCCAGGCGGTAGTGTTCGAAGTCGATGGTAGCGTAGGCGGGGTTGAGTTCGAGGCATGCGGCCCGGAAGATTTTCGGGTTGGTCAGCACCAGCGCGCCGTCGGCATCGGTAGCGTCGGCTACCGCATCGGCCGCCGGCAGCGCCGCGCCCCCCTCTGTTCCCGGTACCGGGTTTTGGCTGGCAGGTTGAGAGGTAACCTTTTTATCGAAAGCCTGGGCCGACGAAGGCGAGGACGTGCCTTCTTCTTCGTTTTTACTTTGGTTTCCCCTTTTGTTTAAACTGGTGTTTATGTCTGCGGATTTCGCATGGAGTCCTTGCGGATTTCGCATGGACTCCATGCGGATTTCGCATGAAGTAATGGCGGATTTCGCATGCTCTTCGGCTAATGGTTGCGAAATCCGCAAGGACTTACCTAAGAGCAATGTTGCTTTTTCCGTAGGCAGAAGGTTACGCTTATTACGCGCCGAGTTGTCCAGCTCACGCGTAATCCAGCCATTATCCTCCAGCCATTTTAAGGCATCCCCAACGCTTCGTTTACCAATTTTATACCGTTCAGCGAAGTACTCATCCCGCGCAAATACGTGCCCGCTCACCTTGTTCAAGTCCAATATATCGGCTAGTAGCGCCTTCGCATTTAAGGAAGGCGCTTCAAGAGCCAGCACCGCTGGTGGTATCACAAGAGGGCGGTTTGAAATCAGGGACATTTTCGCGGAGGTACTGGGCGTAACGGAATGGCTCACGAAGAGCTGAGCAGCGGAACTCATGCTGATAGGGAGCGTACAGACTCAACATCTAAGGCGGTCAGCGCAAACCACTCACCTCGCAAGCGCTTGTCTGCGAATCGTTGATGCAAGTCCCTCTCGTCAGCGGTAGAGCCCTCCCAGGCACAGAGCAACACTACCTCCGGCTCTTCCGACTGCAGTGTCTTTTCACGAAATTCAGGTACCGCAGAATATCCTATTTTGTAGTACCCATTTCGCTGGTTGTACATCAGGTATACCCAGCCCGGACGCGTGGTCTTCTTTTGGCGGGCTTTGAGTTGGCTGTCAAGCTGCCGAGTCACCATAGCTCGGCGGTCTTCGGTGTATTGAGCAACCAGACCGGGCGCGGCCTCAAGCAATGGGCGATAAGCAGCAATAGCCTGCTTCATTCGCTCCATCCATTGCTCAAGCTCTATAAGGCTCTTTTCATCAAACAGGTACAAGGAATGGTTGCAGACGATAGGCTGCCCATTAGAAAGGTGCTCAATGTTGACATCCGACTGAAAGTCACTAAATGAGCTATGCTGCTTTATAAACTCAGAATAAAGCAGGTGTAAGGAATGCGTATGGTTCATGGTCGTTGATTGTAGGTGGGCAGCAATTACTTAGGCAGCAACGGTAAAAAGCGAGGGAGTGCCGACCGTGGCCTTCTTGCCTTTGGCCTTGACCACCAGGGGCCCATTAATGGGTTCGAGCTGGTGAAAGCGCTGGAGCAGGCCAGCGCACATCTCGACATCACGCAGGGCCCGGTGGGCACCGTGGGCAGAAATACCGAAGCTGGTGCACAGGTCGCCTAGCTTATGGCTGGGTGCAGTGGGCAGTCGCTGGCGGGAAAGGGCCAGCGTGCAAAACCATTGATTAGGCAAAGGAACCGGCGCGCCCTGACGGGTGCGGGCGGCTTCCAGGATGCGCCGGTCGGCACTCAGGTTGTGGCACACCAGCAGCGAGTCATCGGCCAGCGCCTTGAACTGGCGCAGCACGGCCTTTTCCTCGGGAGCATTCCACACGTCGGCCGACGTGATGCCTGTCAGCTTTGTGACATGGTGATTGAGTGGGCCACGGAAGCGCACAAAGCTCTGTAGCTGGTTGACTGGTTGCCAGTCTTGGTAGCGGATGGCTGCCAGCTCCAGCAGGTCGGTGCCCTGGAATTCCAGGTCCAGCACCGTGAAGTCGGCCAGGAAGTGCGGCGTTGGAGCACTCCCCACCGGTACGGGCTCGGCTACATCGGCTTCCTCGGCCGCATGCTGATTGCGGCTCATGCCTTTGCGCAGCGACTTCAAGGCTTCCTCCTCTGCCTTTCGCTTAGCCTCGGCTACGACGAACAGCGTGTGCGCAGCCTCGTAGTCGGCCGCGGTGCAGGGCTCTGCCTCAGCTGGTACCACTAGAACGGCGTTGGGGTACTTAGCCCGCAGTTCCTTGCTGGGCACGGGGCTCATGTAGACAAAGCCATCCTCGTACACATTCACTGAGTACACACCCGTAGCATCCTGGCAGAAGTACTCCTCCTTATAGGTGCACACCTTCTTGTTAGCCGTGGGGTTATCGGTACCACGGCTCAGGCCTGTGCGGAGTTTGAAGTAGCTAGGCACGTGCTACCTCCTTTCTGCGCTGCTGCTCAGCAGCTAGGACATTCAGATGCCGACGCAGGGCGGGACCCAATTCTCCTCGAGGAGTTTCTTCAAATACAGCCAGGCCACGAGCTACAGCAGAGTACGTCTTAGCTACCTGCTCATCTGAGCAGGTAGCGTAGTAGTCGGCTAGTACCTGCTCTGGGTTGGCACTATCACGAAGAGCAGAGATGGAGAGGTAAGTAGACATCTATATAGAATCTTCTATGTTCTGGCGTGAGTGCAATACCTTCGAATTGGCACGAGAAAGCCCCGCCACCAGTGGCAGCGGGGCATGATGACTAGGCAGCTACAGCGAACTGATTCTGGCACTGACGGGCCTCGGCGCGCAGCTCTTCGGGCTTAGCCGTCAGCGCCTGGGCCCGCTGCATGAGCCGGTTGTATTCTCCTTCGCCCATTTCCTTGCTGTATTTGGCAGCAGCTGTGCGCAGCTGTTTGCGGGCGGCCTCCAAAGCCGTCTTGGGGTCCTGGCGCTCCGCATAGATTTTCTTTAGCCCGGCAATGGTGCGGGCTACCCATTCCGCTGGCCGCTGATCTACTGGCTTGGACAGCAGCAGGGTGCGCTCATCGGCATCGAGCAGTGGGTTGGCAATGAGTAGATTCAACTCATTCAACTCCTTCTCGGAGGCACGAATGACCAGGACAGGTTCACCACTTTCGGCCAGGGCAGCGGGTGCTGCGGCAGTTGTTGAAGCCGGCTCGGTGGCCACGGGTGTGGCAGCCGGCTGGGTAGGGCGCGCACCGGGTGCGGCCTCTACATCGTCCAGCGTAGGAGCACCTACATTCTTGGACTGCTTGAATTCATCGGCTTCCTCTTCCCCATACACGCCCAGCTCATAGAAGCCCATCAGCATCAGGATGGAGCGAGATTTGGCGCGCTTCTCCGCCATTTCAGCGTAGTAGCTTACTTGGCTATTCTTGGCATTGGCGCTGCCCAGCGACTCTACTTTGAGCTTCTTGCGCTCTATGGTGCGCGCGGCGGTGGCTTTCACCACAGCGAAGTCTACGCCGGCGGCGGCTACCTCAATGCCGATCTGAATGTTGTTCAGGCCCTGGATTTTCTCAATGCCAGCCCGACCGATAATCCAATTTCCAGACTGTTTGTGCTGCCATACATCGACCTTTCCCAGGTTGTTAGCCTTGCACAGGTTGCGGAAAGTTTCTAATTGTTCTTTGGTTTGCATAAGTTTGTGGCGTGTGATGCCTTTCGTAATTGAGAGGTTTAATGAGGGCTGTGCCATGCCGGGCGCGGCCCTTGTTTGTTTACAGGCGGGCCGGGTCGGCTTGCTCCTGCTCCAGCAGGAGCAGACTAGTGCGCTTCCAGGCGGGGCGGGTGTGCTTTGTGCCTGAGCTCTGGGTGAAGGCCTTGCGGTGGCAGGCCTGGGCCAGCAGCAGGCTGAGCATAGCCACGAGCGTGATTCTATTGGCCCGGATAGCAGCGGCGCGGATAGCAGTAATTCGCATTACAGACGCTCAGCTAGCAGGCGAGCCTGGGTGGTAGAAGTAGCCTGGGCAATGTGGAGGCGGCGCTCCAGGTTCTCGGCCGAGCGGCGCACGTGCTGAGCCAGCTGCACGGCCACGCGGGCCCCAGTGCCTGACCACGTTTCAGCGCATAGAAAAACGCCAGCGGTTGTTTTAGCCGTTACAGTGGTTTCCCGTAGGACTCTGTTGGTAGTAGTGGAGAGCGTAATCACAGGGCAAATGCGGGTATGATGAGAGGATGATTAAGCGGCGTGCTCGTGTTGTGCGTGGTGGCGGGCCTCGACGGCGCTGCGGATGCGGGCAGCGTGCCACTCGAATTCCGCCTGGGTGCTGCGCAGCAGCTTTGGTTTAAGGTCTATGCGCTCTTCGGGCTCCACTACTCCGGACTCTTTTAGCTCTGTGAGCAGGGCCGCTACTTCATCCCGGTCGGCCAGCGGCCCAGCGGTGCGAGCGGCTTCCAAGAAGAGATAGAGGTTGAGCCAGGACTTCGCTACTCGGGCCGGCAACCAGGTGGGCAGCTCGGCGCGGGTGGCCTCGGCTTTGGTGGCCGGTACTGCGGGATGGCTCAACCAGAAATCCAGCACGGCGGCTTTATTGAAGTAGTCGGGGCACCACAGGGCGCAGGCGGTAGCAGTGGGGAGCGACAT